GATTCGGTGTTGCCGGATCTGATGCGGGTAGATGGCGCGGCGCACGGGAAAGACGTCGACGTCTATGTTCCGTTTCGCACCTTTCTGCTCATGACGGACGGCAATTTCAAGGCGGCGGGATACAACGGTATCCATTTTATCGCGAAGCGCCTGTTCGGATTTCTGTGCGAACCTGATCCGGGAGACCTGCTGGGGATGCCGAAAAATATCGTATACCTGCAGGACTACAGAATATATGGCAGGAATTCGGTCCACTGTTCTATTGATTATGTCAAGAAGCTTCCGTTCAGGCATTATAGGAAATGTGCGGACGTCGATCCGAAAAAGGGGATGATGTATATGACATACGTATGCCGTAAAGTCGATCCGGATACCGTCCTGAAGTATTTTTAGATGTCTGGATGCGATTCCGCCATACTTGTAACGCCGTATCCGTTGAAAGAATACGACGGCATTTCCGGAATTACGCAGGTTACGGCGCCGGTTCCCCGGTTTTTCGACAGATTCGGAACGTACATCTATTTGCCCGTAGCCAGACGGCTTGACTGCAGTTCCAGGCTGGCGGCGGAATGCGCTTTGCACGGAAAAAACATATTTATGGATCTTGAATATTCTGATTTGGCGCTTGAAACTAGGATGGCGGATATCAAGCGCGATGTCCAAAGCCTGAATTTAAAGGAAGGCGACCGTATACTGGATGTCATAGAGGAGTATAGAAGGACATGATTCCGGAGCGTATATTCATTATATGGCTTGGAAACGCGGTTCCAGAATACGCGAAGGTTTCCGCCGGGCTTTTTAGCAGAGAATATCCGAATTGGAACGTCGAATTTGTCAGGTACAGGGTTTCTGAAATGGAACGTATATGCCGCGGCGGAGTTAAATCGGATATCGACGGAGTCATGTTTAGAACCGCCCGGGAAGTGTTCGGCGGAGGAACGGCGTTTTCCGAATATGTCGAAAATCAGAAGCGGATATACGGAAAGAACATGAAGAAGCTCATGCTGCTGTCCGACATATTCAGGATAGAGCTGCTCAATTCATTTGGCGGAATATACATAGACGCCGACACGGTTCCCGGAATGCGGTTCGACGAGCGGCTTATGTAGAAGGATAGGTTCTGCGTGTCGCGCGACATAGGCGGAAAGACTATTCCCGACAATTATTTTATGGGGCAGGCCTGCGGTTATAAAAGATGGACTAACCCGATGGATCCGACTTCCGCCGCGCAGGTATACGACTGCGGATGCAAAGATGTCATGTTTCAGTATAGAAGAACCAGGTTCATGAAAGGCGCGGCCAAGCCGGTTTCCAACGGCTTCTATATAGAGCATTACATGATACGGTCATGGGAAGCCTTCGGCGGGCGGACTGTCGACGACTTCGATCCATGACGTATGTCGAGAGTAAATAAGGATGTCATTAGTACAACGAGTATAAGGCATCCTGTATGAACATAAAGACGATTTCTCAGTTGACTCCTCTCGGCGACGAGGCTATTCAGCCGCAGGCTTATTTCGGCGTATCGCAGTATTGTCCGGCCGACGACGGCGGGAAGTATTTTTCTAGGAAAGTGCAGTATAGCCAGCTGCGCGACCAGATAAGCGGGTATATCGACGAAAAGGTTCTGGGCGATCTGTATAAGATGAAGAACGGTCTTGGCCCGGTAAGCGTCTAGGAAATGCGCGACGACGTCGATAACCTTAAGTACAATAACATAAACATTGACGGCATCAAGACATTTACAAGTACGCCGCGCATAGCGTCCGAGGTCAGTCCTGACAATCCGACGAACGTGCCGAACGTGCAGTGCGTCAATGAACTAATAGCCAAACACGCAGGGTTCATGACAGACGGGCAGTATCTGGATATGGATCCGGGAAACGGTACATAGGGTTATACGACATATGACGAAACTGACCCGAGTCCAAAGCAGATGTACTGGCATATCGATCACGGTCAAAGGGATTCGTCGTTGTGGAAAGACGAATACGGCGCCGTCGCCGGCCCTGTAACATGCCTTTATACGGGAAATCTCGTCTGCTATGGCTGGCTCGCCGATAATGGAAGCGTAAGGCCTGAGACGGCATGGGTCGGGATGTTCGGACGCGTTAAATGCGGGAACGACATGAAGTGGGTGGCTTTGCAGATACAGCCGTGGATTGTCGGCAGGTATAGTTCTACGGCATAGTATGTCGGATTCAATCTTCCTGTAAAAGCGGGACTTCAGCTTAAGATAATGACTGGATTCGGCGTCAATGGGAACAATACCGGTTTGACTGACAAGCCTACGCTTATGTTCTCTGACGGAAATATGCCCAATACGTTTGTCGGGTATATATTGCGTACTATGTGATTTTCCGCGTATTTCCGGATTATTTAAAATGGATGACAGAATACATATAAATCAAGACTTGGCTGAGCCTATATCGAGGCTGCCTGAATTGTCGGCGTTCGATTCGGCCGACAGGTACGCGCTGTTTCGCGGCGAAGGCCGGGAGTTCGGCAGTTACCGGCTTCGGTATGACAGGTTCGTCAAGCAGCTGGTATCCGACATATCGGCGAGGTTCGGTCTGTCATCGATGGCGTTCCGCGACAGGTCGGAATACGCCGCGTTCGACCATGTCCATTAGTATACGGGGGTAGACTGCTATCCGGCCATTACGCCGTAGAATTCTCCGGCGCCTGTGCATTTTATGACGATGGACATCGAGGGGGCCGCCGGGAGCAAGGCTGTACGCCTGTATACGCCATGTCTCAGCGTTCCTCCGCAATCAAAGCCGGATATAGGCGAAGTCAAGATGGTCGCGTCTGAAAATCTGACTGCCGAGTATGGCGATGTTCTGGTAGAATATACGCATTTCGAGCCGGACGGGACGTCGTATGTTGAACAGGGGATAGTCGCCGACGCCAATAAGGACGTCATGAACGCGATAGCCGACGGGAATTTCGACGGCTGGACGTATCCGGACGGCGGCATATATTACAGGTATCAGGGACAGTACGATTTTTCAGAAGCGTACAACGCGTTTGGCGGCCAGGGCGATTTTTTCCGCGTACCGGCGCTAACCGGGTTTTTCAAACCTAATCCCGGCGTAAAAAACGAAGGCGCGCTTGCATAGGTCCAAGGCCAGAAAGGAATACCTCCGCATACGCATGAGCTTGCCGATTTCAGCGAATCCGGCGTCATCGGCGAATCCCTGTCTGTTAAAGTGTATATGAACGTCGCGGATAATGCCAGTTAGACCGCCGATAAAGATACGGTGCATAAGGCCGGAAGAACGGGCAGCATATATCCGATAACAAATTTAACCGTTCTGACAGAAGATCTTCATATAGATCTGCATATGACCGCGGCCGATAAGAAATCTTTCGCGGTCGAAGAGGATCCGGCCGACGAGACGTACCCGGCGCATTACGTCATGCCTGTCAAAATATATATAGGCGGACAAAAAACAGCTGCGCAGTACGAGATAAAATACGGCGTTACTGTAACGGACATATTCGGAAACGAGCGCGTATATGAAAATATAACGCGGTTGACGCGGAATTCGATAGGAGTATCCGGTCAGACTGATTCGAGGGTGCGGAAAATAGTGGTTGGAAACGATGTGTCTGAGATAGAAACAGGGATGTTCGCCGGATTTCTCGAGCTTGTAGAAGTCGATATGGGAAGCTGTTCGAAGGAAGTAGACGTTCCCGAAAGTTGTTTTGACGGCTGCGTCAAGCTTGAACATTTTATATGGCCTAGAAGCTGACGATTGGATTAGACGATGCAGAAGAAAATTCATAAGAACACGTTTAGAGGTTGCTCTAGTCTGAAGCAGATATCGCTTCCCGATACCGTGCTGTCTATAGACGATTGCGCGTTCAAAGGCTGCGTCGGCCTTGAAAGCGTCAGTATGGGCAGTCAGGTAAAGGTTATAGGCACGTCGGCGTTTTGCGGAGATGCCGCGCTTACGCATGTAAGCCGGTTTGCCGATTCAGATTCAAGCCATACGTTTGACGTCGTCGGGAACTACGCGTTCGCCGGCACGGGGCTGACTTCGGCGAATCTTGCGCTGCGGTCATCCGCCATATAGACATTCTGGGGCGACGGATGTTTTCAGGACTGCAAAGATCTGGGATATGCGCATTTTCTGTCGGCCAACTATATGTCGAGGAATATGTTCAAGAACTGCGCGGCGCTGTCCGCCGTCGATTTCGACGTTGCGATGATGGCGTATACGTATCCCGGTATATTCAGCGGATGCTCGAATCTGCGCAGAATGAATTATCCGGCCGAACTTCTGTTCGTGCCTGAAGACGCATTTCGCGGATGTTCGAAGCTTAGCTCGGCCGGTTTTACGTCTTATGAAGGCAGGTCGGCGATAAACGACATGTAGAAAAATGCGTTCTACGGCTGCGTGAACGTGTCTTCGCTTGAAATTCCGCAGTCGATAGACTCGCTGGACGAAATAGACCCGTTCTGTTTTTCCAATATGCCGAACCTGCGTAGGGTGAAATTCCATGGCATAGGTATCAGCTAGATATCGGTCGAGCAGCAATACAGCGTGCCGAATCTTGGATTCGACCTATACCTGAATACGCAGTATTCATTCAGGGAACCCTACTATGCGCTGTATCCGACATATGAGAAATATGTCGAATCCGGCATAGATGATGAAGACGCGCTTGTTTCGCATGAAGAATACGACGGTTAGACCGCGCGCAGCGCCGACAATTACAGGACAATGACAGCGATAATAGACGCCGCCGCCGAGCAGAATCTGCCTGTCGTTCTCGCAATAGGCGTAACGCATGAAGAATGCGAGACCGACGACATGTTCTATACGCCGGAGGACATGGTCGCCGCCGCGCTTGGAAACGGCATGCTCGAACAGCCCGGCGTAGTCCAGCCGTCATTCTATCTCAGCGTTCAAATAGGTTCTAAAAAGATAAACTGCAAATACCTTAAGGATTCCGACCTCGTTGACGCGTATAATTTTGCGGATTACGAAACATGGGCGGATTCCGATTTTGTACGGCAGAAACAGGACGAGGGTTATACTGCCGCCGAGATAAAGCGGTATTAGGACTATGCAAAGGCCGGCGGGACGAAAAAGCAGATGAAGGCCGTATTCGTCGGATATACCCTCGATCTGGGCCAGTTCGAATATCTTAACGGCGTCGATTGGGTAGAAAACCCGTCCGCCGCGATAAGCAGGCTGAAGACGAAAATGGGAAGCAGGCTTACGGCGTTGACTAATAAGCTGACAGGCACGCTGCGCGATACTGTGTTCAAGGCCATAAACCAGCATTTCTACGGAACGAACAGCGGCGTCAATTCGACTTTGAAGACATATTCAAATTACGGGCTGGCCTGCGCGAAGTTCGGAAGTTCTGTTAAGAGGAAGTCCGGAATAAAGTTCGCGTCGCAGATTTCAGACGAGTATTCGTTTTAGGCGCTTGCAGACGATGAATATACCAAAATCGTAAACGAGCAAAACGCGTATATAAACAGCCACGGCGGAAATTTGCCGCTCTATCGTACTTAGGTAGACTCCAGTTTCAGGGCGATGCAGGATCTTAACGACCAGTATGTCGCATTGTTGAATCAGCTTACGGGAACAGGCGCGAAGTCGTATAAAGTGACAGAGCTGAATCAGAACTATGAGATGCCTGACGGGAACCGGCTGGATCAGATAACTTTCATCAATCCCGCGAATACAGTCAAAGCTATAGATTCCACCGGATTTTTCGGACTTCGGCATAATGTCGACATATGGTGCAAGGACATGCCTCCGGATACGTATTTTACATATTTCGACAATTACTACCATTACGATCCGGAGCCGCGTCCGGATTATCAGCCGGATAAGACGGCGAAGGTGAATTTCCAGACAGGCAAATGGTATTATAACGCGCGCGATATATATGAGGAGGCGAGGCGTAAAGGCATGCCGTGCCTTTTTATATATTCGCTTTTCGGATGCGGGCCGTGCGCCGTATACCAGAAGAAATTGTGGAACAGCGAGCAGTTTCAAATCTGGTTTTCGAAGCAGAAGTTCCTTTTGGCCGGACTTGAATGCGAGCAGCAGCCGGTGTACGATGAACATCTGCGGTTTCTCGTCGACGAGCTTTCGCCAAACGCGCTGAATTTCGCGAAGGAAGACCAGGGGGAGACGCTATAGCAGAAGCAGCCGAACGCGCTTGGCGCGAAGTTCAGGCGGTATACTGTTGGAAATTCGACTGCGTCTACGCTGATGACGCCTGTTCTTGTATTTATGGATGCGAACGGCGAATGCTATGATTATACATACCATAATATCGCGGCAGATTTGCGTACATACGGCGTTGACGGGATGCTGCAGCAGTTAAAAAGCCTTTGTCTTTACCATTTCGACGGGAATAGTCTTGTCAGCGCAAAATACGTTGTAGACGCCGGCAAACAATTTGATATAAACGATTACAGACTCAGTCCGAATAATCCATGGAAGATCGCCGATCATGTAATGAACATGAGCTTGAAAGTATATGACGAGCAGTATGAGGTTACATGGTTCGCGATGACACCGGCGGAACTTGAGAATCTGATGTTTGAAAAGATTCTGAAGACAGTGCCGGAGTATATGTCGGTTATAACGGACGGCAAGATATATCTGGCCGGATGCCTGCTTACAAGATTCGCATGGATAGATTCGATGTTTCCGACGGACGGCTCCGTCCAGCCCGTTATAGACATCGAGCAGCTTACTACGGCATAGGAGCTGAACGACGCGTTCGATCCATGGTATTTCAAGATCGACCGGTTTTATTATAAAATGCGGTTCGACGCCGATGACGTGAAGGTGATCAAGAATCCATGCGGTGAAGACATGGAGAACGTGTTTAGGGTGTCATTCCAGTAGGTATCGTATAACAGGTGAGGTGCCTTATATGTCAAATCTTACAGGCGATTCCATAGTCCAGCTGCAGGAGCTTCAGCAGACAGACCGCATAAGGGCTGAAGACAGGTTTTTCATCAGCCATCCCGCTTCGCTGTATTCCGGATACAAGAACTATATATCCAAATCGCTTACATACGGCGATCTGGTGGAAAGTATGTTTGCAGATCTTAGCGCGGGGTTTGGTTTCGGATCTATGTCTCATGAGATTTCCAGCGCGTATTCGAAGGCAGACCATACGCATTGGTATAATACGTTTGACGTTAAAGCCGATTACGACTATAAGGATCCGGATTATACTACGCTTGCGACGTTTAAGATCGGGAACAGGACGGTAAGGCTGTGCATGCCTAGGTTATGGACGTACGCCGCCGCCGAGCCGGTCGTTGGCGAGCTGAAGTTCAAGGCGCTGCCGTATATTCCTGACCAGTCTGAGATAGATATAAACAGCGGAGCTTTCGACGGATGGGTCTATCCGGCCGGCTAGAGTTATTCAGTCTAGGCTTAGCATTTTAAAGCCGCGAAGCTGTGTTTCGGCCAGAACGAGACGGCTACGACGCTTTAGATTCCGAACATCGACGGCTTTGTTGTTCCGGCCGATGTTTCGTGCGCGACTTTCCATACATTCAGCAACGGCACGTTTCCGCGGCATAGCCATAGCCAGTCCGTTCAGCTCAACGGCGGAAGCCAGACTGTCCGCATACAGGCGAAGGTGACTAAAAACGCAGGTACGGCGTCGGATTATGGAAGTATGCATAACGGCGATGAGCCGTATACGCCGAATAAGACGTTTACAAGTACGCTGGCGCTTAAGGTCAGCGAGATCGAAGTAAGCGGCTGCGATATAGGCGGCTCCAGCGCTTAGTTCAATAAAGAATCCTATCCTTCGTTCAGATATCTGCCGATAATGATATACATAGGGAAAAAACAGTAATGGGCATTAATTTAGACAATACGGCTGTCAGCGTTCATGGATTCAGATCCCAGGATCTTCCAGCCCAAGCTTAGGCCTGTGCGGATACTGTTTTCGCGGTTCAGAACGGCCAGCAGACATACAGGGCCTGTTACAGCGAACTAAGCTCCGACGTGAAATAGCGCGCTTTAGATCTTATGCATGTCGGAACAATGGCATTCGCCGACAGTTGGCAGTATTCATTGTCCGGACACAAACACGGAAATTACGTTAATGCCCAGCCGACGCTTAAATACGGTTAGACATCCGACGGAAGCACTTAGAAGATAGGCACATTGTCCGCCGGCGTCGCCGGCGCCGACGGGTTTAAAACAGGCCAGTATAGCGTTGCAGACATATATTGTCCAATGTTGCAGCCGTCTATTCCGGATGAACCTGAATACGGGACGGTCCGGTTCATGTATTCCAAGGTCGGAATGCCTTAGATAGATTCCGCATATATACGGTCTAGCGATTTTGACGGCTGGGTATATCCCGACGGCAGCCAGTTCGATATCGATCCTTCTTAGTTTACTAAAAGCGGCAATAAATTTGTTACAAGGGACTCGAATCCGTTTATATACGGCTAGACGCTGCGCGTGCCCGATCTATACGGGCAGTTCGTCAAATTGAATCCGTTTACGGAATATTCGTCCGCCGAAGGAGTCCGTACATGCAGGTTCGAACAGGTTCCGCAGCATGTCGCGCTTGCCGCGCATGAGCATCCGATTAACAGTCTTGACGCCAGCGTCAGGCTTGTTCCGGATATCGAGAACAGTCATTTCGACAGTACGGACAACTGGTAGAACCTCGGCAAGGACACAGTGCATTACGGAGGCGGTGCAGGTACCGCGCAAAGCCCAAAGACGTACAATGCGACCATAAACATGAAGTCGTGCCGGCTCGAGCTGAAAACGACACAGGCGGATCCTCCGGCCGGCGTCGTCCATCCGTCATATTGGGCGGTACCCGTCATGATATACGTCGGCGGCAGGAAAAAGGAATACGATAAGATCTATTTGTCGTAAAAGGACGTAAATATTCAGTAAAGGAATATCGATATGATAATTAAAGATTGGGACGACAGTCTTATAGTCACCGACAACGTCTTGACGAATCTTCCCATTTCACAGCTTTCGACTATTACAATAACGTCGGATGGCATTGGCAGAAAGGATCTGCTGCTTATTTCCAAGCCGTGCGATCCTTCCGAGATGACAGATACCGGATATATGTCGTATTACGCGACGGCCGACGATCTAGAAGCGTGGATGGCCGATATCATGGATATACGGGGCATGCGCGAGGATACGGCGTAGATTAGCGACGACCTCGCAGGGCTTCTGCCGTATTAGGACATGCTCGAAAAAATGAGCTGCGATACAAGCGCCTATGTCTATATGTATGAAAACGGCGAATACAGTCCGCGGTTGATATCGGCCATATATTCCAGCAACGGCATTCTTCTTTCGTCTTTAGGCACATTCAGGTTTACAAGCGCGCTTTCCGGCGTTCTTAACTGGTATAAGCTTCCGAGCATTTCCGCGCAGTACGGATATTTTAATGATTTTACCGCGACAAATGCCAATATTACGAATTTAACCGTCAGTAATTTGTAGGTAGACGGCGGAAAATACAACTAGCTTTCCGTATTGGCCCAGTCTGCATATGACGGGATTCCAACCGCGTCTAAAAAACCAGATTATTTCTACTTTACGTATCCAGACTGATGTTTCGTAAAATATCAATATGAATAAGAAATATCCGGCGGCGACAGAAAAGCATTCAGAACGTATAACATCTGTTATTCCGCCGGGTTTTTCCGACCAGCAGGTATGGTAATATGATACATCTCGTCCGGTTCGATTCCATATTGGACGCTTATACCCGTAAGACTTTTGAAGGTTTAGACGGCGGTTTTTTTAAGAATTCCGTCGGTGAATATGTATGCGGGAAAGACATTTTTGGATCGGAGTCATTCGGAGAGGGTCTTGAAAAGAAGGCGCTGTCGCTCGCCGGCGGTTTCGATGTATTTTCTCTAGACTATTATTTTATCCTAGGCGATTGCAGGCCCGCTGAGAATATCTTGCTTGAATTAGACGGCATCCGCTATACCGGGAAAAAGTCGAGATACCGGCTGGCCGAACAGGATATAAGTATAGATACGAGGTCTTTTAACAGACGCGCGGCTTTCGTATTCAGCAGGCTTTTCAGGCGCAAGGCCTGCATGCCGAAGAACATGTTCGCCATATCGCATATGAGGCTCGGCGCTGGAACGCTCCGCGCGTTTATGACTGCGGCGTTTGGGAAGACGAACTGCTTGGACATGGATTCGGACGTACTCGGCGGGCATAGACGGTGCATATTGAACGTCAACGATGAAATAGAACGTACCGTATGCGATAAGTCTCGTCTTAACAGGACAGAAGACGCCTTCAAAATAATGAGGTCCTTGAAGCAGTACATCGCAGAATGCACCGGAATGGAATGGAGCGTTTGATATGGAGCAATTAGCCGGAAAGAATAAGCGCAAATAGCTTATTGTCGAAGACACCGAGCACGGAGTAACGCTTTCAGTAGATTCGTCAGAGGAGGTCGATTTCGTCAATTGGGCCTGCGAAGCCCGTTAGTTGTCGATTCTTCAGGATTTTCAGTATTAGCCTGCGCCTTTCTGCCTGTTCGATGCCGTAAAATATGAAGATTCGCAAGGAAAGTAGCGGTGCCTGTTCCGAGAGCATATCTATACGCCTGACTTTATAGTATAGTTCAATCCGGCGCTTTATCCCGCGCTTGCGAAAGAGTTCAAAATACCACTTTCCGCGATGAAACAGTCATGCGTAAGCGTCTATTTGGATGTTAAAGGCCAGTTTGCGCTGCATGACGGCGGCCGCGCGTTTTCGCTTAATCAGAAATGGACTTGGCAGAAGTTCGGAATATATGTCTGTAAAGTGGTTCCGAAGGTCTTTTGCAGGAAATTCGGCGTCGCCTTGGCAAGCATGAAGTCCAGGCTGACCGGTAAAGCGCGCAAAATATTTATTGGATATCCTTCTATAAAACGGGCTTTCGGATTGAAATAAAAAAGGCCGGCATATTGTGCCGGCCTGCTTTATATGTTTGCTTTGACTTAAGTGTCTTTATGTTTGAATTCGCCGCACCAGTCAAGCGTAGGTACGGCTATTTTCGGAAATACGGCGGTTGGAAAAGCAGATCTATTTACATATTGGACTATTACCTGCGGAGGGTTTTTTCTGCAAAATCCCGTTCTATGACAAAAGTACCTGCAGTTGAAACAGCAGGTACTTTTTTCGTCTATTTGCTCGGATTGGACCATTATTTCACAGTCACAGTGATCGATTCAAGCTGATTCTGCTCGTCTTCAGACATGAATTTCGTCGGATCGGCCTTGTCCCACTGGGCATTCATCTTTTCGAAGAACCTGGTTTTTTCCGGGATGGTTAGATCGATAAACGATCTGTCTTCAAAACCGCAGGCGATCATAATTTCCTGGAATTTTGTTTTATATTCGTCTTTCAGCTGAGCTTTTTCTTCGTCTGAAAGTTCTTCATCATCGTCAGTATCGTCTTCACCTTTATCTTCGGTGTTGTCGCCGGTATCGTCGGATTCGGTGTCGTCACCGGTATCGTCGGAACTGGTATCGTCGCCGGTATCGTCGGACTCGGTATCGTCGGACTCGGTATCGTCTGAACCAGTGTCGTCATCAGTATCGTCACCGCTAAAATCATCAGAACCGGTATCGTCACTGCTAAAATCATCAGAACCGGTATCGTCTGTATCATCACCGGCGTCGTCGGAGCTGTCGTCGGAGCTGTCGTCGGAGCCGTCGTCAGATTCTTCCGCTTCATCTACTTGCTGGAAACGATTTTGTTCAATGTCGGAATTCTGTATTTTAGCGCAGTCTGGATCGCCGGCTTCGATAGCAAGCACTGTTATATTGGCATAACCGAAACGTTCGAGTTTGGCAAGGCAGTCGGCTTTCGCGGCCGATACTGAAATCGCGTTGGAGTAGCATTCGCCGCATTTTGTTTCGCCGTTTTTTGTCGCGCTGTACAAAATCGTCCAGCACGGAATCGGTACGTTGCGTTTTTCATCCTATGCAGGCGGTTCCGCGGTCTGCTCGGCCTTTTCAGGCTCTTCATCGGCGACGACGGCATCGGGGTTTTCGCTTTTTTCGAGCTCTTCTTCGAAGCTGTTGTCAACGAATCCGTTTTTCACGCCATAGTCGAAAAGCTTATTTATGCGCTCGATTTCCTCTTCTGTAAGGAAATCAATATCGCGTTTATACAGCCATGGATGCGCTTCGCTCATCTGCGGAGACTGCAGAAGTTTCTATACTTTCCTGTACGCGTCGGCCTTGCTGTCTTCGAGAAGCATGCCGTTGCGGTATATCATGCAGTCCTCGTCAAGACGGACTTTCCTAAGCGCCGCCTGGAGCTCGTCAAATTCTGTAAGGTATTTGCTCATTGTGCTGATCCTGTAGTTTTATACTGTTTTTATTTACTTTTTCCGCTTAGACTATTCCAAAATTACCCGTTTTCGTTATCTTATAAGTATCGTAGCAGATTGTAAACGAATGATGGGTTTCGGCCGGGCTTGTCACGTCTAATGCAAGGTCTCCGAAATTTTTTATCCAACAGTCCAAAAATTGGAATTCCATGATCTTTCTTTTGTAATTATCGAGAAGATAAAGACGCAGGGGCAGGTAGTCCGAAGGCTGTATAGGCGCGGTGTCGTCGTCTTCGATCATCGGATTCAGCGTACCGTATACGTGCGAAAGCCAGGCGTACAGACAGGCGTAATTCACCCATTTTTCGTCGATAATGTATTCGATCGTCAGCATTTTACTGTCCGAATTTATCACCTTTGTCGGTATTTCCTTCGAATAGCCTTTGTAGCTGACCGTCGAACTGGTTATCTCCATCTGCGGAAGCGAAAACCTCGTCACATGAAGGTTTAGTCCATTATATGATACGCCGAGAATATTTTCTATCGGAAGGTATAGATACCAGCTGTTAGCCGCCGCGTAATTCAGATCCATCCCGTATATGTTTGCGGGAAGCGGATTATTGGAACCTAGCTGGTCCTGGCTCGGAAGCTGTCCGGGTACAGGTCCCAGCATGATTTCAGGCCTTGTTCCAGGCTGTATTGTGACGTTGTCGGCCATTGTCTGCAGTTTTACTTTCAGCGTTCGACAGCTGTTACATCATAGCTGTTCACATCGACGCCGCGAGTCCTAAGAAACGATACTATCCTATTGACCATCGGAACGGCCGCCGACACGCGCGTCTGCCCGCGTAATTCGCTTTGGCCTTCGGGAATTTCGGCGGTGAATTCCAATGTCCATCGTCCGGCCGCGTTCGACAGTTTTACATTTTCGAACTGGTGCGGAAACTTCATGCGGATTTCATTTTCGAGCCGGCGGGCGTCTATTTCCGGCCTATGCATAGGGAATCGGGCAGGGTCTTTGCCTTGCGCTATCCATTTTATGAGTTCGCGCGGATCTGGCCTTGATTCTTCTATTTTCTTTTCAAGGCGCTCAGTGAGTTTCTGCCGGTGTTCCTGCACAGCCTTGAACACGGCGTTCAGCGCGGCGTCTTCTGTCCCATATTCCATGTCTGATATGTCCAGCAGCTCTATTTCACCGTTCCGGTCGAGACGCGTATGGTATATACGCCATTTTCCGCCGGGTATGGGTTCATGCGTTTTTTCGTCCCAATCCCGAATGGGCTTGTAGAATTCCATAAAGCCCTTGTCGTTGATAAGCCACGCGAGACGCATTCTCCTGTTGAACGTAAGCACGCCGGTGAATACGTTATCGACGTCCTGCGTTATTTCTTCGAATTTTTGGCGCGCGAATCCCTGATACTCGAACACTTGGACGCTGTCTTCATCTTCCGCGACGATTGTCTTCATGCCTTTCGCGTACGGGTTGGAACCTGTCGCGGCCTTTGGCATATTTTTCTTTCTGCGCTTTTTCGCGTTTCCTCCGAGCCAATTTGTCGGCCATCTGACAAGGCATGGCATCACCGGGAACGGTACGTGGAAGTCGCCGGGACCCATGCTGCCTTTGCCGTTTTCGAAATTTCCGTCAGGCCCGAGTACGTCTCCGGTCGAGATTCCGCCGTCTCCGCCGCCGCAGTTTCCGCCGCAGTCGCCTCCGCAGTTTCCGCCGCAGGCGCAGCCGCCTTCACATTCGTCGATTTGGTCAAAGATTTCATCGACTAATGTCTTGGCTTCGTCCATTCCCCAGTCTATCATGTTGAATTCAAGCCTTTGCATCGTTTTTGTTATCGATCCTATTTCATAGGCCTTATCGTCGTATTCGTATTTAAAAACAAAGTACTTGTCCTTTTTATTGTCTTCTAGCACATAGTCGTCTAATATATCCTTGACGGCCTTAAGGAGGGAATAAACGCTGCACTCTGATGTCGACGACTGAAGCAGCTGCATTTCAACTGTATGCGGTGTCGTCTTCACAAAATACGGCTGAGCTTTTATTTCTCGGCCTTTGACATTCCAGTAAATCCACGTATCGCCGTTTTTCTGTCTGTCCTGCTCGTCGAGGAACGAGTAGAGCTCCCGTACTGTTTTCGGCCCGCCGAATTTAGTTTTACCGGCGTTTAGCTTTTTTTCCATTTTGTCGGCAAATCCCGGCATCCTGCTGTCTATCTATTGTATCTAGGCGCGCATCTGTTTCTGGTAGTCTTTATCGAAATATCGCATCAAAGGCTGTTCAGACAGCAACTTTACGGGTTCACCTGGCTTGTACTATACTGGAAATATCCCCCAGTCAGCGCTGTGGTCAAGCATATATTGGCCCAGTCCGTTGGGGAGGATGCTCTCCTCATCGTATCCCCATAGCATATACTGGCCACCGCACTCAGCGACTTCACCTTCTCTCATCGCTTCTTCAGCTGTAGCTCTCTTGCTGAATACTGACACTCCAAGAACTTTGTTGAGACCGTTTATCTTGGCTAGTGCTTTTGCCTAGGTCCATCCACCACATCTTTTCTTGAATTTTTCCCATCCAGTCAAGAACATCCCATCAAAATCGCGGTTGTTGACATCTGTCTGCATGCACTTCTTGCAGTACTCTATGTTGTAGTCGGCGTCGAACGGTAGCACGGGAAAACCTCTATCGGACAAAGCCATTATGACATAGCCGGCGCTGGACCCGTCTTTTGTTAATGCGGTATTGTCGTTTTCCATAGTCTTAATCCCAACAGTATGTATCGGCCTGGTTTTGCTTCAGCGCCGTCGTGATCACATGTTTTATAACGCGCTGAGTCTTTTCGATTTCCTTGACAGTGATCTTATCCTTGTTGTTGATCTTTTCGTATACTTCATGCGGCGTCATATTGAGGTATTCCCGTATCCGCCTTATACACTGTTTTGTGAATTTCTACACTATGCTGAGTTCCATTACCTCCGCGCATTCGCCGGGCGTAAGCCATGCCAGAGGAGGCGTCCACTGTGTATCGGCGCCGCGGAAACCCCTGTTGTCGAAGTTCTCGTCGAACAGTGAAAGCGATATCATGTATTCGCGTCCGTTGTATTTGAAAGTCATCTTGCACAGCGGTTTGATTTTTTTCCAGTCTTTCCACTGCGACCATTTAAACGGGAATTTCGGGTTCGGCCAGCAGTAATACTTGCCGGAGCCGCCTTTGACGCCCATGTCGCCGAATTTGATGATTTTGCGGCCGGTAGACGTATAATCGCGTACGCCGTCGCCGGTTATGTCTTTATTGGCGAGGTCGACGCGTTTATTGGGCTGGTCTACTTCTTGAAGACTGCCTTGCAGTTCCTTTTCCGAAAAGCCGGTCCGCATTTTTTTATGGACGCACGCCTTTAGCAGTCCGCTGTACATGGGATCCGCGGCCGGCCATGTCTTAGACAGCGATTCGAGCATTTTCCTGTAGAATTCCGATTTAAAGAACTGCTCCATCTGGTCGGCGGACAACTTGCATATCTGTCCGTCATATCTGAACTTGGAATCCCATTCGCCTGTTTTCGTAAGAAGGAAGATCTCGACTATGAACTCGTCGTTGAACCGCACTATTATGTCTATGGCCTTTTCCGGAAAGAATTTCGGCATGTACGGTTTTTCCTCGCCGTTGTCATTGTCGGCTTGGAGATTGTACATATACGCCATAATCTTGGCTTTTTCGAGTATTTCGTCCGTTATGTTAAAATTGGCGCACTCGAAAATGTTATTGGGTTTTTCAATCCCGGCTTGAATGGTCTTATTGTTTTTCATTTTCATTATTTACCTTTTATGGAAGGCCATTTTTTCGAATTGTTGAAGTCCGCCGGCGATTCCAGCCTGTCTGTGATTTCCGATCTCGGCGTTATATATACGCCGCCGACCCCGAATCTCGGCGTGAATTTCAGCGTAAACAGCCCGGTCACCTTTTCTGGAAGCGCCGGAACGTCTATACCGAACGGATTGTCGTCTGAATCTATTATGAATAGGTTTTCGCCGAGCTGCAGGTATTTGACCTTCGCCCCGCCGCCGTATTTTCCGACGAGATACGGCTTGAAATCCGTCTTTATCCTGCAGATATCCCATGTGCCTTTGCCCGCGATCCTCCACGACAGAGCGCACGAGACGGTCCCGGCCGTCGACTTCCGCAGATTGTCCATGTCGAATTCCTTGCAGTCGGCCTCCGTAAGCCCGTTCCGCACCATCTTGTTGTATTTCGGGATTATCTTCTTCGGATCGAACTCTTTTTTTCCGAGGTATACGTCTATCGGCTTCGCCCCGCCGAGCAGCTTCTGGCCGGACGTCATAAATTTGCGGAATCTGCGGAATTGGTCCGACCCGTTTATCTGCGCGGCCAGTTCCGAATACAGGCCGTCATGCGCCTTCGCCCCGCAGTCTTCATCCAGGTCGAATTTCGTATTCAGCATGTTGGCTCGCGAATATTGTTTGCATTCTATGAAGAAATTCCCGTCGGCCGACGACACGCTGACGTCGGGGAAATTCTCGGAGCGCTGGCCCCTGCCCGGCTTGAACCGTTCGGCTTTGAACTTTCCGGCCATTCCGTTTTTGGAAAGCCACCTGTTGACGTTCTTCGCCGTGGCTTTTTCGAAACCAAGGCCGATTTCGTTCTGCTCGGCGAGAAACTGGATGAAGTCCCCCACTGTCATTCCTCCATGTTGTCGGGATTGTCCGGACTGTCGAAGCTGAAGAACATCTGCCCCGGCGCGTCTTTCTGCATTGTAATCCTGCCGGCAAGCCTTTTGCCGAACGACGCGGCGGCCTCGGCCATCATGTCTTCGTCGAACCCGTCCCAGCCGTACTGCGGTTCGTAGACGCATATCGTTTCCGGCGCGTCGTCGTCGGTATTCTCGTACATCGAGAGCCGAAGCGCGTTCTCGTCGTTTCCGGCAAGCCGCATCTTGGCCATGTCGCGTATCTGCGATGGCTTGAACCGCACTACGAAGACGCCGTCCTGCCAGTTGTACTCCGTCGCGCCGATTTTGTCGCTGATCTGTCTGACTATGTCTTTACGGGCTTCCTCGACGGTGCCGTTTTCCCAGCAGTCGCGCCAGACGACGCCGTACCCGTTCCCTCCATAGAAATCTTCATGTATTTGGTCGCGCATCCAGTCCTGGACGTCCTCGGCTAGGCCTTCTATTTCGTCGCCTTCGTATGCCTTCTCGATCGCGTCCCATTTCACTCCGAACCTGCCGACGGCGTCCTCGAACGCCTTTTCGGCCTTGCGCATGTACTCGAACGACGGCTCGTCCGGGGAATAGAATATGTCGTATAAGTCGCCTTCCGGGTCCAGTATTCTGCGGATGAACTTCTCGCTGACGGCGTCGCGGCTTTCCCCGTCGATCAGGTCGCAGACGTCGTCCAGGCCGTAGTCGTTCGTCCACGACCCGTCTTCGCCGGGCTTCGCCGCGGCGTCTTTGAACACTACGTTTTTGATCTGCTCCGGGTCCCGCATTATCCTTTCGAGCTGCTTTTCGCGGTATACGGTCCTGTTCAGGCGGCTCTGTTCGAACATCCCGAGCGCCTCGTAGACTTCTTTGTAGGTTTCAGTCTCCGAGAACGGCGTGCCGTCGTACTCGTCGCCGTCGTCTATCCGGCTGTCGCGGATGTCCCATACGGCGTCGAGCTCGACCGCGCCGTCTTCGTCGAGCGACGTCTGCAGCGCGATCTTGTCGCATCCGTCCAGTTCGGCCTCCGCGCCGTCGCGCAGCACCATGAACACGAATTCGGAGTCTTTGTAGTTGTAGTCGAAGTACTGCGAGCTCTCAGTCGATATGCACCAGCTGGCCGACTTGCCCTTGTACATGCGCCCTATTTCCTGCGCGGCCTCATGCGACGGTATGTACCAGACCTCGTACATGCCGGTTTCGCCCAGCTTTTTCGCGCCGTACTTTTCGGCTCTCGCAATATGCTCGTCACGGCGCTTTGCCTGTCTGTTACGCGCGTCAAAGCCGTCGACGAACGCCTTGAGCTCGCCATAGGGCTTCTTTATCCACCAGTCTATGTCGTTTTTCGGCGCGGAAATCCTATGCCGAAGCGACCAGAACCTATCTAGGACGTCTTTTACGCCCGGTTGGTCCGCGTATTTCGACAGGTATTCTTTTCTGCTTTCGAATAGCATGTCTGCGAAAACGGTCATGGCACGGTCTTTCGACATTATATTCCGAACAGCTGCGTTATCGCGTTTATTCCGCTGAAGTCGGCCTGCATGAGATACAGCCTGCCGTTGCACCCGACGATTTTAGTCTTCGGTCCCCGTTCGCAGTATTTGACGACATTTTCAAGCGTTTTGCGGCCGGGAGCAGCGTCTTCTTCGGACAGTATCCGGCATTTCTCCAGGTCTTTGACGTCGTCGGTGCCGTCTAGCTGCGCTATCGCCAGCGCCATGTTCGCCGCGGCCTTGGCGAGGCATGTCGTAAAATCGCGGATCGGGCCGAGCACTTCGCCGTTTGTTTCCTCCGCGTTCTGTTCGACGTCCGCGATGAACTGCCTGCACGCGTCCGATTTGAAGTCCACCTTGTCGCCTTTCGCGTACGTGGCGAGATCGGACCGCGTAGGCTTTCCCCTGACCGCGATTTCAGCCAGCCTGCGCACGAGGCTTTTAACAAACTGCGAGTCTCGCGACACGTCTATGCCGTGCCGCATCGCCGCGTTCACTATATATCTTGAATACTTGTCGTCGACATATTGGTCCAGCGAGCAGCGCCATCCGAGGCCGTCAGTCATTTTCTCAAGGCGCTTCTCGAGCGACTCCAGCTTTTCCTTGCATTTCTGCGCATGCTTGAGCGCGTCTATGCATGTCTTGCTCGTCTGGGCGCAGCATGGGCATTCTTTCATCTGCGCCAGGAGGTCTTCGGCGCCTTCGGGCCGGCCTTCTATCCTGTTTCCGCCCGCGTCGAACTGCAGGATTTCCGGGAACACGGCCAGGAATTTGCCGCCGTATTCTTTTTCATGCCCCTCAGGCGGCGCCGCGAGAACGCATTCCACGCAGCTCCTTCCGTTGCCCCATGTCGAAGACATGTCGTCGCTCATGCCGCGGAGCGTATCATGAATGTCTTTCAGCGATTTGTCGAGCATCGGTTTCTGTTGTTTTGATACTTTCCAGTCGGACGCCTTCGCCTGCTGCATCGGCTTAAACTGGGTTTTGCCCGGGACATCCGGCGATACGACGAAGTCTCCGTCTTTCTGCGTGACGTACGCCTTTACGCAGTTTTCGAGCGGCGTTATCTGGATGGCGTCTTTGGCCGCCCGGCGCATGGCGTCGCGGACGTCTGCGAACGTCGTGCATACGCGGTCGAGTTCGCATACGTCGGTTTTTTTGGATTCGTTTATCGCGTCGTCCGCCGTACGGAATATATCGTCGAGGTTAATCATAAATTCTCCTTATTTTTATAAATACTATTTACTTTTACGGTATTATCAGTATAATCGGGAAATATTTTTTCGTTTTTCAAGATTTCTATGTATATTATATTAAAAGTCGAGTAAATATATACTTAAAAAAAAGAAAGGCGAAGTTAATGCCGACAAAAGAAATTACAGCAAAGCGGCCGCGTAAGCAGAGCGAGGCCAGCAGGCTTTCGTACGAACAAAAGAAACAGATCAAACTTAGGGCCTAGAAGGTCAAACAGGCCGAAAAGGCGAAGCGGGGCGATCCTGCCAATAAAGACAGGTTCTACTGCACGAACAAGGAGCTTCTCGCCGAGCTTATAAAATGGCGCGATTCGGCGAAGAACGTCGAAGACCGCATAATATCAGAAGAACTTGGCCGCATGTTCATGGCCCTTACGGCCAAGATACTGAACCGAAGCGAGTTCCGCAATTATCCGCGCGAGCTGAAGGAAGATCTGCAGGGCTTCGCATGGTATAAATTAATCCGCGGTTTGAAGAACTACGATTTCAATTTCACGAATCCGTTCAGCTGGTGTTCGACGTCTATATTTAACTCGTATTTGACCTGCCTGAAGAAATACTATAAGCAGATCAACATTAAGAAAGACCTGATGCAGAAGCTTCTGTCGGAAATGGAATCTTTCCCCGGAATGAGTTGCGCGACGAGTCTCAGCCGCAGCATCAAGCAGTATATCGAAGATGACGCCGATTGACATGCAGGACTCCGACCGCAGGCTGACGACCAAGGAGCGCATAGACCAGGCGCTCGGCATCTCGGGCGGGAAGTCCCTCGACGAGATGCTCGAAAGCCTTAACGTCGAGACCGAAGAGTTCCACAAGGCGTTCGACGGTATGGATGAGCGTATAAACGCCGAGGCCGCACTGATAGACAGAAAGGCTGAGGAACTTCAGCGCAGCGAGGTCGGCGGGCAGCTGGCCCTTGGCGACATGACGGCGTCGCTTCGTGAGATCGAGAAGATGGTCGTGTCGGCGCAGCAGGTGTTCCAGCATGTCGTGGGCAACATAACGTCCTCCGACCTCCTGGACCCCGAACTCGTCCATGCGGCCGCGGCTTTTCTCGAAAGCATACATCTGAACGTCGCGGAGTTCATCTCCATATACAAGGCGAAGTCCAAGTTTGTAGAGAAGGTTAAGCTGATGGTTTTCCAGCAGCAGCAGCGGATAGAGCTGGCCGAGCTGAAGCATAGGCATAACATGGAGCTTCTGCGCGAGAAGATGAAGGACGGTGCCGTAGACGCGCAGCAGGAAGGCGGGTATACTTTCAATACGGACGACGTCGTTAAGAGCCTCGCGAAATCCGGCGCGTTTTCAGACGTTCAGTTCACGATACCAGAAGATGAAGATTCCGAAGACGAAGACGAGGACGAGGACAATAAGGAAGAAGACGAAGACGGGCGCTCGAAGCGCAGAAAGAAATAATGGGACAGGCATATGGGAATCAATACTACGCAGGCCGCCGCTGGCGTGATGAACAATTCGAATTACGGAGCGTTCAGCCGTATCAATAACGACATAGCTACTATAATAAACTCGAGGTCGATGGTCTCGAGGGCAGCGCAGGAGCGTATCGCCAGGTATGCAAATCCGACATGCGCGATCGACTTCGGGGACGTGCTGGCCATGCCTGTCGCGTCCGACAAGGCGCAGCGCATACAGATGTACCGGCAGATCGCGCAGTATCCGATATGCCGCTGGTGCATGGATGAAATCGCGGATGACTTCATCCATGACGACGAGAACAAGAATTTCATAACTCTGGCGCTTCCATAGCGGCTTAATTCAGTGCAGCAGGAGATCCTTCAGAACGAATTCAAAAAATTCATGAATTTGTTCAACATGCGCGACGACGGGTTCAACCTCATCAAGCGGTTCCTGACGGAGGGCGAGCTCGCGTGGGAGAACATTATCAACCCCCAGTATCCGGACCTCGGCATCATCGGAGTGAAATTCCTGCCCGCCGAATATTACGATACCCTGATAAACGCCGAGACAGGCCTGCCGATCGGCATTGTATTCGACGTAGAGCAGTTCGCCGAAGAGTGCCGTCAGATGTACCTCAATTCTATAGCCGGCTGCGCGGCCGTATTCAATACGATCGCGCCGACTACGTATAACTTCCACCTTGCGAAAGACACGTGCGTTCCGCTTTTGTGGAATCAGGTGACATATATCAATTCGGGAGAATATTCGAATGACTATATGATTTCATACCCGCTTATCGAGAACGCGAAGCAGCAGTACCACAGGCTCGCGCTGCTCGAAGACTCGGCGGTGATCCTCCGCGTGACGCATGCCCCGGAGAGGCTGCTGTTCAACGTCTCGACCGGCAAGATGACCTAGAACTACGCAGACGAGTATGTACGCAGGTTCGCGATGGAGCTCAAGTCGAAGAAGGTCGCGGCGCCTAACGGCCGGGACATCTACGGCACGTACAGTCCGCCGACGATGCTGAAGAGCTATGTGTTCGGCAAGTCGGACGGCAACGACGGCACATCGGTGGAGTCGGTAGGGTCTTCCGCCACATACGACCAGATGGACGACATCGAGTATTTCCTCAGGCAGCTGATCAAGCAGTTCAAGGTACCGTGGACGCGCTACAAGACTCCGGAGAATACCATGGAGAAGAACGACGCTATTTCGTATGAGGAGTACGCGTTCTCCCGTATGATCATGCGTTTCCAGCGGAGGTTCGCCGACGGCTTCAAGAAGAGCTTCATAACGCATCTCAAGCTGCGCGACATCTGGGACAAGGACGGATATGACCTCATTGACTCCGACATATAGATCGAGTTCGTCAAGCCCGTGCTGTATGACCTGTACGAGATTCAGAAGCTTGTCGACGCCAAGATGACGATATACAAGGCGTTCGCCGACTAGGATGAGATCTCTAAGATAACGGTCATGCGTAAGTATCTCGGCATGTCGGATAAGGACATTGAAGATAACTTCCGCGAGCTTATCCGCGAAAAGCAGCTGGTGGCCATAGCTGATTATTTCGCCGACCTGGTCTCTGAGGAGAATCCGCCTGTTGACTTTAAGTCGCCGATCCGTCTCAAAAAGGATGTTGAGGCTGAGGAGAAAGCCGCATCGGCCGCTGCGTCACCGAAACAAGCCGGTGGAGCCGAAGGCGGAGAAGGCGGCGAGGGTGAAGGCGAAGGCGGCGATGAAGGCGGCAATGAAGGCGATCTCGGAGGCGGCGACGAAGCCGGCGACGAGGAGTCTGAATTAGACGCCGGGCCTGAGCCCGCGGCTGAAGCCAGTTTCGGTTTAGGCTAATTGCCTGACGGATTTGTTGAAAGACCAAAGAAGGGCGCGGGTTTTCGCGCCCTTCTTGTTTTATTGCACATGACGTCGGTCCCGGCTGCTTTTCCTGTTTTCGTATTATTTTAATCTGTATAGGTGAAGCCATGTTCGGTGGTTGTTCTTAGATATATAAATTATTGATATGAGTGAAAATATTTTTAATAACGCGATAGACCTCTCGGAAATACCGGTTGAAGCCTGGCGGACGAAGTACATAGGACCAGGATACCGGTCGGCGTGCTATGCGACAGGATACGACAAAAAAGGAAATATAATACTTTTCGGATACGATTTGGCCGGTAACGAGAAGACGTTCATTTGCCCGCACCGGAGCTGGATTAAGTACGCCGTAAAATACGATACAGAGGAGAAGGACATTTTCGGCCGCTATGTCGCGACGAAATGGTTCGACACGGCGCAGGCCAGGCGCAAATATTTGGAGCAGGCGGACGGCCTGGCCGTCATGGAGGCTTTGCGGCCTGAGTCGGAGTTCCTCTAGAAGGTGTTCGGCGACGTGGTGTTCGAGCCAGATTTCAACAACCAGCCGATGCGCGTGCAGTCGCTCGACATCGAGACGGAAATTTCCGACCAGTTCATGAAACCGTCCGTCGCCGACAACCGCATCAACATGATAACGGTGCACGATAGCTTGACCGACAAATTCTATACGTGGAGTCTACAGCACTGCGACATAGATTTCAAGGAAGCGCCGCTCGACAAGTATCCGAAAGACAAGTTCATGCTGTTCGAGTTCAACGACAGCGAGTACAAGATGCTTGAGCATTTCATCGACTGGCTGGATTCTAACAGGGCGGACGTGCTGTACGGTTGGAACATAAAGGGATACGATATTCCGTATTTGTATACGCGCCTGGGCAAGGTTCTCAGCAGGAAGGACGCCGATAGGCTGTCACCCGTCGGCAGGTGCTATGTCAAGGAAGTCAATCACGATAACGCGAGGGCGGACGTCGCCGCGGAAATAGAGGTCAACATCGACGGTGTGTTCCAGTCGGATGGTCTGCTCCTGTACCGCGACAAGTTCAAGATCGCGGGGTCGACTCTCGACGGCGGATACAGCCTCGACAACGTCGGCGAATACGAAGGCCTCGGGCATAAAATCAAGTACAAGGGGTCGCTTAAGGATTTGTACGTCAAGGACTGGCAGCGGTTCTACGAGTATAATGTGCGGGATGTAGACCTTTGCAAACGGGTAGACGACAAATGCAAGCTCACTTCGCTTGCTCGGAGAATTGCGTCCATCGGGCTGTGCAATTACGATTCGATTTATTCGTCGCTCGGCTACCTGATAGGTTCGTGCGTCGCGTTCGCGAAGCATAAGATGGGCGGGCTTGTGTTCAAGTCGTATCTCAAGGAACGGCATAATTTCGCCGGGTTCGAGGGCGCGTTCGTGTTCCCGTGCATAGCCGGCATCTATAAAGATGGAATAGGATGTATTGATTTTGCGAGTTTGTATCCGTCTATTATTCGAGCTCTCAATATTTCGATCGAAACGTACGTCGGTAAGGTACTTATCTATTTCAAGAACGCGTCCGGCAACGTCACGTGCGATCCGGACCACGAGGTCAAGTTCGACCCGTTCAACGACGGCGACTCTGAATGGGGCGAGGACGAAACCGGTGCGAGGGCCCGCGTCACCATAAACGCGGGCGATCCCGAAATAGACCATTTTGAGCTTATGCTTCCGGGGCCGCAGCGGCAGAGGAAAATGCTGTCGCTCAGCCAGCTGCGCGGCATGATAGAGACGAAGTGCATCTGGACGCCGAACAACACGCTGTTCCTCAAGCACGAGATCAAGGAAGGCGTCATAGCGAAGTGGTGCGAGTTCTTCTACAGCCAGCGCAAGGCCAACAAGAAGAAGGAGCTCAAGATCTTCCATGACCTGCACAACGAGGAGTTCGTCGCGGCGCTGAAGCCGGGCGAGCGCGAAGTTCTCGAGACGAAGATGGAGAACTACCATGCGCTCCAGATGGCATTGAAGATCTGCATTAACTCGATTTACGGCGCGACCGGCACGTCGTTTAGCCCGATCGCCGATCCGAATATCTCGCAGACGATTACGAGGATGGGCCGCTTCGCGAATATGTCCAGCGCGAAGTTTGTGCACGACGAGTTTGTCAGGCGGTACGGCGCGGACCCGAACTACGTGACTGCAAGCAGTGGAGATACGGACAGCATTTTCCTCAACCTCGAGCCTGTGACGGCGTGGATGAAAAAAGAATACAGCCTTCCTCCGGCGATAAAAGACTGGAGGAAGAAAGACAGGCTAGAGCTGTGGAAGACCGTCGCCGAGTTCGTAGACAAGGACGTCAACGGGTTCGTGCGGGGGCTAGCCCATGATTTCTGCCATACGTCGCGGCAGGACATCTTGACGTACGAGCTGGAATACATGGGTGACGTTGGAATTTATGAAAAAAAGAAGCATTATTCCATACGGAAGTTCATGGAAGAAGGCGATCCGGTAGACAAGATCAAGTACTCCGGCATCGAGATGAAGAAAGGCAGTCTCCCGAAGTTCGTGAAGAAATATCTGAACGACATATACGAAGGCGTCATTCTGCACGACTGGAAGGAACAAGACTACCACGCGTACGTTACCGATCTATATGACAAGTTCAAGACGTTTTCAATTGACGACATCAGCTTTTTCAAGGGGTACAACACCGAGCGCGAGGCAGACGGATTCCTCCAGATGGCGCAGACGGTAAACCCGCTGACGGGCAAGACAGTCGGCACTACCGGAATAGCCAAGGCCTGCGTGTACTTCAACCAGATTATCAGCAAGCTTGGGCTCAGCCGGAAATACGAGCAGCTCAGAGTCGGCGACAAAGTCCGCCTGGTTTATCTTGACGAAAACAACCCGTACCGCATAAACGTAATCGCGTTCAAGGACGGGCAATGGCCGGCTGAATTCGACAGCATGTTCAAACCGGACTACAAGAAGATGTTTGAGAAAACGGTTCTCGATTCGCTAAAGTCATTCAGGGAAGCATGCAGGTTTTCCAATATTGATCCGTCAAAGCAGGTAATGTTCGACATTTTCAGCCTGTGACGGTAGAAATCCTGGCCTGTTCAAGGTAAATAATTTTTATAAGGTAAATATCTTTAAAGGAATACCGTTATGAAGAAGACCTACACCAGGAAGCAGATCTAGGAAGCCATCGCCTACTGGAAGAAACAGCTCGCCAAGGGCAATTACCGCAAGGTAAACGAAGATATGAATGATTTGGACGACGCCGGATACGAAGACGACGCCGGATACGAAGACGACGCCGGATACGAAGACGACGCCGGATACGAAATAGAGTTAGTTGGGCTAGAAGCGATCAAAAACGAAATCGAAAGCGTCGATGGAATTTCGGACGTCAATGTTTCCGATACGTCGCATGGGATTTCCGTAACAGCCAAGACTACCCTGTCTGTCGAGGATTTCGAAGAAAAGGTGCTTTGGGCTTTAGAAGACTCGTGCGACGCCGAACTTAATTACGACACTGTGGTTGCGAGCGTGAAAAACGGGGAAGGCGAATTCGGAGTGGAGTTCTACTTCGACAACTATCAGTACGACGACGGTTCGGCGGATGACTATAATTGAGATACGTTCTGATCCGCCTGATCCCCGGAGGTAAACAAATTATGCTTTAACTGTTACAGCATTATGTTAAAGCATTCGGCCAAAGGCCCGGTTTTCCGGGCCTTTTCTTTTTAGAAGCATAATTTATAAATATGGAGAAACAGGAAGAGATAGGAGCGCTCTACGATAGGTTATTTTTAGAGGTTTAGGTAAATAAAATTAAACCTATAAAGTAAAGGAAAACATTTGTGAAGAAGACATACACCAAAAAGCAAATCGTCGAGGCGATAGCCTACTGGAAGAAGCAGCTCGCGAAGGGCAACTACCGAAAGGTGAACGAGAACCTTAAAAATGATGAAACAACAATTCTCGTACAGAAAAATAATGATGAAAGCCTCGGGGTTGGTGATATTTACGACTGCAATCCAGATGATTATGTAAAAATTGATAACAATAACAGACCGTTAGATCCAGAATGTTTTGTATAGTTTGGAAATCAAATACTTACAATAGATGGGGTTCAAAGGATTCCGCATCCGAATGATGATGAGGGATTGTTGCTATCTTTAATCGCAAAGCCAGTTACTGCCGGATATACCGGATAGAACTATTATGAAATTTGGCAAGAAGCCTTTGAAGCATTTGACGATGATTATGACATGGCGGTTGTCGCCGACGTAAACGGTAGTTTCTATTGCGTCTACAGGCTAGAACAGCGTGGCAAGGATTTCTATTTTATAACTGATTCAACAGCATAGATTTAATTAAACATCTTCAATATGTCAGACGACCGACTGTAACAGCCGGAAATAGTAGAAATAAAAAGGCGCGGAAATTTCCGCGCCTTTCGTCATTTATGGTGCCTTACGCTAAACTTAATGGTTGCCCAGCAGCGTCTGTATCTCTTCTTTGCTTCTTTAATTTGGCTAAAGGCCGTCCATGTTCAGCGTTATGTACGGCAATTTCTTCTGATTGCACTTTATTTGCCGCATGGCGGTATGGTACAAAGCGATTCGCTAACGGTCGTTTAAGCTTACTCCGATGCCGTCAAGGGCGGCTATTAGTGCGTTTCTGTCGTTTATGCAAAGCCATGCGACAATCGCCGGTATAATCTTCTCGCTATGCGAAGTATCTGCTCCAAATTCAGATTCCATCATAGGCGACGCGTGTCGCGTTCCCATTCGTCCGCGTTGTCCTCAAGCGCATCTTGTCCGAAAATGACAGCGCCATTTCCGCAAATATAGGTGTCTATAATCTCGACGTCGGTCTTTTCGAGATCGCCGACATCGTTTTCAGATACATAGCCGAGGTTGACGCAGTCCCAGATGTACGCGCAGGACTGGGCTCCGCCGCCGTCCATTTCGGAAGCGTCCGCCGCCCTTTGCGCGGCGTCACGCGTCGCAAAAAACGTAGCTGACACTCTGCGCCCGTCCAGAACGAACCTGCACGACCGGCTGGCGACAGTGCTAGCGTTAGCCTGCGCGAGACGTACGCGATTCATCTGCTCGTCGGTCGCGCGAATATCCGCCGCGTGCGGGCTGGGATCGTCTTCCGGATGCAGCCTATGACTGACAGTATAGTCAACCGGCAAGTATGCTTCGCCGTTTTTCCTGAAATACATTACCCAGCCAGAAGCCTTGCAGTTGTCGATGTCGTAAGGATTTTCGCCAGAATACTCAAACGCCTCGTTGACTTTCCTGTAGTTGCCCTTCGCGAGCTGCTTCTTCCAGTAGGCGATGGCTTCCTGGATCTGCTTCTTCGTGTATGTCTTCTTCACAGTTGTCTCCTGTTTTTTATTTATTCGGCTTCCTAGCGCATTCAACTTAATTAGCAACGACGCCTTCTGAACCTACGGAATAACTGCTGCCTGCATACGGATCGTAGATTTGCACGGCATCGCCGTCTTCCTTTAGTAGACGCAATTCAAATATATTTACTTCCGAGACGGCGGCATAATCAATATATGGCTGGAAAAGTATATATTGCGACAAGGCTGACGAATGAATCGGGCAGGCATTGCCGCGGCTTTGCGCGGGCGGTAGACAAAAAAGACTTCGGCGTCTACAGCACCAAGAAGAACGCGGAGAAGGCGATTGCCAAATGCGTCGCGGATTTCTGCGAATGCGACTGGGGGCCGCGGCTTCTCGGGTTTTTCGTCAGGGAAGTCCGAGTCAACCGCATGCTGTTCGAAAACGATGTCTGGTCGCCTATATACGAGCAGGAATGGTCCTATACGAAAGACGGCAAGCCGTTGGCGTATTCTCCGTTTTCTTCAGACTGGCGGGACGGAACCTATGCTGGGACGCCGCCCGACGCGATAAAATTCGACGTCGGAGACTACGCCTGGGCGTATATGTGCAGAAAATTCGTTCCGGTCAAAGTCATCGGCCAGCCTTATACGCCGGACAAGTGGAAGAAAAAATTCAATTTTACGTCGGATGCGTCCGACGACTGCTATCTGGTTATAGCGATGGACGGGCATGACCATCCGCCGACGTGTTCGCTTTTCCCGATGGACGAGGAAATCCCAGGTAAAATCATAACATTGATAGAAGACAGAGAAAAGAAATACCTTAACGGAGAATTGCTGTAATGATACTTCCACCAATTATAACTAATTTAACAGATATAGATGCCTATAAGCCTAATATGGGCGCGGTCATTGACCGGTATTACGGTGATTACACCGCGCGCTGGGCCTTGAAGGTACGTAATTCCGATGTGCGTTTTACGCCAGAAATGGTAAAAGAAATAAAGGACCAGATTGACTGGTTCTGCAAGCTTACTTTCTCTAAAGAAGAGATTACTGGATTAAAAATCGATTTTAGATGGCTACCGCCTGCATACATCGTCAATAATCTCAAGAATTGGCATCCTAACCGCGAAGACATCCATATCAATGAGATAGGAATGCAGACCTATAATGATTGCGGCCTTGCAATCGAGGCCGAAGGTACTTGGCTTGATACGTCACTCTACGAGATAGCTATTCTTGCGATCGTCTCGGAAGTCTGGTTCAGGATGAAGTATGCAGACAGGCTTGATGAGCTCGATATCGAGTTTCAGAAGAGGACTATCGAGAAATTCAGCAAAGTCAAGGACGGTGTTTACGATATTGGGGTCTTTTCGGAGTTCGGCACCCGCCGTCGCTACTCGAAGAAGATGCAGGAGTGGCTTATCAAGTATCTCGTCAATGAGAATATTCCAGGCTTTGTCGGGACTTCGAATGTTTGGCTGGCGCATAAATATGGCACAAAGCCAATTGGTACGCAGGCACATGAGCTTTATATGGGTGTGCAGCAGAAGCCGGGCCTTGAGAAGTCCTACACTAATGCCGAGATCATGAAAGTCTGGAATGAGGTTTACAAGACCGACTTGGGCATCGCTCTTACTGACACGATTGGAACTGAAGTCTTCTTGAAGGATTTCGACAAGAACTTCGCTACGTTGTTCAGCGGAGTCCGTCATGATTCTGGTGACCCTATCTGGTGGGGTGAGCTGATGCTTGACTACTACAAGAAGCTTGGCATTGATTCTAAGACCAAGACTCTCTTGTTTTCGGATTCGCTGAACTTTGAAAAGGCGACTGCTATAAGGAAGCACTTCAAGGACAGGACGAATGTGGCATTTGGAATTGGCACATTTTTGACTTGCGATCTGCCAGTAGATCCACTTAACATTGTATTCAAGATGGTTGAGTGCAATGGAAAGCCAGTCGCAAAACTTTCAAATACACCTTCAAAAGGTATGTGTAGAGATAATGACTATGTTGATTATTTGAAACGTACAATTGATTGGAGATTGAAGTACGAGTAAATAAATTTGTAGTTCATGCTACAAGCGCTAGTTTGACGGCTAGCGCTATTTTTGTATTTAAGAAGAGTAAACAATAAATGTGACACGTCAATGTCACTTAAATAAAGGAAACTAAACATGAACTACAAGAAGATATATAATAGTCTTATTTAGAAAAGACTAACTAACAAGATTGATCGTTCAATTTGTTATTGTGAATATCATCATATTAAGATGAGATCACTTTATCCAGAGCTTGAACATGATCCAAATAACATTGTTGCATTGACTGCGCGTGAACATTTCATTGCGCATAGGCTTTTGGCAAAATGGTATCAAAGCGAATATGGAAACAATGATAGACGTTATAACGCGGCTGTTGCAGCAGTTTGGAAATTCGCAATTTGCAAAGACATACAAATAACTGCTAGAACATACGAAAAAATAAAACAGGAATTTTCTAAAACGCATTCAGCTGATATGTCTGGATGTAATAATCCAATGTATGGCAAAAACGCAGAAGACTTTATGTCTAAAGAAGCTATTGTATAGAAACGTGCGAGATAGAAAGCAAATTCTAAAGCTAAAGAAACAATTAGAAAAATTGCTAATGATCCCATAAAGGGAAAACAATGGCGAGATAAAATACGTAAATCGCATATGGGGATGAAGTTATCCGAGGAGCATAAGAAAAATATTGGTAAAGCCAGCATTGGAAAGCATTGGTGGAATAATGGTACAGTAGAAGTTTTTCAATTTGATTGTCCGACCGGATTCATTAAAGGACGATTACCATTTTCTAATGAAGTGTGTTTGAAATTAAAATTGAATGCAAGCAAATCAAAAGAAGGCATTTTGAATATTAAGAAAAATGATCCTAAAAGATTTGCTGAGTGGCATAGAAAACAAGCTAACACGATAAAAGGTAGTCATTGGTGGACAGATGGAAATATAGAAGTATATGCTAAAAACTGTCCAAATTCTACTTTTATACGTGGAAGATTAAAGTAAAAATAAAAATATACAAACTATTAATTACGTGATATAATCTAATTATGAAAAAGATTATATCGGACGTCGAAGGTAAAGGCATGTGCCGTGACAGCGAGTACGTCGAGTACCTGAAGCGCTGCATCGACTGGAGGCTGAGACATGAAGCATGATAAAACCAAGACAGAAACCGCCGGGAAGCCCAAGCTCCGCGCCGCCGGCTGGACGACAATCGCGAACGCCCTGTACGAAAAGCTGCGCTCGTACGACCGTTACGTCACGATAAGACGCGGCGCACGCCGCGACGGCACGTGGTACGTCGGTATCAGGTGGAACGACTGCCCCAAGGCGCCGTGGGCCTACTACACGCTGGCGGAGGCGTCTTTCGCCCGTAAGACGACCGACCGCGCGCTCGCGGCCAAGTCGACGGTGGAGGACTTCTGCTATGAAGGCCCCGGAAGGGCGAAGATGCACCTCGATCCGGCCGTGGGGGAAAGACAGCGCAAGGCCAACTACTCCGTGGCCAGGCTGTACGAGGAGCTCGATCCGAAGTCCCCCGAAGACCTGGCCGCCAAGCTGGGATATGCCGTCAGGGAGAAGAAGGCGAAGGCCGAGGGGGAAACCGAGAAGGCGAAAGTCGGGACCGAAGTGAAGCCCGGCGAGCTCCCGAATGTCAACGTCATATTCGTCGATCCCAAAAACGCGCTCGGCGACTACCCCATCTCCTACGACAAGGAGCGCGGGCATTTCGATTCCCACGCGGTGGGCGAGCTGAGAAAGATCGTGAAGAAGGCCAAAGCGAAGGTCGTGCTCATAAACCCGCATACCGAGGCCGAGGCCTGGAAGCGCTACGGCAAGGGGCCGAGCGAGGAGGACGCGGCCAAGCTCCGGGAGCTCGAAGAGAAACTCGGCGTCCCAGGGTGCGTCCTCGGCGAGACTCCGTGCATGTATAAGCCGAAAAAGGGCGACGAAGAGTCCAAAAACACCAGGCACTTCAGCTATGAACATGTCTACACCAACCCGGAAATCGTCAAGCATTGCCTTGACCACTTCGAGGAGATCTTCTCGGCGTCAGTGGACAAGTTCGTCGTCCTCGACCAGGTGACGTACGAATATGATGATGACAGGCTTTTTGACCGCGTAGTCAACTCCATCATCGGCCTCGGGCATGGGATCGGAGACGATTTTCCGCACTTTAACGCCGGAATCGGCGTCGCGAAGGCCGTGCGGGTACTCGGCGCGGACGACCACGAAGAGGCCAGGATCAGGACCGAAGACGCCCGCCAGTCTTTCAAGAGGGAGATGCGGAAGCGCATGGAAGAATGGAAGAAAGAGAACCCGACGACCATCGACGGCATCGTGCAGAAGATGATCGAGCGGACCACCGGCTCGGCTGCGCACGATGCCGAGCTCAGGCGCAGGCTGAAGATGATGCCCGGCCTGGGAATGATGTGCGGCTGCACTCCGGGGTGCTATTGCGGCGCGGACGGAAACCCGGGTATGTAAATGGATGGAGGCTGAGGCATGAGTGACGGCAAAGCAAAAGTGGAAGCTATGAGAGACGGCAAGATAGCTATTGTCGAACCTGAGGATCTCACTACTGAAGAACTCTGCGAAGCGCTTGAATGGCTTCATCTTGACAAGTCAGAGCTCCATGAAGATGAAGTTCCGGGAGAGCTGGCCGCTGTTAACGAAGCAGTAAAACGGCTTCGGAAGCTCGAAGCGAAGAACGCCGAGCTAGAGAAGCAAGTTTGTGACTTGCTGGATGAAGTGCCAGAAAAGGCTCCGAGGCGGGCTGTTGGCGGATGCTGAAGCGTTAGCCGGAGGACTAAGGCATGCGCGGAAGCGTGAGGAGACGATATGACTGCATATATGAAAAACATTGCCGACGCATTAGAGCGCATAGACAAAGGCCAGCTAGAGATGCTAGTCAAGTTTGAAAGCCGGTTGGAGCCGCTGCTTAACCTAGTGAACGTATGCGAAGACTCTGTCAGTGCGGCAAATGCGCTTGAACATGGTTGCGCAGCGCAGAAGAAAAAGCTTCGCAAAGGTAGCTGGCTGATGGTGATGAAGACTCTATATGCAAAGCTTCATTTGTATGACGGCTTTGTCACGCTAAATCACGGCAAGCGGAAAGACGGCACATGGTATGCCAGTCTGAGTTGGGATGACTGTTATTATCCTTGGTCATCAGGATACTCATTAGGCGGGTCTTGGGCAGATGGAGACCTTTCTCATGAGCTTGCTGCCAAGTCTCTGCTGAAAGACTTCTGCGAAAATGGGCCTGGAAGAGCGGAGATGGCGTTTGATCCGGCAGTATATGACAGAAAGCGTAGAGCAAATTACTCTATAGCAAAGCTGTATGAAGAGCTTGATCCTAAGTCGCCGGAAGACTTAGCGGCAAAGCTTGGGTTTCAGATCAAAGAGAAAGCAAGATGATGGAAAAAGACTTAAACCAGCTGTGCCTTGATTTCCAGACGAAGGACAGAAAGCGCAGGCCGAACTACGGCAACCCCGACGGCTTCGACCCGTGTCCGTTTTGCGGAGCTGTGCCCCACATCAGGGTGGAGGACGATGAAGGAAATTGCCACGACTACGATCCTGAATATGAAAAGGCGCCGTGGTCAGGTCTTTGGTATGTTATCGAGCACACGCGCGATTACGGCCGTAAGGGCGCGCTCAGGAAGACCGGCGACATTCCCCACAGCAGGGAATGCCTGATAGCGACCGAAGGTTTCGAATGGTGGGGACTGGGTTCCGTGCCGCGGATCGGCGGCGACGGCGCCGTGTTCAAGACGAGGAAGGCCGCTGTGAGGTGGTGGAACAGAATGGTGAGAAAGGCCGTTAATGGACGATGATAAATTCAGGCCCGCGCGTTCGCCTAACTGCGGATGTTTTAAAAACGAAAAGAGGATACGATAAAGAAGATCGCCAAATGCCGTGTCACCATGGCGGTTCTCACCGTATATAGATCAGGTTTTGAAATAAATATGTTAAAGAAAGGATAAAAATTAGTCATGAAGATGTTATATGCTGTCGTTTTAATTTTAACCGCGCTTGTATCGGCGGGATCTGATGCGAACAGGCTTCAGAGGTTTGAATGGCTTGCTAAAATAGGACCTTCTGCGAAAGACGGCCAGGTTTTCAATTCAGTTTTTCAGCGCCTTGCCGATTCTGATAAAGAGGAGTTCTGTCGTAGGATACTTACATCGATATCGATGTATCCGGCGCCGGATGACGTCAAGACGCGCAGGTTTACCGAAATGGCGCCGGAAATGATGAAGGGTCAGAGCCGCCTCTGCAGAGAGAAGCTGATCGCTGTTGTATATTCTACCGTTCCGATAGAGTTTCTTCCGGATATGACAAAGGCATTGAAGTTCAAGATTTCCATAGATCAGCTGGCTATGGGATTCGAAGAATATGAGGAATTCAGAGAAAATACGCTTGCCCGCGTGTCTAAGTCGACACATGGAATGCCGGATGCCGAAATCCGCGATGAATTAGCCGCTACGCTTTTTATCAGAGTTCCGATGTTGACTAGCATGTTGTTTTTGAACGGATATGAATATGATTTTCCCGATACAGGCCTCGACAGGGTTCCGAGGATTTTTCCGACCGGGTATCAGGGCCAGGGTTTAAGCGTCGTTTCAGGCCGGAAACGCATTCGGAACGCCAGATAATTATAGCCGTATGTCGGAGAATTTTAAGCTATGAAACGTTTTTTATACATTATTTTGGCTACGGCATATTGCGCGTCTGCGAACAGTATAGAGTCATGGAATACGGTGCAGGCTTCGAAGAAAGTTGACCAGTTTAATGTCGGTTTTTCAGAAGAAGCTAGAGTAGGCGTCGATCAGTCCCAGACGGCGAAAAAGATCGACGAGTTCCATACGACGGTATTCGTCGACTATGCGCTGCTTAGATGGATGTCTGTCGGCGTTCAGGACGATATAGTATTGCTGCGGAACGGTTCCGACACGAGGTATAGGCGCGATAACAGGCCGGGCGCTAATATTCTCGTGCATGACGTGTTCTGCGGGTTCAAGGTTCTGAACAGGTCGAGATTCGTTATACGGGATTTAGAAGGCGAAAGGCCGTATTTCCGGTATAGAAACCTTACGAAGGCGTATACTCCCGTATTGTGCGAAGCCGGCGCCGTCAAAGACATAAAGCTGTTCATGGCTTATGAATGGTATTTTGACGAAGGCTCGAAAGACCGATATATAAGGAAAAACGATAAGTTCTGCCAGTTTTGGACGGATTTCGGCGCCGCTTTCAGTTTGATGGAGAACTGTTCGGCCGAATTGTTCTATCGTTTGATCGAGGTAAAATCCGCAAAAGAACACGACTGGAGTCCCGGCCATGCCATTTGCGCGTGTTTGGCTTTTTCGTTCTGAAAATTCCGCATATAGGTTCTAAGACGGCGGCTTTTTGACGGCAGAGGATTCTCTGCCGTTTTTTAACATGGTAAAATCATATTATGAACAACTATAGAAAGGAAAGTCGTATGAAGAATATTGTATTTGCTGTTTTAAGCGCGGTTATGGTCGTTTTAATGTCTGGATGTGGGCAGATCGACGCCGATGAGGCCGGGTTTAAGACTTGGTTCGGCAAGGTCGACACACCCGTGCTCGACCCCGGGCTGTACTTCGTGAATCCCGTCGGCGGGTCGATGAAGTGCTATACGCTCCGCGACGTCCGCGTCAACTACAAAATGCAGGCGTACACGAAAGACATGCAGCAGGCCGATTTCGAGATCGCGGTGACGTACGCCGTCAAGAAGGCCGAGCTCGTGGACCTGCATGTGAAGTACGGCGACCGCTACGCGTCGGTCATCATAGAGCCGGCGGTCCAGTCGGCGGTGAAGGACGTCGTCGGGCAGTGGGAGGCCGAGCAGCTGGTGAACAACCGCGAGAAGGCGACGGCCGCCATTTCGGAGAAGGTCATAGGGCTTGTCGCGGACAAGCCGGTTTCGGTCAAGCAGATCAACATCATGAACATCGACTACAGCGACGTGTTCGAGAAGGCGATCGAGTCGAAGCAGGTGGCGCAGCAGAGAGCGCTAGAGGCCAAGAACAAGACCGCCGAGATCGAGGAGGAGGCCAAGCAGAAGCTCGTGACGGCGAAAGCCGAGGCCGAGGCGATCCAGATCAGGGCCGAGGCCCTCAACAAGAACAAGGACGTCATGATGCTGAACGCCATCGAGAAATGGAACGGCGTCATGCCGACTACGCTTGTGTTCGACGGCAAGCCTTCAAGCCTGCTGATTCAGGCCGACAAGTAAAGCGCCGCGCGGTTTGCAGCAGTCGAAATCCGCGTTTCGAAACGCGGATTTCGACAATGCAAAGGCGGAACAGAGAATTAAGACGCGAAGATGAAACGCATATTCAAAGTTCTTGACTGGTTTGCCGAATTTCCAAGATGGATGTCTGTTTGGTCGCCGGCCGAACTGATGAGTCCATGCGAGTATGGTTTTAAATTGCTTTTAGGTATTGCGCAGGTTGTTATATTCGCCGCGTTTGCGTTTACTCTCGTCGGGCTGATAACCGCCGGCGGCGCGTATTTAGCTATCATGCTGGTTATTCATTGTCCGTATATCGCGCTGGCGATCGCATGCGTTGTTATATCGGCGATCGGAATCGGATGGCTGCGGAAAAAAGAGGCGGCCGGGTGTATGAGAAAACTGAAAGAAAATACCGGCGAAGACGAAAACCCCGGGAGACCTGAATGAATATTGCATTGTCCATATTGGTATTGTCTTCAGCGGCCGCCGTTGTTTTTTGGGTTATGACGTCGCTTGTATGCGCTATTAAAAACTTGTCGTTGCCTGAAATATTTTCGGCGGAGCTTTTCCGGGAATTGTTTTGGAATATGAAGCTGACAAGGTATTATTTGCCTGTATTATTAGGCATTTTCGCAATATATTTAATGATTGTTTCAAGCGAATCGAAAGGCTTAGCGTCTAATGGATGTAGATGCGATAAATGCGAAAAAACAGCGGAAAAGCTAGAAGAGGTTTCGCGCAGGTTAGAAGCGGTGATCAAATACTATGCGCTGGATGACGATGATCTTTTCGGAGGCGATGACGAATGAAAGAGAAAATAGGCATATTCGGCTGTACGGCGGATCCGTTTACTACGGCGCACCGCGAGATCGTGAAGCAGGTTCTTGAACGGCATATTGTCGACGCGGTCATAATAGCGCCGACGATCGTAGACTGGCACCGGGCCGGCAAGACGCAATGGCTTCGTACTGATGAGAAGATCGAGGTAATAAAGGCCATGACGAAAGGCCTTTGTCCCGTATACATCGACGATACGGAATTGAAACGGAAAGAACTTTGTTCCGGAAGTAAAAATCTGACCGAGCATGCCGTCAAGAGCTGGCGGTTTATAGATACGCTGCTTCGAATCAAGCTGGACAGATATTCTCCAGACCGCGAGTTCTGGCCGATCATCGGCGTCGACGAGCTTCTTAATTTTAAAACATGGTTCGCATGGCAGGATATTCTATCGCAGAGCGGCGGAATCATAGCCGTCGTCGGCCGTAGCGGTTCGGAATTCGACGAGAAGCTGTTCCTTAAGGAAAATACGGCGTTCGAAGGTAAGCTGAAGACTGTCGATATCGATTCGAAGTTCGCAGGCGTTTCAGCCTCCGCCGTCCGCGGGAAGTATATGAATTCGGGCGGACCGGAAGAATATGTTAAAGACGCGCTGGCCGAAATAGACGGATCCGCTGACGAGCATGTTCTCCTGCATACTCCGATCTTCGATATCGTACGCGGTGCGGAGGCTGAGACGGGGTTGAAGCCTATTCTTGTCAAGGCTCCCGATTGGGTGACTGTCATAGTTCAGAAAGGCCATAACGTTTTGACCGTAAAGCAATTCAGATATGGCGCCGGAGAGGAAATAGAGGAATTTCCGTGCGGCATGGTCGAGCCGGGCGAAGACCCGCTCGACGCGGCCGTCCGCGAACTGAGGGAGGAGACGGGGATTTCCGTTTTCGATAAGTCGAAGGTCATAAAGCTTGGATTGACAAACCCGAACCCGGCTTTCATGACGAATACGATGCACTATTTCTATGTAGACCTTGACTATGCCAAGTACGCGGAGTTTAGCCAGAAACTGGACGAGCATGAGCGTATATCGTTTTCATGGAAGGACAGGTATCAATTCATGTCCGAGCTGGTAGACGCGGCCTACTGCCGCAACGGCCGGAAAGTACCGGCGATCGCGCTTGCGGCCGTGAGGCTTTACGAGGACATGTTAAACCGTCCGAGCGGATGCTGATTTGGAGGAGAAGATCATGGAAGAAGACAGAAAAACAGAAGGCGCCGTCATAGACGCCGTTGTATCAGGATATACGGACGACTCGTTCAGACTTCCGAACGGGTATCTTCATTATTTCAAAGATGACGACAATAAAATATTTAATGTCTGGAAGACTTACGAAAAGCCCATGGCATTCAAACTGAACGCGCTTCAGATCGAATATTTTCAGCAGCAGACATATCCGATTATTGAAATCAAGTGCAGACGGAAGAACATCTCAAAGTTCAAAGAATGGTGGTGGACCAATTGGAATGACGATAAGATCTATGATATAGAAATAAACAAAGTCGGCGAGAAGACCGTTACGATGGTGAAAACGGTTTCGGGAAAGATCATGTATTTGGATCAAGACGTATCCGCGGTGGAGACGGCCGTCGACAGCGTTCGTCATTTTATTCATATGTAAAATGAATTTAACATTAGTTACATTCGTCATAGTCGGACTTGTTTCGGCATTAATAATGTTTTTCAGACGGCGTACGTTCAGACTGAATGACGAACTGCCGTATTTTTCCGTTATGAGCGGCAATACCAAAATTTACTATGCCGAACATACTGATTATTGTGACATTGACGCCGTAGACTGGCTTAATAAAACAAGACGCATCCTCAGCCGGTATAAAGGCATAGAATTAATAGAACGTCTGTGTATTGAGAAATATGACGGTATCGAACCGTCATATGTAAGGCTTGCCTGGATGGATACCAGGCATTTGCCAAACGGGGTTTTCGAAGACTGGACGAGGACTAGACAGAAATGACTACAAAGGAGTTTAACGGTCTTCTGCGCATGGCGGTGGAAAAGTATGGGCTTGATCCGGCCAAGACGTACGTCGAGTCCACATGGGGCACGTCGGAATTTCGTCCGTTGATCGCCGTAGACTGCGACCGTGACGAAAACATGTTTACAATGGTATTCGGCAAGACGCTGTGTAATATCTGGGGCGCGAAGTTTATGGCGGATGTCATTCCCTGCGGCTTCTATGTCGAGGCGGATCAGCCATGGCCAGATATGGTCGTTCATCGTTCGGCGACTATGTCAGCCCTTCTCGATAATGAACTTATGCTTGGCTTCAATAATGTGAAGTTCCTGTTCGAGGCGTCGCCTGGCAATTACAGAGTACATATTAATCCATTTAAGACTCGCATATATAGGAATTGGGCAAACGAGGTGATATTCTGCCTGTACGTCGTCATGTTGCCTACAGACAGACCTATTTTACAGATGAGCGAGGATGATCTTGTCATGATAGACAAAAGTCCGTTTTCGGCGGCGCCGAATCCTGACTTATCGAATGTCTAAAGCGAAGAGCGTGTTTTATGGCAAGTCTCATTAAAAGACTTTTCTATAAGGTTCTTTCCGCGCTGGAGTTCAGATCGGACAGAAATTATTATTTTCTCGGCCACGAGCTTAAAGTCGACTATTTGAAAATTCCGGATTTTTTTCTGAAAAGGCTGCTTAGAAAAAGCCTGGACGGAAAGGCGGCGTTTAGCAGGCTCGTGGAGTTCGCGATGGGGTATAGTGCCGACGACTTCGACTTGTTCAAGTTCCATATGTCCGTCGCGTCATTTCTGCCTGGCGTTCCGGCCTGCGCCGCCGATTACGTCCTGGCCAAGGCGTTCAGGCGCGGACAGTCTCTTAATGAATGCCGTAGATTGAAGGCTAGGCTTCTCGGCTTGCCTGATCCTGTTCAGCCTGAGAGGTATCCGAACAGGAAATGCCATGGCATGTTTGATCTGACGGTATAATCATTATGTAAAATTTAAAAGGTTGAATATAATGCATTATTTTTTGGAAAACCAGTCTGAAGAAATCAGACAGAAGGCCGAGAAACGTGAATTTACGGGTCCCGAATTTGTCGGGCAAGGCTGTACGCAGCAGGTTGGTTCCGATTCATACGGGTATTTCGTCATAGAAATAATCAAGCCCGGAAGGCTGGCCGGCCTTGTTCGGGCAGATTCAGCTTTTATCGGGTCTTGGACCGAAGGGAGTATGACATCCAAACTGCCGGCGGACGCGGTTTTCAAAACTATGGCGTCTGAGCCCGCCGGGCCGCATTCGGAGTTCGATTACATTGGACGCTACGGAAAAAACTGGTATTGGTGCGATGTAATAGACGGCAAGATCAGAAGACGGCGCGGTTCGCATGCGCGGTTGTCTTTCAACGGCGCGTATTCATATCGGGATCCGTCTTTTTAAGATTTTGGAGGGAAATGAAATGACGACTGTTACGATTATTTATGGTATTATAGCGTTGGTTTGTTTTCTGATTTTTTTCTGTCCTGTTTTTCCGGATTGGGAAGACTATACAAAAACCGAAGTCTGCAAATGCGCGGGGTTCGCTTTTTTCATAAGCGTATTATGGCCGGCGGCGGCGCTGCTGTTGTTTTTATTGGCTGTTTGCGGTGCATATTATGCTAAGACGACCGAGAAAGACGGAGAAGACGACGATTGACATACCGGGCTGAATCTATATCGAAGGCTATGATTGTTTATGTCCGGATTATGATGTCGTAAAAACAACGGAGATTCGATGTTTAAAACGAAGGTTTTTCAGCTGGGCTCTGCATTCGGCATACCGTTATATGTCGACATATCGTTTTTATTTATAGCGGTTTTGGTGCTTATGTGCGGCATGGGCTTCCTGTTTGGCGTTCTCATTACAGTCGGTTTCGGTTTTTCAATATTGGCGCATGAGTTCGGGCATTGTCTTGTCGCCAGAAAATACAGATGCAGAACGCGGAAGATAACGCTTTCAATGCTCGGCGGGTGCGCCGAGCTGGAGAGTATTCCGAAAGTCCCGAAGCAAGAAATGCTCGTGGCGCTGGCCGGGCCTGGCACGTCACTCGCGCTTGCCGTTGTATTTTCAGTGGTCGCATTTCTATTCTGTCGCGTAGCTTTCTTGTTTCAGTCTTTTACCGTACTTTCAGGCCTGAACGCCGGACTTGGATTTTTCAATCTGCTGCCTGGATTTCCCATGGACGGCGGACGGATTTTACGCGCATGGCTTAGCCGGAAAAAGCCCAGACAGGACGCGACACGGACGGCGATGAATGTCGGACGCGTATTCGCAGCGCTTTTCGCATGCTGGGGAGTGTTCAATATTATGTCTGGAAATATTGGCGGTTTGATATCGCTGCTTATATCGTGGTTTATCTGGCAGGCCGGATGGCAAGAATATATGGCGTCCGTCTATGGCGGTTGACGGTTTAGCATGAATCGACATAAAAAAAAGACGGCGTAAACGCCGTCTTTTTTCTTTATGGCCTTCCATACGGAAGCGGTCCCGGCACGTACGGATGCGGAGGCCCGGGTGGAACAGGAGGTCCAGGCGGGACAGGAGGTCCAGGCGGGACAGGAGGCCCGGGCGGAATAGGAGGACAAGGTGGCCTTGGCGGCGGGCATGGCGGCGTTTCTTTTTCCCTACGCTCGTATCCGTCACAGATGCCGTCTGGATCTACTTCCGGAGTTATGTCGATTACGTTCCATCTGGTATGTTGGAAATCGTGATATACATCGTGCTGTCCTTCGTCCGGAACGAGGTCGGGCATGCGCTTAGAATATAATTTCGAGTTCATGCAGAAGAACTTTCCGCGAAGTCTGCCGCGCCATTCGCGGAACAGGCAGTTATGTTTGTCGGCCGGAACAGCCCATTTACAGTTGCGGCAGCAGTCTGGATCGATTTTATGGTATCCTGTCTTGTCGGCGTATATTCTGATATCCTGCGCGTCGCGCGAATCAAGTTTGGCCAGCGCCTGCAATTGGTCTACGGTTTTTTCGAAAAACCTGACGGCGTCTTCGAAATTCCTGAAATCGCGATGGATAATTTCAAGAGGTTCGTCGTAGTTGTACGATACAGCCGTTACTTGGAAGAATAAATCTTCATGCGTCAGATCGTCATGCGCCGGTTCTTCTCCGTCGAAGTCCGTCAGCGCGACCTTGTACCGCGTCTTCATGAAGCGGTCTTTTATCTCCGCGACCTTCGTCGTCTCTTTGACATACGGATCGTCATGGCGCGGCGGATGGGGCCTACCCGGCGCCCATGGACCGAAAGGAATCGGGTCCAGCCCGAAAATGTCGTATTGATGCTTGTTCATGTTTTTATTTACCGTATGCGCTATGCTTAGAAGTAAATAAAAATGAAATCTAAAAAGGATTGTCACATGAAGAAGTATACTAAGAAATGCATCAAAGAGGCTATCGACTACTGGACAAAGCGCCTTAATGAGATCGAGGGCAACAAGTGCAGCTGCGAGGCGACGCTGAAGATCAAATATGACGGCGCCAACAGCTATACCGCGGCCGACGCTATGTTCGACGCGCTGTACAGGAAGTTCGGCGGCGAACTGGCCAACAACTCCGGTTTAGGCCGGCTCGAAATCACCGTCGAGGGCGGAAGCTCGTCCGACGAAGCCGAAAGGGACTATGATTTCATAAGTCAGTTGAACTCGCTGCTCCAGCACGGACATATCTGATCAGCTTCGAAAATGCGGTTTCCGCGGGCAAGGACGTCGGCCGTAAGGCCGGCGTCTTTCGCATATCAGCGCCAGTGGATGGTAAATAAAGCATATGAAGAATGCAGTTAAAAGACCTAAAGACGAGCTTTCAGACTTAAGCCCGAATTCTACATGGCTGAATCCTAGCGTAACGACATTGGAGCAGCTGAAGGACTGGATTATCCTCAATTTAGGCGGCGGGCTTCAGACGGTCGAACTGCTGCAGAAACACTTGAACGTCATAATAGGCGATTCAATTTAGTTCTACACTAAATATGAATACCATCCGGAAGAATACTGCATAGTCAACCTCCGGTATTACAAGCCGGGCGTCGGCATCGATCTGTCCGAACTTAAGATAGCGTCGATCAAGCAGATTTCGTTCCAGAAGGACAATGTGCTGCACGGATATGGCGACCTGTTTTTCTCCCCGTACGCGGCGTTCGGACAGGGCGTTGGATCCCCGATGTTCGGTATGGGCGGTCAGACCAACTTCGTCGGATCATGGGTGACGTTCCAGAACCTGCATGAATGGTATGACACCGCGCAGCGCATGATGGGCAGCAATCCGGACTGGACGTATGACGAATATACCGGGATATTGAGGCTGATGCCGGAACCTAGGTGCGCGAACCAGTGTATTCTGTTAACGTGCAACCGGCAGCTTCCGCTTTCCCGTTATTACGGCAACGAGTACGTCAAGCGTATCTGCCTTGCGAAAGCCAAGATACTTTTAGGCCAGATCCGCAAGAAATTCCAGAATGTTCCGCTTCCGGGCGGCGGTTCTATCGATACTTCCATCGGCGATGAAGGTCGGCAGGAACTTGACAAGATAGAGGAAGAAATAATCAAGGCAGAATCTCGCGGTTCTTTTTTCTGTTTATCGTAAGATGAGAGTAAACAATTTATGATTGGTTGACGTGGAAATTAACCATTTCGTAAAATTTAATAAGATAAATCCTATTTGGTAACAATATGAACAGAGTATGGTATCGCAAGCAGAGTTCGCGCTTTCCGGACATAAACGCCAGTCCCGCCCGCCCGGCGTTTTTCTCTAACGAGTTCGAATACATGGACCTGTTCGGCTGCGACATGTGGCGTCCGGTGGTATTCGTCGCGTTCCTGGACAAGAACCTTCCGGTGTTCGACGTGTGGAAGGACTCCGTCGAAGAGCTGTGCGGCTACCCGGCGGCGGCGGAAAGCTTTCTGCAGGGAGACGCCCTGGAGACCGTGACGCACTGCCTCGGCCGGTTTCTGGAGATGGCCGGAGGCGGACATAGCGCTAAGTCCATACGCGCCGCGCTGAAGAAGCTGGACGACGAATACGCCCCAATGGACGGCGTAATGGAGGCGACGGACCGGGAGCTGCTGGACTTCGCGGAATGGGCGGCCGAGATAATGGAAAGGGCCAGGGCCGAACACGTCCACCCGTACAAAGTCGTGCTTGACGACATGATCCGCGCCAAGCCCGGGATAAAGGGGATCATAGACGGCCCCGGATCGCTGATGTCAATCGACCCGGACGTGCAGTCCAGCGTGGCGTATACGCTTTCCATGAGAGAGGTGAACTGGCTTCTGCAGCACAAGGCGGACGACATGCAGAGCGACGACCCGGCGCGCGTCAAGGCCGCGGTCGAGGCGTGCAGAGGGCGGGGCCGCGGGCCTAGACGGCTGCAGGAGGACGCCGGAAAGCCGCCCGTGTCGGACCTCGGGCGCGTCCTGCGCCTGGACGCGTGCGAGAAGCAGAAGGACATGTGCTGGGGCTATGACGGGTTCGTCCTGGCGCACAAGGACGTCAATCCCGGCTTCGACCAGGAGAAGCCGTTCATGGTAGTCATAGACCAGGACGGCGCCTGGCAGATGCACTTCGAGAACTTCGGGACCGCGCCGAAGGACGAGAAGGTGCTGGACGACATGTATAAGGCCCTGGCGGCGTCGTGCGAGAAGGGCATGGAGCTGCAGGCGCGCGGCGGGGCGACGCCGGGCGGGATCAGCGGCATTTCGAGGCTGCAGGACTACGGCTTCAAGAAGGTTCCGATGCCGGACGACACGAACGTCTACTGGGGCGGCGAGATGGACTGGGAAAAGCTCGAGAAATGGCTGAACAGCGGCAGGCACGACGACGCCTTTCTGGTGAAGGACGGCAAGAAATTCGTGCGCCCGGACGAATACGACGGCGAGATTACGCCGGACAACACGAAGCCGAGACCGTTCAAGATGGTGAAGACGGGCGAAACGAAAACAATATCCGAATCGGACAGACAGATATACTACTGGGCGCACATGCTCGACGAGGCCATGGAGGACAAGCGCCTCATCCTCGAAGACCGCGAGGACCGGCAGCTCGGCGAGGAGTCGAGGCGCGAGGCCGAGCGGAAGGCAGCGCGGCAGAAGAAGGCCAGAGTGCGCATGAAGGCCAACTCCGCCGGCGGAGCCGCCCGGCAGAAGGCGGAGGCCATCTGCGGCATGCCCGATCTAGTGGGGATGGCGCCGGGGAGATACGACAAGTTCATGGTATATGCGGGGCGCGTCATCGTCGTGGCGTCTATAGGAAAAGCCCTCGTCCCGTTCTACTGCTCGACGGGCCTCGCCGGGAAGTCGAGGGCGTCGGCCCAGGCCGGGCGCTGGTTCGCGTTCTGGGGGCTGGGCGAGGACGGATGGTTCAACAAGCTGGAGTTCGAAGCCAGTCCGACTTCGCCCACGCTGTCCATGCACAACCAGTTTGGAAGCGAGAAGCTCATGGCTTTCGCCAAAACCCTCGACGAGACCGTCGGCGACGTCGCCGGAGTGTTCCAGAGGTTCAGGGACAACGTCGTGGACCTGCGGCTGGCGCGCGCCATGGTAAACCAGTCTTTCCCGTATGAGCCGGCGCGGTACGACGACTACAGCGCGCCGGCCCTCGTGAACTATCTGAACAACATGCTCAAGACGTTCTACGACATGGGAGACAGGAAGGCCGCCGCCAACCTGATAAAGGCCGGAAAGTCGTACGGCTACGGGACGTACAGGAACCAGCAGCTCAGAAAGGAAATGTTCCTGCGTCCGTTCTCGTTCCGCTGATTCGCCGGCCGGGCACGACGACGCGTTTCTGGTCGTAGACGGCGGGAAGTTCGTCGATCCTGAAGACTGGGACGGGGATATTTCTATGGCTAACACAAAACCGCGGCCGTTCAAGATGGTACGGACTTCCGTTACGATAAAGGAAAACAAAAAGATGAAAAAGACATACACAAAGAAGCAAATTACGGAGGCGATCGCTTACTGGAAGAAGCAGCTTAGAGCTGGAAACTACAAGAGCATATGTGAGAAAGCTTATTAGAACATTGATTTGCGAGACTCATGCAATTAGATCATCAAGCTGCTTCCAAAGCTAAGGAAAGCTCATTAGCTAGTCACAGACTTATTCAAGCATGGTAAGGTCAAATATACCGATATAGGCGGAAAATATTAGTATAAAAAAGATTTTTACCATTATTATAACAAGTTCAAAACTAATGGCTGGTTCCATAATCTAGGTTTTAATAGAATTAAAGACAGACTGTTCGGGATAGAAGGCGGAGGCGCGGATGGCGGAAGTTTATATGTTGACATAGACACTGGTAAATTCACAGTTCATGATGACGGCAAAGATCTTGCTGAAGTAGACAATTTCGTAGAAAAGACTTTCACGAATCGCCACCGCCGCTCATTCTCTGAAGACTGGAATATCACATACAAGGCAGACAGGCTGGTGAATGAAATAGACTCATATGTGAAAATGGTAGAACGAGCTGCTGCAGGTAAAGACATATACTCCTAGGACAGCGATGATTGGTATGGAGAAGAAATCAATGCTGTAAAGACATTCACTATAGGTTATACAGCTTGGCATCAAGACAAATATCAGACTGAGGTTGAAGCTAAAGATGAAGCTGAAGCTAGAAAGAAGTTTTTAAATGAACATCCAGAAGAATATAACTTCAAGGACATTGAGATAACGTCAATAAAAGAAAGATAACATCATAAAGAAGATGTATACTAAGAGGCAGATCGCGGAGGCTATCTCCTATTGGGAAGGCGTGCTTCTGTCAGAGGACAAGCAGGCGTTTTAGAAAAAGTACGGGGCTGAGCCGGACTTCGAAAACCTGTTCGGCCTGTACTGGAACACTGTGCGGCACAAGTGCAAGAGCCCAGAGAACGCGATAGAGTACTGGCAGGCCAGGCCGTTTTCCGAGTTCAGGGATTTCGTCCAGCAGTTCGACACGAGAAACCGATCGGAGCGGAAGGACACCGAGTACAAAGCGCAGGCCGAGCGCGCCGGAGCGGAGATGCTGTCGCCGGACGTAGACGGGTACGAAGTCTGGCTAGTCCCGAGCTACGATGCGGCCAAGGTCCTCGGCAGGTTTTATAAGGGCAAGTCTACTGGGTGGTGTATTTCGACTGACAACCAAGACCATTTCAAGAGGTATTTCGCTACCCGCAAAACCGACTTCCTGTTCCTCATCAAGCTAAAGCCGGCCGGAGACGACCTTGATAAGGTTGCGCTGGAGGTGCGACCCAGCGGGGAAGTCGTTCCATGGGACCAAGCAAACAGCCACAAGTTCCCAGATCAAGCTCTTGCCACTGCTGAGAAGGCCCTGTAGGTGTACAAAGAATGCTCATCTAAGAATGTCCGCCACAAGGAAGCAGTCAGCAAGAACGGTAGGGTAGGCGGTATGGAAGTATACGTCGATAGGCTGAACGAAATACTCGCTGACGCCGCCCGGCACGGATACAAGACGCTCGGATATAATATTTCATATATGCTTATATACGGCATACTACAGTGGTTCTGCGAAAAGGCGTTGGACAACGGCATAATACCATCGGGCTTACGCGAAGAACTAAATGACTTTGCCGAAGAGATTTCGGACAGCGAAGACGCCAATAATTGGACGGAGTGGATCGATCTGAACGAAGGGTTCAATTACGACGAAGAAAGCGGCACGGCATGCGCCGCAATGGTGTCTAGCACAGGTATGCGTAGAAGCTGAACGGATCAGCTTGATTGTGAAAGGGCACGGATATTCCGTGCCTTTTTTCTTTTATTCGTATTATATTTATATGAATCAAAACAAGCGTAAGTTTCTTATTTTGGCGGACAATTCATACGTAACGTATTTCTGTATATTTGGCAGCGTTAATGATTTCGTGAAGCGGTATCCCGTTTAGGCTGCAGAATGGATAAAACCAATCGATGAATGCGATCAGGACAATCTCCCCGACCTTATCAGCTGCAACGAGTACCGCAAGGTTCTTAGGCAATATGTGATGGACAAGCTTCAGGCGTTGGAAGGCATCGCGAAGGCGAATTTCGAAGACGAGATAAATTCGTGCGAGCAGATAGACATAGTGTTCGCGTGCGACGACAAGTTGAAACGCAACTTCCGCCTTGACCTTTACCCGCAGTACAAGGCTAACCGGTTGACGGTAAAGCGCAATTATAGGCTTGACACCATCAAGAATTATATCAAAAACGTTCTCTACAAGGAACTCAAGCTAGAAGAAGATTACGGATATAAGTTCATAACGGTAGAAGGCGCAGAAGGCGATGACGTGATTGCGACGTTTATGACAAAATTCGCGAAGGACTATGCCGGATCGATATTAATTTCGTCCGACCGTGATTTTCTGCAGCTCGAAAACGTGAGGGAATTCGACCTGTTCGGGAAAGAGGCATAGCGCAAGCTTGGCGACGAGATTGTGTCGGCTGAGGATTTTCTGCTCGGGAAGATACTAATGGGCGATAAGTCTGACAATATATCGTAGGTATTTTTGCGGTGCGGGCCCAAGACGGCGCTGTCGCTAGTAAAGAACCGGGACGAACTTGATAGGAAACTGCTTGAAAGCGCAGACGCGGCGGAGAAATACAAGCTGAACAAGAAGATAATTTCATTCAGCGAAATACCGGCTGAACTTACCGAACGGATAAAGAAGGCGATAAACGAGTCACTTTATTCGGAAGACGTGCTGAATCCTGTGTCCGACCTCAAGTCGTTTATGATGAGCTTCTGACGTGGACAATATCCAATATAATGATTTCCTTCGCGCGGCATGGGATCTCACAGGAGAGATCGTTCATGAAAACGTAGAATTGACAGAACTGGATAATCAGCATCTGGATATCGATCCTGAGTGCGAGCTTAAGTTGTGCATTTAGGGCCCTGATAAGTTAGAGGCTATCAAGAACAAGCTTATGGAGTTTAACCGGTGCGCAAGCTATGTCTGTGTAAGCAGTGAGTGTGTAAGTGACTAAAAAAAGAAGACCGCCGGCGCCGATACATATTGGAATAGCACAACTCCAATACCGGCGCGTCCCAGTCTGAGGCTTTGACACTTACAGAGCTAAAGCTGATGCATTTCAATATAAACATGAAGAAAAAAAAGGAACCGTATCGGATTCGGTCCTGAGGACGAATAATATAAATATGGAAGAGATAAAAGAGCTTTGGGTCGACAAGTACGCGCCGAATACGTTGGATGACTATGTTTTGAACCCGGACCTTCGCGATTATTTCAAGGCGATGGTCGCGAATAACGCGCCGTAGAATTGTCTGTTCGCTGGCGTGCAGGGCAGCGGAAAAACTACTCTCGCAAAGCTATTGGCGAAGTCGCTGAACGCCGAGACGCTGTTCGTGAAATGCGCGACAGACGGAACGTTGGACGTGCTCAGGACGAAGATATCCGAGTTCTGCAACGCTATGTCGATAGAAGGCCGGCTTAAAGTCGTAATATTGGACGAACTCGATTCGGCGTCGTCGTCCGGCGTTAATAACTTTCAGCTGGCGCTTCGTACGCTTATAGAAAGCGCGCAGAGCGATACCAGGTTTATCTGTACATGCAATTACGCCGCGAAAATCGTGCCGGCTATTTTGAGCAGATGCCCTCTTATTCCGCTGAAATTCGACCAGCGCGATTTGCTGCAGCGCGTCAAGTTCATACTGGACTCCGAACAGGTCAAATATACCAGAGACAGTCTGAAGGCGTTTATCGAGGAGTCGTTTAAGTTCTATCCCGACTGCAGACGTATTGTGAACTATCTTCAGTTCTGCTGCGGTACGGGAGAACTGGTAGTTAAATTAAGTCAGATAGCGGATTCTGGCAAAGACGAATTCCTGAAAGATCTGTTCAAGAAGATAAAGACAGAGAGAGACTTGCTTAACATTAGGCGTTTTTATCTTGCGAATAAGGAGAAGGTATCGGATTTCGTCGCTTTCGGATCCGACGTATTCAATTACGCTCTTGACAACAATATAGTAACCGAAGACGGAACTCTTGTTTTGGCCGATTTGCTGTACCAGCTTAATGTCGTCATAGACAAGGAAGTCGGACTGTTTGCCATGGTAACTGCCGTCAGGAAATACGCCAGGAGCTGACATGGACAAAAACTGGCTTGACCGTGAACTCTCTTTCGAAGATCTAGATCTTCCGCCGGAGCTTGAGTCAGAATATGCCGGCGACTTAATGGATAAGCTGGATAACGGTTTTTCGTATATGGAGGAGCTTGACCCCGATGCAGAATATATAAAGGCGGTCGCCGCCGGCGAATACAGGCATGAAATGCCGAAAGGTTCGTCGCCAAAGGAATATGGATCCGGTTTGATGGAAAACGCGATTATAAATGTACCGGACGAAAAAGCGCGGCTGGCTGGATTCGCGAATATCATGGGATGGGACCAGACAGACCTCACGGAAGAAGGCTATCTGAAGGCAGTTGTTCAAAACAAGACAGGCAAAGCCGCCGTCATAAAAGATCTGATCGGAATAAGGAGTTCCGAAGATGAAGATTCTTAACGGCAATGCCTCTGCTGTAGACGCAGAAGAGCTGCAGAAGATATCGGAAGACGCCAGGTCGCAGCAGGAAAAAGACGCCGAAATAAAAAAAGATCCGGATTTCGAAATTCCAGAAATGCAGGCGTATCTTCGCATAGCGGCCGACATAGACGGCGTCGAACCTCCGCCTGAATGGGCGGCAGAAGTAAAAAATTCGATATTGGACGATCTCGAAAAAGCGGTGTTGTCAAAACCGGGTGAACAGTCCGCGTCCCTGGAAGAGGCGTATATTAAAGCCGCGGCAAAAAACGACGAAGACAGAATGGCAGTCATAGATTTATATAATGTCTATATAGGATTGACGTATGGCAAGATCGACTATGCTATTTGACGCAATGAACAATATCCTTGTGACGAAGTCCGAAGAAACCTGGCGTCGTCATATAGAAGATCCAAATTTCAAGGATTTCGCCGGATTCATCTGCCGCAAATATATGACAATGAGTCCCGATCCGCGCGTAAGACAGATAGTGATGGACAATTATGTCACGCTTGAACGCCTTGACGACAAGACATTATATTTATGGTTGCTTAGGAGACTTCCGAAACAGAAGTCTGGTTTTATAAAATTTATAAAGTAAAAGCCATGAAGACAGAAAACAAAAAGACAGATACACCTATGCGAAACCAGAATGTGAAGTCGCGGAATTTCGTAACCGACGACGGCAATGTGTATATACTCGGTGAATTCGATTCTACGATTTCGACAGAGGTGATACACGCCGTCACGTCGCTGGTTAACCAGATGGAAGCGTTCAAGGATCCGGTCATACACATATACATCAATTCGTGCGGCGGAGATGCTTATGAATTGTTTGGGCTGCTTTCCGTGCTTGATGTCGCGAAAAGCAAAGGCATATCGGTACATACGCACGTAATCGGCGTCGCATATTCGGCGGGATCAATATTGGCGGCGTACGGTGATTACAGGACGATGTCAAGGTATTCCGACCATCTGCTGCATCTGGGATGCGCCGGGGCAGAATTTTCGACTTTCGAGCAGCTTAAGCGCGAAGCGGAGAACAACATAAAGCATTTTAACAAGATCCTTCGCATTTATTCGGAGCATACGAAAATCCCGAAGAAGAAGCTCGCCGAGATGCTGAAGGATGACAAGCTGTACCTCGACGCGGAGCAATGTCTGAAATACGGAATCTGCGACGAGATAACATGAAATGCCTCTGGAAATACGAGAAACGGACGAAGAAATTCCGCCGGGTGAAGCCGAAATGTACGCAAGTTTGATATGATAGACCAAGAACTAGAACGCGATCGGGCGCGGACGTACAGGTATCAAGAGGCAGACCGGTACACGCTGATAGACAATATGCGCAGGATTCCTTCCCCTGAATATACGCCGGAAGACGCATACGGAGAACGCGCATTCAATACGGCGTCCGAGTTAAAGGAGCTCGGCGCGCTCATGGCGATATTTATTCCGCAGGACTCGCTGCTGCGGTGTCTAGTCGGGACGGCTGAAAGCGAAGACGACTTTACGAAACGAAGCCTTCAGCAGGTATTCTTGTTTCTCGACGAGCGCCCAACCGCCGTAAAAAAATGGTTTTACTTCGATGGGTTCGATGCGGTCGGGATAGACAATATCCATTACGGAAAAACAAAAACCGAAGCGGGAACGCGGCTTTTGTGCGCGCGGCTGGATCCGTCTCAGTTCGAATGCAATGTATGCGTTATGGGGGATGATCAGCCCGGCGGAATGGGTTTAGGCATAGAGCTGCGGTACAGATACGACAGCCGATGGAGCTTGTTCGGATACGTGCCCAAGGACCTTGAGATGCCCGTTGGAAGATATATATTGGCGACCAACGTCAAGACTACGTCATGGCCGTGCATATGCGGCAGCCGGGCCGTAATGAACATGCATATGATGCCTTTGTCCGCGACCATAGCGACATTGCAAGACGTCAACCGACAAAAAACGCGGGCGTAACGTTGCTGGTTTTGCAGAGTTTGCTAACAGAGGTCTTTTTTGTAAATATATACATGGAAGATCTAACATCCCGTGAGGAGAAATCTTCGGAGAGCAAAAGCCAGAAGCGCGCGGACCGGCAACGCCGCAGGGCGGAAAGGCGTATTCTCCGATAGCAAGATATCGGAAACGTACAGATCCGAACGTTGGAAAACGAATATCCGCAGGAGACTCTTTAGGCTTTTATTGCGGAGTACGGACCGCGGATAAAGACATGGTTCAGGCATTATTTGATATTGTGGTGCAAGGCGGACGACGCCGCTGTTCCATATATAAAGAATATGACGCGGGAGTAGCGCAATGAGTTCATATAGGAATATGTCGACGTATCGGAATTCCTCAACAGATTCGAACGGTATCTCTCAAAAGCGGAAGCCGGGCGCTGAGACGAAAACCCATGACGCCGATCGTTATCAACGTGTAGACATTGCAGAACGTTAACAACTGGAAAAATAACGGATTTTGTCAGCTTATGAAAAATGACGGCATGATGTTATTTGGATTGACTGACCGCTGTTGTAGATTTTCGTTTTCATTCCATGACGGACTTATCCATTCGTCGTCGAAATACTGAGGCTGGTTTTTTTTCCATTGGAATATGTCTTCCTGCGCGTTCTGTTCGGCGTTCATCGCCGCGTTGTAGGACGAGAGACATTCATTTTTTATTTCCACGAACCGGCGGTATATGGGATCCTAGGATATCTGTTTTATCTGCGCGCCGTTGTATGCTGTCATCGGCATGAGCATCTGCGGCAGAAGTTCGCCGAGCTGGGATTCGAATGTCTTCACTACGATGAAATATTTGTCGACAATTTCCTTATTTAGTCCCCAGCATAGCCATACCAGCGCCATGATGTGGTCGTCATGCGAGCCCGAAGCGGCCTGGAATACGGTATGTCGCCCGCTTGTTTCTTTCTTAACGAAAGTGCCCATTTCGTCGAGCAGGGCCTGGTCGGGAAGAATGAAACCGAATCCCATCGTCGTCATCATGTCGCGCGCCCATAGGCAAGCCCGGCCTTTTATTGTTACATGCGAGTAGATGCCGGCTTCTCCGTTTTTGGATTCCCTCGCTATATTGGGGTATTTATAGGTTATACGTAACGAATCCAGCATACCGGCTGAAACGCCGTTCCTTTCCGCGAACAGCGGCGGCGATCCGTAAAGCGGAAGGATTTTCGAGCATACGTACGCGAATTCTACAAGAGACACGGTATCGGACGAGAACGCCGCGCACATTATTATGCGGCTAAGGTCGGTGACGTCGAATATATATAATACGGAGCTGTCTTTTCCGACGCCTTCCGCGATATCTGCCGCCGCGGCATACGTTCTTTTCGGGTCGAACTCCGCCCACATCCTGAACTTGTACACCATCTGCTCGTTTTCAGAAAGGATCTGCTGCTCGACCGGCGCCTGCCCCTATGCTTTCATCCGCGACGCTTCCATCCTGAATTTCTCTATTATGTCGTCCGGGATGAGCTTGAGGCTCTGTTTGCCGGCCAGGAACTCATTGCCGAACTCCTGCGCGAACCGCCTTTCGCCGATCGACGCGATGGTCATCTCTTTCCACTTCTGGTCGCGGCCGGGCACGTCCCACCAGTCGATTCTGAACGGTTTCCAGCCTTCTTTGTTCTTATCGTAGCTCTTCTGGTTGGCCTGCTGCCACAGGTTGTAGTAGAGGTTGTTCGGATCGGCGCCGTTGGGGGTCGACACGATTATGAATTTCGACTTCTTCGACGAAGAGATTACGGGGTAGATGGACTCGAAGACCTTGTTGGCTATATTATTGGCGACAAAACCGAATTCGTCGCATATGACGCAGTTGTGCGACAATATTCCGCCGGCATAGTACGCATGGCGGTCTCCGCCGAGCGAAAGATCGTATAGTTCCGCCTTTTCGTCCGTCGTTCTCACCCGTACTATTTCGGCGTTGCCCCCGGCGGTTTTTACTTTTCTGCCGGCCGAATCCTTCGCGAGCATTTCATTGCCTTCGGCGTCTATCAGGATATGGTCGGCGGAACATTTCAAAACCAGGCCATTCTCGGTCGTTATCTCGTATATCTGCTGCGCCGGCGTCTGCATGACGTATTCGACAGGTTCCCATCCGCGGTCGGTTTCCACCTCCACTGCGCCGCGTATGCTTGTTATCTTCTTATACAGGCGTTTTATCGATTCTGAAAGCTTCATAGCGTTTGGTCTTCTAAGTTGAATATGAAATCAGATATCGCGGCTTTCGCGGCGTCCCTGTCGTCTGTCCACATGCTTTCGTCTAGCTGCATAAGGTCTATTCCGTTGTTCCGGCATTCTTCTATTTTTATCGCGTCATACTTCTTCTGTTTTTCGAAGCTGTGCTAGTATGTTCCCTGGAACTCTATGGCCTTCATGAGCGACGGTATGAAGATGTCCAGCTCTAGATTCCTGCCTGTTTCGGGATTTACAAGCATAGTCTTGTCGTTTTCCATTATTCGTTCGCCGGGAAGAAGCTCCTTTACGAAGTCGAGCACCGTTTTTTCCATAACGGAATAGCCGGTGTTTATTATGGGATGGCAGTGCATGCACCTTGCTATGGATCTGCCATAGCAATGCTCGAAAGGCACGGCGTCGAAATCTCTGCCGCATTCGGCGCAGTGCCACGACAGTACGGTTTTTATGTTTTTGCCCGAGTCCTTTATGTTCAAGTAGTCTTCAAGGGAAAAATTAGGAATAACGCTTGTTGTCAGAAGCCTGTTGTAGCATTTTGTCTTTATGGACGTTATCGCCGCGTCTTTAGACTGCTGCGTCTGAAATGAATTGCCGACGCCGTATTTTTCTTCTAATGTCTGTTTCCGCTTGGCTTTCGATTCCGGAGATTTAGCGCGCTCCTGTACAGTCTGCATCATTTCCGAATTCTGGAATACGGATTCGACGCCGTATTTTTTGATGTTGGTCTGCCGTATTTTCCGTCTGATCTCCGGTACGTCCAGGGCATTGTTATATCCGTATTTTCTAAGCATTGTCTTTTTGAACGTTGTCATAGTCCGGCTGCGGATCTCCTCGTCCTGCTGCGGATTGTCCACGCCGTACCTCATCCTGCATGTTTTTCGGCTTTTCTCCGCGCGCCCGACGTAGAAGTTCGGATTCTCTGCGACTCTCTGTTTGAACACCTCTTTTATTTTCATGCGAACGGCCGGCGATCCGACGACGGTGTCGCTTCCGTATTTTTCCCTTGCCAGCTTTTGCATTTTGTCTTTATGCATCTGGCTTTTCTGCGCGCAGCTGTTCGAACAGAAAAGGCCGGTGCCGCTGTATCCTACGACGGCGCTTACGACATTACGTGCGATCACATTATGGCATCCTTCGCAATGGCATCTAGGAAAATCGCGTATGTCGTGCAGTATCCAGTATATTTTCGTCTTCAGCTTATAATACGGATCCTGCAGAAGCGGCGTCAGTTCGTTTATCTTGTCGATGTATCCTTCATACTTGTCTTTGTACTTTTCGGATTTCAGAAATCTCGCGTAGTTGTCCGGCGACGTTTCAAGCAGGTCCGCTAGATCTTTTTTAAGCTGTTCTATTGTTATTTCTTTTGTCATATATTTATTTACTATCTTTGCCGAGGAACCTCAGCCAGGATATTGGTATTTTAAATTTCATAAACGGCAGTATTTTAAACCGCACTGTTATCTTGGTGTCGCCGGCGACGCAGTTCGCGCTATAGCCTCTTGCCGCGTCCGATGCCGTGGCGAAGCCTTTTATGACGGATTTGTTTGAAAAAATTATTTCGCTCTTGTTCCACGTAATGACAGCCGGTTTCAACCATGTAGGAATATATTCATACGCAAGCTGGATTCGCGAAAGAATTTCGATCGCCGTATCGGCTTTGTTCGCAAGAAGCATTATCCGCTGTTCTGGATTGAATATCAGCGTCCAGAGCGCGAATATTGTGTAGGACGTCGTATTATGCGACAGTATCCCGTTAGTGTAGTACTTATGGTCTGTGTCGTCGGCCAGCTCGACGTCGAACATGTTCTCGAACTACCCCGTCCGTTCCATTGAGATTACTTTTTCAACGCCGTCCTCGGTCATTATCGCGTCGCCCGGTACAAGGTCTTTGACGAATGCCTGGCTCATGTCTTCGCGGAATACTATATGGTCGTCGGCGCACTCCAGCGAATGGCGTTCAGTCTAGACGCGCCATATCTCGTATTTGACCGTCTTGTGTACGGCGACGCAATCCTACCAGCCGGAGTCGGTCAGGATCTCATAATCCGACGCGTCTGCCGAATCTACGAATTTACGGGATACAGTATCAGAGAGGTTCATAAATCGCCTTTCGTTATGAATTCGACGCACTGCGCCGTGACCGCGTCCGGATCGGCTTTGTAGTCTCGTTCCTTGACGCGCAGGATATTGGCGTAGCCCAGCTTACGGAGATTCGCTTCGCGTTCCGCATCGCGTTTCTGGTTTCCGCGCTTTTCGCCATGCCAGTAATCGCCGTCGAACTCTATTACCTTGTTGTTGTCTTCTATATAAAAGTCCAAAAAATATGTAGTTTTAGTATGTTTGTTATATACCATGTATTCGCCGTCAATACGCCCCGGCGTAATAGTTGCATAATGTATTTTTTTATACCGACCATGTAATTGTTTAACTATATTTTCGAACAATTCCTAACTGATTATAGAAAAACCTCTACGGTTGCTAAATAATTTAGCCTTGTTGATGCGTTCTATTTCCTCAACTGGCTTCGACTTCATTGTGTTCTGCCACCGTCGCTGCCTGTCCTCGTATATCCTGCTGCCTTCTTCCTCTCCGTGTTTAGCCACGCATTTTTCAAGCGTGAACGTCCGCTGTCTTTCCCGCAGCATTTTTTTCGCGTCTTGTTCGGAATATCCTCGTGTCAAGTAGTAGTCGATCTTGGTCGCGTTGTTGTGTCTGCTGTCGCGTGACGCCTGCGCTCGTTCGCTCAGCGCCTTTATTCTGGCTGTTTTCTCTTCATCGGAAAGACCGTCATATCCCTTGAAGTTTATCGACCATACGCTGTTCCGGCCGTTCCGGCATTCTTCTTTTTTCGACGGATTGTCTCCGCCTTTTTGAAAACCGCAGCGACCTTCTACGCAGGCTTTTTTTGTATTAGTCGACATTTGAATACTTAAACTTTTTGTCTATAAATCTTCATATTTAACATTGAATTTTTTGCAGTATTCATTAATTTCCATCTTATGGACTTTTGTTATATGCTATATGATCTGCTTGCCGCGCAGACCGCATATTTTGCATTCAACATAATCTGATCCATTCGGAAATTGTGCTTTGGTAATTTCAATTTTTTTACATAGCCAGCTACAGTATTTGGCTTTTTTCGATTTAGTTTCAAATTTATTTCCACAATGGCAACAATGTGTGAAAAATTTCATAAACGTATTTTCCTTTCTAACGTAATGCTAGATTTATTTACTTATAATTTAAACCGTTTATAGAAATCTTCAATTGTCAATTCTTCTATTTCGCCTGTCTTTTTATTTTTAATTTTGATTTTTGTATTTTTGCAAACACATTTGCCGGTCTGCCTCGACGCTATTATTATCGCGCGGTTTTCATGTACAAAAAAATCAAGAAGTTCTTTCTGCTTAGGATATGGGTTTATGATCTAAAGACCCTAATCCAAGCTGATTATGCGAAAATATTTAGATGCGAAATAATTGATGTCGCGTTTGCATTTCGCGATTTCCGAAATGCGGTATTCGAATTCTTCTTTGGAAATCCTGTCTATTTCGCCGGGTTTTTTAATATGCGAAAGCTATCTGTCTTGATTCGTATTCATATTCATATCCATATTCATATTTACATCAGTTTTAGAATTTATTCGTTTTTAGAATTTATTTAGAATAGGATTTACTTTTTAATATGTCTTAACTGAAGAAAAAACATTTAAAAGACGTACCGTTCGTTTTCTGCTTTCGGATAATTTTAATATGCTTAATAGAAAAAACATTACGCGTCTTTTGAATACGGCGAAAAGACGTCTTGCTTTAGATCTTTTTACTGCGGATAAGCGCCGCGAAATGAAGAGCGCCGAGTATGCGAGGTATGTTGTAGACGGGCAGATCCTCCACCGCGACGCGTCTCTAGCCTGCGACAAGAAGTCGTTCTATGGGTTTCAGCCTATTAATTTTCTATGCGCCGTCGCAAAGGACGGTACAGTGAAAAGCAAGCTGTTCGAATTCAATATAGTTAATCATTTCCTGCATATGGAAGAAGGCGAAAACGCGTGCGAGGTTGTAGAAGCGATTCTTCTTATGTGGAAGAAAGAGGACAAGACTATTTCAAACTTCGACCCAGACGTAATCGATAGGTATTTGTCGGAAGTCGAGAAATCCTACGCTAAAGAAAACCAGTCTGACGAAAATGCGTAATTCTATATATTTTTCAAAGAATCCCATTGAATTCAAGGCGGATTTGCTGTTGAATTATGACAAGAACTTCGACGAAGTCTGGTGCCATGTTCCGCATACTGAAAAACGGCATTCGGATCTCGACGCCATATGCAAGCGCGTTTCGGAGAAGTTCGAGTCTCCAGGCCTGATAGGTGTACTGCATTATTACGATGTGCTCGGAAACCCGCATTCGGTGTTCCAGTGTGCGCGGTTGGTGTCCGGCTTGAAAGTCTCGCATAATCTCGGCGTGTTTTTCCTTTCGCTTCCGGCGTGGAAAAAGAACTACGAACACTCTCAGTTCATGCTGTGCGTCGCGGATCTCATAGCTGAAATGGAGAAAACATACGGCGGCGCATGGCTTATCGAAGTCAACAAGCGGTCTGACAGCATATACGTCAAGCTTGGCTTCAACGACGATGCGAAGGCGGATCCGGCGCTTTTTGATCCGCTCAGGACCTTAGACGGGAATAACGCGAAATTTCTGTGCGGCTGCGGCCAGTTTCGCAACAGGGCGCATTTCAAATCCGAATGCGGTTTTACATTTGGCGCCGACGGCCGCGTTGGGTTCGGTTTTTATTATAATGACATGAAACTTGGATGTTCTGACTATGTTTCTCTCGGAGACGGCCGGTTCTTCAGAAATATGGGCTATGTCGATCGCGGATATGTTTCCGACAGGCATTCAGGCTATTCATACTATGTCAGGGCGAGGAATCTGAATGAGAGCAAGGTGAACGTGCTTCCGCGCATAGGTCTTACGCCCGATAAGATATACGAGCCGGCGCATGCGTTTACCAGTGTCGAAGAGTTTGCGGTCGAGCGCGAAGCCGCCGGCGGACTGAAGCCTGGGGATGCATGCTACCTTCGTTGCGTCGCGCATGGTCCGGACGGGGAGCGAATGTCGATAAGCGACACGGTATGCTGGGACGGTTCTAAATGGATAGATTATTATTATGAGACAGAAGTAAAAGAATGGCCCGTGCTAGAACCCGGCTATAAAATCATTTAATTGTTTTAACAAGAACCACTACGTAAATTCATACTCTATGATATACGAGAAACTGCAGGAAGAAATAAAGAAGGCCATGATTGCGCACGACGACGTGAAGCGGAATTGCCTGCGCTGCCTTCTCTCAGACGTAAAGAACAAGACTGTGAACGAAGGAAAGCCCGTTACCGACGACGCGGTCGCGGCATGTGCGGCCAAGGCTGTTAAGATGCGGCGCGAAGCCATTGAACAGTTCGAAAACGCCGGACGGGCCGAACTGGCGGAAAAGGAGAAAAAGGAATTGGAATGCCTTTCGGCTTTTGTCCCGGCTCTTCTCTCCGAAGACGATACGCGCAGGCTTGTGGACGACGCCGTGGCTTCGGGCGCCGCGAATATAGGCGCCGTTATGAAAGCGCTGCCAAAAAACGCCGATCGGAAGTTTGCGTCCGCGTACGCCAAGGAACTTTTCTTGAAGAAGCTTTGATATGAACGTAGACTGGGACAAGACAGTGAACGCCGCTGATTTGGCGAACACCGATCCAGAGCTGTATTTGAAGGCTGTGGTCGGGGGCGCCGATGTTGACGCCGCGGAACGCATGGCAAGGTTCGCCAGCGTATGCGGGTTTGGCCCGTTCGAGCTTACCGGCGAAGCCGCCGCGTGTTTTCTTGGAACATTGAAGAAGAAGGTATAACGATGTCTTTTTTATATAAAGCGAGCAAGTCGCTGATTCCGTGTTTTCTCCTGACGACGGCGATAGGCTGGACGTACGCGTTCAGCTTATTTTCTGGACCGGCGCAGGGATGCCTCGGCGCGTCTAAGGCCGCGGTTCAGTTCGCGTTTTGCCTGAATATTTTCTTCCTTGGCATGGGAGCCGCCACGTTTGGTTCGCTTGTCGAGAAGAACATCAAGCGCGCGGCATGGCTTTCGACAGCGCTGCTGTTCGCCGGTCTTTGCGTATCGGCGTTGGCGATGCATGTTAAAAATGTGTGGCTTTTGTACGCCGGATGCGGCGTATTGTGTGGCCTTGCCGAAGGCGTCGGGTACGTCACGCCGGTCAAGAACCTTCTGCTGTGGTTCGGCAAGTCCAGCCACAAGGCGCTTATAATGGCGATTTCCATAGTGTCTTTCGGCCTCGGCTCTTCGATCTGTTCTTATATGTTCAAATACGCGTTTCCGTATTTCGGGATAGAGAACGTGTTTTTCTTTTTCGCGGGCGTTTATTTGCTTTCGATGTCTATAGGGTCTATAATGATAGATAAGCCGAAGTATGCGAAAGCCGCGTTGAAAAAACAGACTGGCAAGTCGTATTCGATTTTGAAGTATGTCTCGGATTCTTATTTTCTGCAGTGCTGGACGTTCATGTTCCTTAATATCGCCATGGGGCTGGTGATAATCGGGCAATGCGCCGGTATGCTTTCCGAGTCCGGCCTTACTGAAGGCGCTGTTGTATTCGTAATGATGCTGTGCGGTCTTTCAAACGGCGGCGGGCGCCTTCTGTTTCCGGCCGTAAGCGACTATATGGGTCGGCGCGTTGACTCATGGCTGTGCGCCCTTGCCCTCGAGATAGTCGCGCTTGTTTTGGTGCTGGTCGATCCGCGGTGCGCCCCGATTTCGTTTATTATCGTCAACGCGTGTTACGGATGCGGTTTCGCGATGGCGCCGGCTGTGCTGCTTGAGCGGTACGGCAGTTCCGAACTCAGCTTCTGCCATGGGCTGCTTCTCAGCGCATGGGGTTTTGCAAGCCTGTTCGCATTCGCCGTGTCGACGTTTGTCCTGTCGGTATTATCTCTTTCGCAGGCGGCGTTGTTCGGTGTTCTCGTCTCCGTATACGCGGTCAACTTCATGAATACGTTGGTTTTGCGGTTCGGATATAAGAAAGTATAATTTTTTAAAAAGAAAGGATAATCATGGAAGAGAGTAAGATAGTTTTGATGCGTCTTTATGGTGGAGAGATAGTCATAGGCAAGGAAATGCCGTAGACTAATTTATCTAGTTGGTCTCCTATTGGCGTCAATCTGGAGGATCCGCGCCTTGTGATGATGGTTCCGACAATGCGCGGCGATGTCCATGTGGCTATAAAGCCCGTATGCGCGCCGTTTACAGTTAAGCGTCTGGAAAAGAATTTAACTGTGCCGTTTACTCAGATCATGTATACGCTGACGGAGGACGAGATCGAGAAGGAACTCGTAGGCGGCTATAAATCCGAGATATCCGGCATTAAGATCGCGACCGGCGGAGATGTGGCTGTAGTTAATTCGACTAAAGGCCAGGGCGGGGAGTTTACGCTGTAATGAGGACGCCAAAAGTACCGAAGCACGCCATAAGCCCGCTGCCGTGGAGGCTTAAGACAAGGCGTAGCGGCGGATCCAAGACGCTGATATGCGAAGTTGTCGACGCCAACGGAAAAACAGTAGTCGACGCGACATGGGATGAAGACGGCGCAGTATACGCAGACTATAAGATGATAGTGGAGAAGGTCAATGGCAATGGCTGAAGCTGGTATTAATATAGATAAAAAAGTTTGTTCGATAAATTTGTTCGGTCCTCCGGGTTCAGGCAAATCTACACTTGCCGCCTATGTATTCGCGAAGCTTAAGATGATGGGCGTCAACTGCGAGCTCGTCACAGAGTTCGCGAAGGACAAGGTCTGGGAGAAGAACAACGAGGCGCTCTCCAACCAGATATACATCTTCGCGAAGCAGTACTACAGGATGAGTCGCTGCGCCGGAAAGGTCGATGTGATCGTCACCGACTCGCCGCTGTTCCTCAGCCCGTTCTACAACAAGGATCCCGAGATAGACGAGTCTCTCAAGCAGTTGGTCTACACGATATCCGCGCGCTACGATAACCTGAACTACTTCCTCAGGCGCGTCAAGAAGTACAACCCGGTTGGGCGCCTGCAGACGGAGGAGGAGTCCGATAAGTACGGGATACAGATCAAGGAAATGCTCAAGGCGTACGGCGTCGACTTCAAGGAGGTCGAGGGCGACCTGATGAGCGCCGACATAATCGTCCAGCATGTCGTGGAGCGCATGGGCGGACACCAGATAGTAACGTGAGGACAGACATGGAAAATACGGAAAGCAGAGACACACCTTATACGCGGGACATGACATATGGCGAAGTCGCCAGGCTGCTTAGGCGGCTTGTCGGCCTCGGTGTGCTTTACGATGACGATGCGGTACTGGAGTTTATCCAGAGGCCGGGCGTGGACTTCGCATGCCCGTTCCTGTACGTCATGTCGGCGGCGCGCTGTAGGGAGATCGCGGCGGCGCATGTTCCGGACCTCGATCAGGCGTTCATAGACGCCAGCTCGGTTAAGTCGGTCCTAAAGCAACTGGACGGGCGCAGTCCGGACGAAGTCGTCGGGCTTCTGGACTTCAAGGACGAGTCCAAGACCGAAGACGAAAAGTTCGGAGGGCTGCTCACTTACGCCGGCCTGCTGTACAATGACCTCTACCGCAAAGGCCTGGTCGGCAAGATGGACGACGTTTCCGAGATTGCCTCGTCGGTGTTCGTATTCAGGCTGTTCAACGGCAAATGGATACCGGGGCTGGCCAAAGTCGCTGACGGCAGGGGGATTAAGGTGCCCGACACCGTGAGAAGCTGGGTCCGGGAATACGGAAAAGACCTCGTCGCCGGGCAGGTCATGCATGTTCCTCCGTCTTCGATGGACGCCGAAATGCTGGAATGGCTGGAGATAACTAGGAATTTCCATTTCTATGATGGGCAGGACGATCTATCCGGAAGCCAATCCGTTTAATGAGCGGCGTTTCGGCAACTACAACGTGCACAAGGCCGCGGCGGGCGGGTACATAAGCCATACCGGCAAGGATGCAAAGAACCTGACCGTCCCCAATCAGGATCAGCCGATGTACGGGACGCCGGAGTACGAGGCAAAATACGGCGCGTCTAGGAGGCTTACCGTTCCGGATACCGCGCCGGACGCTATGCTCGGGGCCGAAGTTCCTTAGTCCGGGTTTGTCTCGGGAAGGTCGGACCTGTTTATGACGTATGACGGCACCGTGTTGGACTTCAAGACCGGGCGCGTCGTAAGGCAGGCGCCGGCTCGTCCCGAGATCAGGCATATTGGAAATGCGCCCGGCCTGGGAGAATGGGGCGTTACGCCGTCTATAGAATAGCTGATAGCCGGCATGGGCGGCGGCGGGCAGTATGATCCAAATATAGACGAATATTCTAGAAAATACTGGGAAATGGCTGTTTCCGAAGCCAGAAAGATGGAAGCGGGATTGACTCCCGAGCAAAAGGCCAGCCTTGCGGCGTTCGAAGCTCATTTTCCGTTGTCGAAACTGATAGACGAATCTAAAAAAAGCTGATATATTGCCGTTATATACGCATTCAATGCGCATATTTGTTTGTCGGTTCCTTTTAAGTAAATAGATTTGATAAATCAAGCCAGAAGGAAACCATCGGCAATGTCTACTTATACAGATTTGAAGAACCGCGTCAAAGAGACGATAACGGTCGGGTTTAAGCCTGAGGATCGTGTTACGACTTAGAAAGTCCGTTTTTATAACGAAGAAAACGAATATTGGGGTACTTTTTCAGGCGGTATTAAAGGAAAAGCTGAAATTTTCCAGGGTACGCTGTCGTCTGTTGATATTTACGGCGCGACGCTTGTAGATCCAGTCCTTAAAACGTCGGAAGGCGGCAGGATAGAGCTTGGAACGTTTGGCGATTAGCTTTAGGAACTTTCGACGTACGTTCATGAGGATCTGCTTGACGCCATAGGCGAATGCGCCGCGGACATTCAGGCGATCAGCGATTCCGTATCGGCCATACCCCCCGACCTCTCTGGCGTATTGGACGGGCTTAAAGACACGGTCGAGGCGCTTTCCGCTGGCGTATACGTGGCGCTTGAATCGGAATCTAACGCGCGCCGCGCCGCCGATGAGCAGACCGCGTCTGAGATTTCGGGCCTAAGCGCGGCTTTTGACAATGAGCGTTCTGTCCGTCAGGCCGCCGATGAGGCGATATCTTCGGCTTTAACCGCATACGCCGACGGGGCGGCTAGATACGAGATCTATACGATGGACGACGGGCCGGCTATGCCTATCAAGGCCCGCGAATTCGCCGTCAACAGGCTTGTCAACTACGACATGCCGGATGCCTTCGTGGTATATCCTGACACGAATCAGATCGTCGGACACGTCGAAGGGTATGATTCCGAGACGGGTTCATGCAAGTTTATCGCCTATTCGGACGCGGATTATGACATCAAGTTCGCGCAGATACTCGGGCTTAACGAATACAGCTTTGATTCCAGCGTATCGGCCAGGACTTGCAATGATACGCAATATGAGCTCGTCTACGTAAAGTCGACGGACGGCGATTTCGAATCCAACAAGTTCGACATCAGGCCAGTCGGAGGCGGATCCGGCGGATATCCGAACCTCGAGTTCAGGCGCAGGTACGATAAAGCGGGATATTGGGAGTACGGCGTAGGCGACATCGTAATCGAAATTCCTGACAAGCCGGACGGGTCGACGAAGTCCCGCGAGTTTTTGTTTATGCTCCAGCCGCGCGCCGCGGAACAGGGACGTTTCGCCAATGTTAGGTTTATGACCCCGCAGGGCGATCCCGTATATTTCGACGACGGGTCTCCCGCCGAGATGCTGGTCGAATGCGGCAAGTGCACGTCCTTCAGGTTTCAGGAGGTCGACAGCGGCCGCCGGTTCATGATATTCGACATTTCCCAGAGCGAGATCGTCGGACGCCTTGACGATCTCGACGCCAGGCTTGCCCAGGAAATTCAAGACAGGACAGCCGGCGACGACGCGCTTTCCGCCGCGGTCGAAAAACGGCTTTCTCTTGAAGGCGGCGAGGTTTCCGGCGTATTCGGAGTCAAGACCGAAAACGGCGAGACGACGATAGACGGCGGCGAGATAACTTTCAACGGCAGGACGCTTCAGTCCAGGCTCGACGAGATCAGCGCGAAATCGTTCGGCTACGACGATGCCGAACAGAGCCTGTATATTGAGTTCGGCGGCCAGACGCTTACCGCGGACGTGTCGAAGCTTGCGTTCGACGGAATGCTTTCGGACGCGTACATAGCTGAATACGAGGTGTCTTCAGGGCTGTCGTCAAAAGCGCTGTTTTTTGTTATAGAGCTTGCGGAAGGCAGGACAAAAACCGTATCCTGCGACGTCGCCGACCTCATAGACGTATACCGCGCGTCCGGCGACGGAATCGAGCTGTCGGACGATAAGACGTTTTGCCTCGATTGGAGCAAGGTCGCGTCTGTTGAAGGACTTGCTGAAAAGCTCGATTCTAAAAACGAAAACTACGAACTCGGAGATGGTACGGCCGGTTTCGTTATTACGACGAAGACGGGCGATCAGGCCAGCGTATACGAATTCACCAAGCCCGGCCAAGAAGTTAAGCCCGATACGGTTGCGCGTATTTATGATCTGCGCGGGATTTCGTCCCTGTTCTATCCGAAAACAGAAACGTCTTCTGCGGCTCAGTTGTCTGATGCGTTCGCCGATGTTTCGGTCGATTTGTCCGGGTACGCGACGGTAGCCGATCTTGAAGCTGTAGAAAGCAGGCTTTCCGATTTCGTTACAGCCTAGGCGCTTTCCGACGGCTATTATTCTAAGGCGGAAACCTCGTCGTCGAACCAGATATCCGCGGCGTTGGCCGATTTGACGGCATCCGTCGATCTCAGCGGTTATTACAAGAAGACTGAGACTTCGTCGGCCGGAGAAATATAGAATGCGTTCGACAGCCTGCCTTCGTTTGAAAATCTCAGCGGCTATTACAAGAAGACAGAGACTTCGTCGTCGAACCAGATATCCGCGGCGTTGGCCGATTTGACGGCATCCGTTAATCTCAGCGGCTATTACAAGAAGACCGAGACTTCAAGTTCGGCCGAAATCGACGCAGCCGACGCAGCGCTTTCCGGAAGAATTGAAGACCTGGAAGTCGGACTTTCTTCTTATGCGACGGTTTCAGCCGTTTAGGCGGTAGAAACTCAGGTTGAAAGAATAAATTCCAGTCTTAGCAACTATCTGCCTATACATAACGAGGAAAACGCCAGCGTTCACGTATACAACGGCGAAACACCGGCTACGTTCTCTATTGTCGCTCATAACATAGATGCGCTCAGCAATGCGACGACAAGCGTATTGCTGGAAGCCGGCATGACGACTGATACGTCCGAAGGATATATCAAGATTCCGAACCTGTCGGTCCACTCCGGCGTCGTAGACCGTCTGGTGTTGACGGCAGATAACGGAAATCCAGATTATAAGCAGGTTTTGGATAATGCCGTCGGCGTTGAGTTCCGCGGAGCCGGCGAATATGTCGTAGGCCTCGGGAGCATAATACATGACATGATTCGGGATTCAGTGGCGGCCGAAGTCAAGGCGAAAATCTGCGACGCCATCACGCTCACGTTCCCGTCTGACGAGCTGAGCTCGAACCTCAGCGCCGGGCTGAGCGCAGTCGTGAAATGCTTTATGGACATCCGCGACGAGCTTTCAGATTGAACCGGAGTGGGATGAATTGCTGAAAAGGCGGGCTGTAAAAGCCTGCCTTTTTTGTATATTATATAATGGATATTAGATAATTTAAACGGTGGCAAATGACTGATAATGGAAAAAAATTTATAGTAAGCCTTACGACGTATCCTAAAAGGTTCGAATATCTGCAGCGCGCCATAAAGGCCGTTATCGGATAGACTATCTATGACAAAGTAGATGTTTTCTATATAAACGTGGATGACAATATTACCGCCGCCGATTATGCGAAGTATAAGAAACTCAGGTCTATCGACAAGAAGATACGGATAAAAACCTGTCCGGCGAAGTGGCGTTCGTGCAATAAGCTTGTGTGGGTGTATAAAGATCATCCGGACGACGTTATAGCGTGTTTCGACGATGACAAGATATATCCGCCGGAGACGCTCGAGCAGCTTTATTAGATGTGGATGAGACAGCCCGGCTGCATTATATCGCATGAGGTGAATCCTGTGGTGCTGGACGTTGACGGCTGCATCAAATACAAGAATATCGTCGATGTAAAATTGAATCAGATAGAATACGGAAAATATTTGTCTAACGGATGTTTGTTTCCTCCCCGCGCGTTTACGGACATGCTTTTCGACTATGACGAGATGATGTATATAACGAACGGGCTGCACGATGAGCTGTGGTTTTGGCTTGTGTCTACGCTTAATTACGTTCCATGCATAGGATTGGATTATACGTATTCATACGGTCTTGACGTTGGCGTAGAGCTTGAGCGCACCAATTTAGACCTGTCCAATGTAAACAACGGAGAAAACGCCATCGAAGGGTATAACAGGCGTATAAACGAAAAATACGGGCGGCGTCTGTCTGAAGTGTTTGACAACAGTCCTGTTAAGTTCTTTTTAAACCATGGCAATGTATTGGCTTTTACTGGAAATATAGACGAGATACACAGGCTATATGGCAATCTCAACATGCAGGTCATATGCGACAAAAAAATGGCTACTTCATGGCGGGTATATCTCGTCAATTACATTTAGAAATATTCATGGCGCAATCTCTAGGTTATTTTGCCGGAGGTTTGACATGGATGCCGTTAACACATGGTCAGATAAAATACAATAATATAACGTATGAATGATATTATGCATATATTCCTCGCATGCACATAGGATTATTTCCAATATGCGTTGTATATTATATTTTCCCTCAGGAAATACAGCAGGAAGCGCATTCACGTGCATTTGATGGCCGATGGCTGCGCGGATATGTGCCGTGCCGAACTTGGCCGGTATAAGTTCAAGGATGTGGATTTCACTGTATATTCAACCGACGTCTTGGACCGGCTTCTCAGTAAAGGTCACAGTCTTTCGCTGTCTAAGATGACGTATGCAAGGACATTGCTCTGCTTGCTTCTCAAAGAGGAAGGTGTCGGCAGATGCCTATATCTGGACTGCGATACACTTGTTACGAATTTCGGCGTAGACGCCTTGTACGATCTTGATCTGAAGGGCCGGTACGCAGCCGTATGCGACGACGTTTCCATGGCGTGCTTTAACCGCAAAGAGCTTGAAGACTGCGGAGTGAAAAGGTATTTCAACGCGGGCGTCATCCTGTTCGACGTATAGGCCATAGCGAGGGACGGCCTTGATTTGGAGATGGTTCGTCTTCTTCAGGAGCCGCCGGAGTTTATGCTGACGCGCGGCTACGAAGACCAGTCGATATTGAATATGACGTTCAAGGGGAATGTCGTGTTCGTTGATCCGCGGTACAACGTGTCGGCGATAATGGCCGGATACAAACAGTACAGTTATTTCGCGAAAATGTGCGGCTATGCCGGGCAGATGGACCTCGCCGAGAAATGCGTCATCCAGCATATGGTCGGCGCGAAGCCGTGGGAGCGCAGGTGGTTCGACTGGCAGAAGTTCCAACTGCCGTTCAAGTCCTGGATGAAGGTCAACTACGAGAACACGAGAAAGGAGTTCGGGCGCTACGCGGAGTCCGTCGGCGTCGGCGATCCCGACAATTTGAAGATCGTTGTCAGCTATTCGTTTCCGACGGAGATCCTGCCGGAGTTTAGGAAGGGCGGCATATACGTCAAGGTCGGAGGCGGCGGTTTTTCCGAAGGCATGGACTTTACGGATAATTCCGGCGACGGAGGCCTTTCGAAGTACAACGTATACATCAATGAGATGACGGTCATGCAGTGGACGTACTCTAACTACGCCGCCCTCGGAAATCCGGAATACATCGGTTTTGACCATTACAGAAGGGTTTTGAAGTATAACAGGTATGCGTTAAAGCCCGACGTTATACAGTGCGAAGTCAGGAAATTACCGAAGCCTATCGGTGAAGAATACAGGATGTACCATGTAAAATCCGACCTCGATAGGTTTACGCAGGCTTTTAACGAGGCGTTTCCGGATCTTGCCGGTAAATTCAAGGAGTTCTTGGATCAGAATACGACGTATCCGATGGAGATATTCGTCATGCATCGCGACATGTTTTTCGAATGCTGGGAATTTCTAAGAAAGTGCATCGACTTGGAACTTGGCGTTTTCTCGCTTAACGAGTTCGATTCGCGGGACAAATACCAGAAGCGCGGCATGGGGTTCATTATGGAACGCATGACGTCTTTTTGGATATACATGAAGCGCGAGTCCGGAACTGCAAAGGTGATAGATACCGCCATCGACGTATACAATATCCCGTCGCCGTACCAGAGGCCGGATACCGATAAGAAAGAGAAGACTATATGAAGAAAATATTTTTCACGATATGCAACTACAACGCCGAGCGCAACGGGACGCTGGAAAGTTCGATACGCCGGCTTAAGTCCGTAAAAGACGCCGATACGTACATAGGCGTATACGACAGCGGGTCGAAAGACAAATCCGGTTCGCTTCTGTCTAAATATTACAAGTCGGGCCTGGTGGATTTCCTTATGATGTCGAAGCGGAACATGGGCAAAGCGTACGGGATGAACAGGACATTCGATCTTATGTCGCAGATGTTTAACCCGGCGCCAGACGACATACTGGTCAATATGGATTCGGATATCCAGATAATGGATACCGCGCTTCTGTCCCAGCTGCGGGCCGTATTCGAGCTGCATAATCCAAAATACGTCGGATACAGGTTTTTCTCGGACGAGGCCATGACTAATGAAACTGTAAACTTCTATTAGAACAATGGGCCGTTCGAGACTGTCGAAGCCGGCGGATACAACTATGACGTCTTGAAAGACCAGCACGGCGTCGGCGGTGGAATCATGGCCATGCGCATGGATCATTATGCGGCTGTCGGCGGATATTCGGAAACCTGCGGATGGAACCGGACGGCATGTATCTACAGCGCCGATGACTGCATCATCCAGTACAAGCTGTTCATGACTTTTCCCGCCGAAAAGGCCTTGTGCTGCACGGACAGGATGATCGTACATTTCGACACTGAAGATGACGGATATAAGAAATGGAAAGACGCCATGCATGAAAGTATAAATAAATACGGGCTTGGAAGCGACAAGCTGCCGAACAAGGGGTATTATGATTGACGCACATTTAGGAAAACGAACCGCCGTTCTGTTTATTAACCATCAGATAGACGACGAATCGCTGTACAGATATAGTCTCATCCGGGACGCGGGGCGCGGGCTCGGGTATTCTGTCTATTACGCGCTGGACGTCGGGAACACGGCGCAGCCGAGGCTTTGTCCCGGGATCGATTTTTACTGTTTTTCATACGACAGGTTCAAGAAGCTTTTCCCGCATGTGGTGTATAACCCGCAGCGGGATCCGTATAAGAACTGTTTGCCGATGGCTGTCTTTCCATTCCGGTACGACCATTCCGGCGAATTCGACTATGTCTGGCTTATCGAATACGACGTATGCTGTTTGGATTGGACTGCGTTTTTCAGACAGTATGACGGAAACTGCGCCGATTTGGTTACAAGCGCGCCATCGTTCAAGTTATACGCCGAGTATCCTGACTGGTGGGCTTACGCCTAGGTGGACAAAAACGTAATGGAGAAACTCGTCGGAGAAGGCTGCGTATGCGAAGGACTGATGTGCTGCAGCAGGCTTTCTGACAGGACTTTTGACGAAATATGCCGTTTCTACGAGGAATTCAACGTCAACCGGTATATGTTCTTCGAGATGGCTTGGCCGACCTCCGTCGCAAGACGCGGTTGGAAGATTGAGAAGTCCGATTCCAACTACTTTATATTTAGGCCGCAATTGCCTAAAGACTTTTCGGATTTCAAGCCCGGGACGCTGTATCATCCGGTGAAGTTCGATATAAAATGGAAAACCGTTTAGGACCGAGGATTTTAAAATGAATGGTATATGCGCGAAGACATGTGTTTTGTTCAATTCGCATATAGTAGATGAAGAGGTTATACGGCGGTTCAGGCATATTCAGGCCGGATGCGAAAAAATCGGATACGACGTCAAATGGGCTATCGACGTAACGGGTAAGAACGATCAGGTTCTGCCGGACGGCATAGATTTCGTGCGGTATGGCGAAAAAGACATTGAAGACCGTATGAAGCTTGGAGGCGTACCGTCGTATCTATTCAAGTATAACTGGCCCATTATGAAGTTCTTCGAGCTGTTTCCGGATTACGGCTATATGTGGCATATCGAATACGATGTCTGTTTCAGCGGCGGATGGGATGCGTTTTTCAGAATGCCGTTCAACGACTAGGGATTCGATTTCATCGCGGAAATGTTTTCTCCCGGAAAGCCTGACGGCAGATGGATATGGTGGAGGCGGTTGGACAGCGACAAGAATCTGCCGTTCTGGCGTCAATGCCTGCATAATATTGCAAGGTTTTCGAAGAAGGCGTCTTAGTCTATCAACGCGTTTTTCGCAGAGTTCAACAAGACGGCCAACCTGCACAGCGAACTCGGGTATATTAGCGCATGCGTCAAGGACGGCCTTATGATATGTGATCTGAAGGATTTTGGCGTGCTGTGTCCAGACTACAGCATATGTAAAAAGTCGCCGTCTAGATAGGCTTTGGCCGGGAATCAGCTTTGGCATGCCATTAAAACGGATTATAAATGGTTATATTGCTGATTTAAGGGGGACGATGGATACTGAAGACGTTGTTATAGTCGGCGCCGGATTGTTCGGCTGTACTTGCGCGAGGATTCTAGCCGATGCCGGCCGCCGCGTAAGTGTTTTGGAACGGCGGGATTGCATAGGCGGGAACTGCGCGACATACTATGAAAGGGGAATAGAGGTTCATCGGTACGGATGCCATATATTCCATACAGACGACGACGCGGTATGGGATTTCGCTGGAAGGTTTACGAAGTTCAACCAGTACCAGCACCATTGCATCGCGAAGCACGGCAGGAAAAAGTATTTTCTGCCGTTCAACCTCGGCATAATAGAGCGGTTTTTCAAGGGCATAGACGGGCCGGCGCACGCGAAGAAATTTATGGCCGAGGCGATCGAAGCCGATGTTAAGGCGATGGGTATAGATCCGGCTAATCCGAAAAACCTCGAAGAACAGGCCGTGTCGCTGATCGGCCGGGATTTGTACGAGATTTTCGTTAGGCATTATACGGCGAAGCAGTGGAACCGCGATCCAAAAGAGCTCGATGCGTCCATTATCAGACGTCTGCCGATAAGGTACAACTACAATGTCAGTTATTATGACGACCGATACCAGGGTATTCCGCTCGACGGATATGGACGGATGTTCGACAGGATGCTCGATCATTCCGGCATAAGGGTTGAACTGGGTGTTGGATACGGTTAGGATGATCTTGAAAATGACGTAAAGACCGGAAAAACCGTGATTTTTACAGGCGCGCTTGACGAGCTTTTCGGATATAGGTTCGGGCCTTTGCCGTGGAGAAGCCTGCGGTTCGAGACCGATACGCTTTATGCCAGCGATTATCAGGGCAACTCAACGATAAACTACGTAGACGCCGACGTTCCGTTTACGCGCATTCATGAGTTCAAACATTTTCATCCGGAAGATTCCGCCGTTATGGAAAGCGGCGTTACAGTCATACAGCGCGAGTACCCGGACGACTGGGCCGTCGGAAAAGAAAGATATTATCCCGTCAACAATTCCGAAAGCGCCGCACTGTACGCAAGATATGCCGGATATGCCGCCTAGAAATACGGGAATAATCTTATTATCGGCGGAAGGCTCGGCATGTATAGGTATTTTGACATGGACGACGCCGTAAAGGCGGCCATGGAGACCGCTGTTCGTTTTTTAGGCTCGAAGGTATAATTTAAATATGGAAAAAAATATTTTTATAGAACCCAGCCGGGCTTATGCGGAAATCGAGCGCGATTGGAAAGCCTGGAACAATGAGGTCATGCCGGGTGTTTACGTGGTGGGGATTTCCGGCGGCGTCGATTCGACATGCGTCGCCGCGCTCGCCGTGAGGATTTTCGGCAGAAACCGCATAGTAGGCGTGTCGCTTCCATGCGACGGACAGCATGATATGGCGGATGTAAACGCGGTGTTCGACAAGCTCGGAATCAGGCGCGTTACTATCGATATAGGAGACGCGTTCAATATTCTGATGAACGGCGTAGAGAACAATGCGATCGACGCCACTGATGCATGCAGGATTAACATGCCGGCCCGTATCCGCATGACGGTTTTGTTCGCGGTCGCGCAGTGTCTCGGAGGTGTCGTCGTCAACACGTGCAACCTTAGCGAAGACGTCGTGGGGTATTCCACGTTTGGAGGCGATAATATGGGGTGCTATGCGCCTATAAAAGGCCTTACCAAGACTGAAGTTAAGTCGCTTGCAAAATGGCTGGGCATTCCCGACGTCCTTGCAGACAAGACGCCCGTAGACGGACTACAGCCGCTTTCAGACGAAGACAAGCTTGGTTTTACATATGAACGGCTTGACAGGCTTATCAGATGCCAGAACGTAGAAGACGTCGCGTTTAATGCTGAAATTTACGGCAGGTTTATCAAGAACCGATTCAAGACGGACATTGTCAATATCCCGGGCCCGGCGTTTAAGGAACTGCCGAACTACGCCAGAGACGAATGGGGAATGTCGTAAGAACGCGGCGGTTTGAATTATCGCAATCGCGAAAAGCAATAAAAATATGATTAAGATAGCCGCTATATCCGATATGCACGGTATGCTTGAAGGCCTTGACGTCTCAGGATATGACATATGCGTCATAGCTGGAGATTTTACGCGTTAGACGGGATTTGGCAAATGGCAGACGAAAGATTAGCGCGATTGGATATACTATAAGTTCAGAAAATGGGCAGGCTAGTTTTCAGATACGATATTTGTCGTCGTAGCGGGAAATCATGATTTGTGTTTGGACAAGGCCGTTACTTCGAAATATCCTGGAATAGACTGGCATATAGACTGGCCCGGTAATGTAAAATACCTTTGTGATTCATAGGCCGTTGTGAACGGAATAAGGTTCTACGGAGTTCCCTGGGTGCCGGTCATAAACGGACAGTGGGCATTCGAGGCTGATTCGAGAACGCTTAGCCGTAAGTTCGCGGATATTCCGAAAAATGTAGATATTCTGATATCGCACAGTCCTCCGAATCTTCCGGGCTATTTCGGAGACGTATCGCTTGAATACGGAAAAGACTCGAGGAAATTCGGTTCAGTTGAACTCTCTGATGCATTGTTCGACAAAAAACCGCGGTATGTCGTATGCGGTCATATACATAGTGGATCGCATGAGCCGTTTAAGCTTTGGAATACGGTTGTTGTTAACGTATCGCGGGTAGATGAGTCATATTGCGTCAGATACAGTCCGTTTACGTTTGAAATCTGAATTTTGTATATGAATCGAATATGAGTTTTTAGAATTTTTAAATTTTCTAGAAATTTTCTAAATAAAAATTACAGGATACAGAAGTTTGAAGACTTAGTAAGTAATAAGTGTTTGTTCATTCGGTCAGGTCCGTGTGTCTAGATTGGAATAATATAAAACATGAATAATGAAGAATTTGAGAAGAATGCCATTGCGGCTGAAACGGAAGAAATTAACGTAGTAGACATAGATGCGGACATAGATGTAACCGGATAGAGCCTAGCCGAAATGGATAAGGCCGAAGAGCAGGAGATGGCCGCAAGCGATTTGGACGAATAGATTAAGAACAACGTACTGCGCAATATTACGCTTGCAGACGCGGAAATCAAAATGTTCGGAGATCGTACTGTACTGGCTTAGGTCGCGCAGCTTATAGCCTATATAAGGCATGCGGTGAAAAACGACGAGCCGACCGAGATCAGGCTGTCCATTTGCAAGAGCGACAACACTGTCGCCGGAGCGGAGTTCATGTTCGACCTTAACGGATGCCAAGTTCCCGATCTTGTGCCGCAGCCGGAGGTTTTTATAAACTGAGTTTTAAATGATCGTCGGTCATGGCTTTGCCATGACCTGTGCCGGAGGATATTATGAATGTGGTTAAAAGGAGCGGCAAAACAGAACTGCTTACAAAAAAGAAAATATTCGATTCGATATGCAACGCCAATATGGCGGTAGCAGAAGAAGACAGACTGACGAAAAAGCAGATAACGCGCATTACTGATACTGTATTTGCGGCATGTGAGGCGATGGAGGAGCCCATCGGCATTGATGCGCTTGAGGACGCCATCGAGCGTAAGCTTATGGAAGCGTAGGGATACGAGGTCGCAAAACAGTATATTACATACCGTTATGAAAAAGAGCGCGTTAGGACCAGCAAGGCTTTGACCGAGAAGTTGACCGCATCCAACATTTAGAACTAGAACGCGAATGTCGACGAGTTCAGCTTTGGCGGGCGCATTGGCGAAGCCGCGAGCTATGTGATGAAGAGCTATGCGCTCGAGCATCTTATCTCGACAAAGGCCAGGCATAACCACAACAATAACGAGATCTATATCCATGATCTCGACGCATATGCGGTTGGCAATCATAATTGCCTTTCCATACCGTTCGACAAGCTCCTCGCGGAGGGCTTTAACACGAGGCAGACCGACGTCAGGCCGGCCGGATCTATCAATACCGCGATGCAGCTCGTCGCGGTGATCTTCCAGCTCCAGAGCCTGCAGCAGTTCGGCGGCGTCGCGGCCACACACCTCGACTGGACGATGGTGCCGTACGTAAGACTTAGCTTTCATAAGCACTACTTCGATGGTTTGCGGTTCATTGATCTGATGAGCAAGTCAAAGATTAAAGAAGAGCATTCTGGCAAGTCGCCTTTGTCCAGGGACGAGATAAAGTAGCTTTCTATCGATTCGGACTGGTATAACCACGAGCTTCCGGCGTATAAATACGCGATGGAAAAAACCGTCGAAGAGCTGAACCAGGCCGTGGAGGGGATGTATCACAACCTCAACACGCTCCAGAGCCGCAGCGGCTGCCAGCTTCCGTTCACGTCCATCAATTACGGGACATGCACTCTTCCGGAAGGCCGGATGGTCACCAAGGCCTTGATCGAGGGCAGCATCAAAGGATGCGGCAAGTTCCATAAGACCGCGATATTCCCGTGCGGCATTTTCCAGTGTATGAAGGGCGTCAACCGCAAAGAGGGTGACCCTAACTACGACCTTTTCCGCCTCGCGCTCAAGTCCACATCGTTGCGCCTTTACCCCAACTACGTATCGACAAATTGGAGTAATGATATTACTGGAATCGAATTTGACCGAAATGAAAAACAGAAATATCTTGATTCTTTGTCAAAACAAGATATGCAGCGACTAGTTGAATGGGTAGAAAAGAACCCTAAAGAGGCAGCTCTTTTCGGGTTTACTGTTATAGATGAATAATTGGCGTAAGTTATGCTAATCTATATTGGTAAATATAATATAGAAGCATCATGAAAGAACAATATAAATAGGAAATAATAGCTCGTTTCTGGGCAAGTCCGAAAGGTTATTATACGTGGTTGACCAGAAATAAAAGCAATATACATTTGGTTAACAGTTTACGTAAGATGTTTCCAAACGCTGAATCTGATGTTGAAAGGGTTTATTGGTTGGTATTCAACATGAAATCAAAGCCAATTTGTCCAGTTTGCGGCAAGCTTATTCCGTTTTTGGGGAAACACAGTTTGAATGAGAATGGCTACAACGATCATTGTTGTCATAGATGTGGATGCATAGATCCTCACCATCAGCAGTCGATAAAACAGACTAAGCTGAATAAATATGGAGACTATAATTGGAATAACGCGCATAAGGCGACTGAGACGTGTAAGCAGCGTTATGGCGGAAATGGCGTACGCGGAGATAGAGAGAAAGCAAAGCGTACTATGCTGGAAAGATATAACGTTCAATTTTATCTTGCGTCTGACGAAATAAACAGCATGCGCAATAATAAAAGCATACAAGATAAGATTCAATGTTCTAAACGCGTTAATCATACATTTAATACAAGTAAACCTGAAACAGATTGTTATGAATATTTGTGCGATGTATATGGTAAAGACAATGTTATTAGATAGTTTAGAGATGATGTTAGATATCCGTTTAATTGCGATTTTTATATTAAATCACTTGATTTGTTTATTGAATTGAATCTTTTTCCGACACATTATATTGAGCCTTTTGATGAAAATAATCCAATTCATATCGAGCACTTAGAACATTGTAAAATTAATCCGAAGAATTGGATTGAACAATAGCAGGTTTTAGTTTGGGCTGGAAGTGATGTCGTAAAACGGAAGACAGCAAAACTTAACAATCTCAATTATTTGGCAATTTACCAAATGGAGGAACTTTTTAATGAAAAAAGTGGTATTAGTCGATAATTACGTAAGTCCGCTTAATGTTACGTCAACAATGGGCTGTCGTACTTACAATGGGTGGGACGTTAATTTCGACATTAAGCAAGTTGTTTCAGACTGTTTGAATGGAAACGATACAGGTTATTATTCCGCTAATCAAAAAGACGGGCGCGGGAACATCTGCCCCGTCACCATCATCATGCCAACTCTTGCAATGCAGGCCATGGAGAAGGCTGAGAAGAACAAGACCGACCCGGTCGAGGAGTTCCTGAAGCTACTCGACAAGAAGATCGGCGAGGCTAAGGACATGCTGCTCGAGCGGTTCGACTGGATATGCTCGCAGCCGGCCAAGTCCGCGAAGTTCATGTACGAGAATGGGACGATATACGGATATAAGCCGGAAGAGGGCATTAGGTCGGCGCTGAAGCACGGTACGCTCGTCGTCGGGCAGCTCGGGCTCGCGGAGACGCTGCAGATCCTGATAGGATGCGACCATGTCGAAGAGAAGGGCATGGAGCTCGCGCAGAGGATAGAGCAGCTGTTCAAGGACAAGTGCGCGAAGTACAAGAAGGAGCTCAAGCTGAATTTCGGCGTATACTACACGCCGGCGGAGAACCTTTGCTACACCGCTATGAAGAAGTTCAAGGAGAAGTACGGAGAGATCAAGGACGTCTCGGACCACGACTTCTTCACCAATTCGATACACGTGCCGGTGTGGAAGAAGATGACGCCGTTTGAGAAGATAGATGTAGAGTCGAAGCTGACGGGGTATTCGAGCGCTGGCTGCATCACATACGTCGAGCTTGATTCCGCGGCTGTTAACAATATAGATGCGTTGGAGGAGCTCGTCAACTATGCGATGGACAAGGACATTCCGTATTTCGCGATCAATGTTCCGAGCGATCTCTGTACGGAATGCGGGTTTTAGGGCGACATTCCAGGACCTTGCCCAAAGTGCGGAAGCGAGAAGGTGCAGCGGTTAAGACGCGTGACAGGCTACTTGACTGGCGATTATAAGACGGCTTTCAACTTTGGCAAGCAGGATGAGGTCGAGCATCGAGTCAAGCACAACGGATTGGAGGCCTGATTATGAATTACGCTTCGATAACAAGGGCGGATATTGCCAATGGGACGGGTTTTCGTGTTTCTCTTTTCGTCAGCGGGTGCGCCAGGAAATGCCCGGGGTGCTTCAACCCCGAGGCGCAGGACGAGAAGTTCGGCAGGCCGTTCGACGAGGCCGCGAAGGAGAAGATCTTCAAAGAAATGCAGGAGCCGTGGTGCAGAGGCGTATCGTTCCTCGGCGGGGAGCCGCTGTCTAGGCTGTCGGACAACAGGAAGCAGGTGATAGCGCTTGCGAAGGAGATCCGCGAGAGGTTTCCAGACAAAGACCAGTGGCTGTGGTCAGGCTACACTCTTGAAGAGATACAGGCTGATGACAGCATGAAAGACATTTTGAAGTATATTGATGTGCTTGTTGATGGGCCATTTGTCAAAGAGCAGAAAGATCTGAGCATCCCTTTTAGAGGAAGCAGAAATCAGAGGATCTTGAAGAGAGGAGAAGATTTCTGATGAGCTTTAAGAAATATTATCCAAACATAATAGATAATGTTGAATATTACAAAATATATCATTAGATTTATGATGCTATATGCAAAATGGTTAAAGACAATGCTTTATTTTCTGCTAGAGCACTTACAGCGCAAGACATCACTGACTTATGCCAATACCAATGTGATGATAGAATAAGCGACAAGCTATTAGACAAAGCAATAAAAGCATATGGCTCATTTGTGAAAAGCAAACTCTATAGAGGGTTGACCAGAGATTAGAAGAATAAAGCATTAGCACTTGATAAATGTGCATTGAAACATATATCATCATTTTCAACAGATTGGGTAGCAGCTTCAAATTTTGCTGATGGAGATGATTATGTTATGACTATCTAGTCATGTTCTATCAAGCTTTTTGATTTGTCATACTTTATAAAAGTCATAGAATAGATAGTTACAGATTTCAATATGGATAAAATCTGCGATAAGTATGGCATTGACCACCACAATAAAAACTGGTTTGGTGCACTACTTGATGGATATATATATGTTTACAAGAATTATCCAAATGAAGAACTTCTAAAATATTAGTATGATAGAGATGTCAAAGACTTCAGAGTGAATGAAGCTATAGAATATGATGAGCAAGAATGGCTAGTTCCAGCCAATACTGTTTTAACTGATGTGAATAGAAGCAAGTTGATTTTTAAGATATAATTTAACAAAAAAAGCAGATATGAAGCTTGTTTAGCAGAATATGCTGGGATTAGAATTTTTTAGGTTTTTCGGATAAAATACCATAGATAAAATATTGTAAAGGAGAAAAAAGACATGAAGTTTTTTGTCTGCATTTTGGCAATCATTATGTTTGTTGCCGGTTGTGTTAACATTTTTAAGCCAGGGACTGGCGGGGACTTAAATGGCGCTGCGGCCGTTGTTATTGGCGTGGAAAACGGATACGCCGGGAAATGCGATGGTACGTTGAAAGATGCCGACGATATGGTCTAGGCGCTTAAGCCGTATTCGTCCAAGATCACGCTGCTGAAGGATAGTAAGGCTACGGCTAAGGCTGTGACGTCTGCGATGAAAGACGCCGTACAATCCAATTTCGCCATAATATACTTTAGCGGCCATGGCGGAAGCATGAAGTCCTCCGATCCGTTCGAAACCGACGGCCGGGATGAATACATCTGCTGCTATGATGAAGGCGTTTTGGACAACGACATCTGGAATATCGTAAGTTCCGCGAAAGGACGCGTGTTTCTCATATTCGACTGCTGCCATAGCCAAACGATGTTTAGGTCTCCCGGCATAAGGCTGACAGGCGCCGCTAAATCCGGATTAAAGGCCCGCTCGTCGGTTGGGATGCTATGCTGGAGCGGATGCCAGGACAATTCATATAGTTATGGATCATCAAGCGGCGGCGAGTTTACGATAGCGCTTCGTAAATATGCGGCGGATACATTGACGTACGATGAGGTTTGGAAGAAAATTTCCAGCGATGAGCGTTTGTCCAAGCATTAGAATGTCTGTTGTACCGTAATCGGCGATTTTGGCGATAAGACAACTGCGATTTTCAGATAAGTGTCGGCATCGCTAACTCCGGTAAATATTTACATGCGGTATGCGCCGCTGGACGGAGGTTGCAATGTCGGCTAAAAAATACATAAAATACCTGTTGGTTTTCAGTTTGTTTTTACTCGGCGCCGGTCCATCGCGCGCGCCGGTTGGTTTTGTTACCGAAGACACATATTAGTTCAAGATGGTCTTGAGGATTCCGCGTGTGTATGACAATGCGAAATCGCTTGGCCGTCGCGTATATCAGACGCAGCGGATAACGGGCGAAATGCTGATACGGTATGACATGGCCGGCGAACTTGTCGATATCGCTTTCGCCGGCATGACTAACAGGACGCACCGGCTTTCGGACGGCCGGCTTCTGACGTATCCCGACACGAGGCTCGGTGACGTCGTATATCCGAGGTTCAACGCGATCGGAAACAATAAGACGGGGAAATTCGACACGGCCAGTGTCTGCTTTTACTTCGAAGCCGAGCCAAGCTATAATATGGGCGAGTTCGACGAAGACAACGCGCTTTACGTAATGGCGTCCGGCCGCGGTGTATTTCATCCGTCCAAGAAATATTTGCGGCGGGCGTCCGGCAGGGCCGCAGGCACGTTCGGATGCGGATGCGGCGCGTACGGAGATGTGTCTCCGACAAGGCGTATAGGAAAAAACGGCGCGACGGACGTCGTAGATGACGTAGCTGCCGTAGATGGGACGTGGAGTATCGTATTCAAATGCCGCCGTGTCTATAATTGACGCCGCCGGCATGCCGTTTTCGAGTAAATAATAACATGATCGACTTGGACGGTATATTTGATACGATAGAAATAGAAAGACTTATCGCATTGTGCGAAGATCTTTCTGGGGCGGAGTCTTAGCGTCTGCGCAGGATGCTGAAAAAAGGCATTGTCAAGTTTAAATACAGGAAGAAGTCCGACGATTCCGTAAGGACCGCGCGCGGGACGCTGCGTCCGGATATGTTGCCTAGATATCGTGTCAAGAGACGCGCCAAGTATAACCCGAAACGGTTTATATATTGGGACGTCGAAAAGAATTCATTCAGGTCGTTTTTACGCGCGAATTTTCTGGAGATAACGGGCATGGAAAAAGAAAAGCCGACAGAAGACGACGCCGTTAAGATATAATATAATTATGGCAAATATAATAAAACCTTTTGCGAGTCTTCTCGACGCGCGTAATTCGATTTTTCTGGCCGGTCCGTGTCCGAGATTGGATTATTCGGACGACTGGCGGTTTCAGGCGTTTGAGATACTAGACCGGCTCGGCTTTTCCGGTGCCGTCATGAATCCGACTAACGCGGAATATGGCCATTTACTGTCAAAAGTCGGCGAAGACGCCGTAAGGAGCAGGCAGGTCGCATGGGAAAATGCCGCATTGCATACTGCGTCGGCTATTGTATTCTGGGTTCCGCGGAACGAGAAGTTTCCCGCGCTGACGACTAATTTCGAATTCGGGGAATGGTATAAGGAGCCGCATGTATTCGTCGGATGGCCGGACGGCGCCGAGCATAACGAATATATGCAGATAAAGCTCACGAATTGCGGCAAATCCAGGCATTGCACGTTGGAAAGCCTTCTCGCCGCGGCGGTTCTGTCGCTTAATGCGCCGAAGAACGTCTGGTTTACGTCAGACACCCATTTCCGCCAGAAGCGGACGCTCGATCTTTCGCGCCGTCCATTCCTGAATGTCGACGAAATGGACATGGAGATCGTCTCGAATTGGAACAAGCGTGTCACGATGAACGACATAGTGGTCCACGGCGGCGATTTTATGGATCCGGTTTTTGTCGATTCCAAACTGGCGGAGTATCTCGGAAACCTTAATTTCAAAAAGCTGCATTGGGTGCTCGGAAACTGGGACCGCGGCTGTCTGGACAAAATACAGAAAGCTGTGCTGGAATCGGGACGCGACATCGAAATTCATGAGAGCCAGTATTCGTTTACGGACAACGGCAGGCGGTATGTCGTCGTGCACGAGCCTAACGATTTTCCGATCGACGCCGGCAAAGACGACATTGTCTTGTTCGGACATATCCATGGCCGCGATTTTGCAAAGCGCAACGGTTTTGATATCGGAACAGACTATCACGGGTTCGCGCCGATAAACATGGAGCAGCTTCGCTGGTTTACGACGGCCATGTCATATTGGGACGGCAACGTATTTTCGGACAGGGCGAACGCCGTACGCGCATGAAATTCAAGCCTGCGAACGTTTAGATCTGGTTTCTCGACCGGGATTTAAGGAAGTCGGCGGAATACCTGTGCGACGCCGCGCTTGATAAGACTATCGAAGGGTGCATGGCGGCGCTTGTCGACGTCAGGTTTTATGCGTCAGGGATAAGAAGCAAGCGGGCATACCAATATTATTTCGCGCCGGAACGGAAAGCCGATGCGATGGACAGGCTGTTTCCAGATTGGCCTTTTCGCAAACATCCGCAGATGAAATACTATACTTCAAGAGCGAGCCGGTGGACGCGGATGTGCCGCGAGCATGCAGAATACATATTGTCGTACGCCGAAATCCTGTTTGACGAACGGCGATATCGAAGCCCGAAGCCGGATTCTGCGTTTAAATTTACGGAATGGGCCAGGGATGTCCGTCTTCCGGAAGATCTACCCGCGTCTGGACAGACGAATCTTGTATTGCCGTGGAAGTCGCTGAAAACAAGATTCAGGCGGCGTGACGTGCTCGAGGGGTATAGGCTGCAGTATATGGATACGTTTCTATGGCAGGATCCGATAGGCGCGTACGGATGTTCAGGGCGCGACGTTCCTGATTTTGTCATACGGCATTTCAGGCTGGATACGGCGTCTATGGTAACATGATATATGTTAAGATTTCCCTGAAGCAGTTCAGAATTTCGCTAGGATTTTATTTAAGTTCAGAAAACGCCTAAAATACGGTATATCATATTTTGCCGTATAATCTGCATGTAGTTTATTTTAAACATGCATAAAGGCGATTTGGTATGACTGCATTTGAGAATGCGAATACGACGAAACTTATTAATCAGATAAAGACCGCGAAAGACCAATACCCCGTTCTTTCTAAAGAAGAGGAACGTGAACTGATTGAAAAATACAGGAATGACAGGACGGAATTGAACCGGCTGCTTTGCCTGCATAATGTGAAGATGGTATTCAGCATGGCGAAGTCATATGTTACGAAGACAAGGGATTTCGATTCGCTTGTCCAGAACGGCATGCTCGGATTAATGGAGGCGGCTAAACGGTTTGATCTGGATAAAAATATCAAGTTCTGCACGTATGCTTCGATATGGATCCGCAAATATTTCAGTATGCCGTATTATACATCCCAATATAAGATGGATCAGGTAACGTCTTCGCTGGACGAGCCGGCCGTGTTCGGTTCCGGTGATTCCGAAGATGATACGTCTTTTCTGGAGAATTCGCTGCATAAATATGTCGATCCTACATATAGGGATACGATACGGTCTACCAGCGAAATGGTAACCGCTGACGAGAATGCGGAGCTGTGCGCTGAATTATATTCAAAATTAGAGTCCGATTCGAGTCTTAGCGCCGTAGAAAAGGGCGTATTTTACAAATTGTTCGTCGACAATGAGAAGACAAGGGATGTCGCCGACGAATACAAACTTGATCCGAGCACCGTTACAGAAATCAGACGTAAGGTTCTCGGCAAGTTCCGGAATATTCTTGCCGCGGACTATGGCATTACGGAGTACAGTTAGCTTTTGGCTCCGCAATATTGATATTTGTTTTTAGACACGTCGGACGCGATTTCAGTATAATATATTTAAAGGAGTTTGAATATATTATATGAGTAATGAATAGCCTTTATTCCGGAATGTAGTATATCTTTCGGATAGGTCTGGAACAGGAAAGTGGCGCAGGATATGGCCGCTTTAGCAGATAGACTGTATTTCGCAGGGTTTAAACATATAGGCTGACTATTCATAGACGCCGGTATTCGATTAGAATTACTATAGAGACGTCAATTCGATTACGGTCCAGCGTTGGATATCGCCGCAGCAGAGTGAATTATTCTGCAAGATGTTCAAACCTTTGATGGACAAGCGCGGCGGTTGGACGATTTACGAGATAGACGATTTGATGTTCGACGGGACGCTTCTCGATGCCGATGACGCGAAAAAGAAGGAGCTTGAGGATAAATACGGCAATCTTCGCAACGCGTCGATTCCAAAGTTCAACAGGGGACGGCGTCCTTTCGAAGGAGAAGAGACGCAGCGCGCGATCAAGACGATGCTGAACGCCGCTGATTTCGTTACCGTGACGACAGATTATCTTCGTGACGTATATCATGATCTATACGGAGTGCCGAAGGATAACATTCTCGCTGTTCCCAATTTGCTTCCGCATTCGCTTTTCGGCGATAAGTACGATCCTGATAAAAAAGTAATGCAGTTCAGGCAGAACGCCAGAAAGCCGCGGATAGGGATTGTGTCATCGCTTTCGCATTATAACGTCGACGGCGTGCGCGAGGACGAGAACGGCTATGTATGCCGTAAAGAAAAGCTTCCGGACGGTTCTGAAGTCTGGAAGAATGAAAAAGGCGAAACTGTTCAGGAAGACCGTATGCACGAGATCGTGGACGATATCGACGCCATAATTGACTGCATACGCGACACGGTTGATGATTATCAATGGGTGTTTTTCGGATTCTGCCCGCCGAAACTCAACGATCTCGTCGCCAAGAAGAAAATAGAGTTCGTTCCGGGAACGCCGATCCAGAATTATGCGTCGCGCTTTCACAACTTAAATTTGCAGGCCGTTGTCGCGCCGATAAATCCGATCCAGTTCAATTACTGTAAGAGCTTTATCAAATACATGGAATGTTCCGCGATGGGAATACCGTGTTTTGCTACGGACTGCCTGCCATATTCAAGAGTCATGCCGAAAGACCAGCTTTTTTCCGACAGTATGCAACTGAAGAAGATGTTGTAGAAGCTTAAATTCATGTCGGCGGGGGCATACAGGGGCCTTATCGAGCGCCAGTGGAAGTGGTTCCATACACCATGCAGGGAAGGCGATTTCAATATTAGGAACTTCTGGCTAGAGGAAAACCTCGGTATATGGACAGATTTATGCCGTCTTCGTCCGAAAACAGCCAAATTTTCGATAGCCGGCGCCATATAGCAGTATATGCGGCGTAAGAAAACAGAAGCAGAGCAGACAATATTCAAGAACGAGAACATATCCATACTGAAATAATATGACAGATAGACGAATAGCTATAATGCTGTTGGACGACCGTATGCTTTCGGAAGTCCGCAATACTGTATAGGTTTTCATGGCGAATTCCGTGTGTTCGGAGATAGCTGTTTTTTCGGAACAAGAGATTCCGGAATTCAATATTATGCATGAACAGACGAAATGTATAAGTCGTCTGATTCCGTGTAAAGACGGGAACGAGACGGCGAAGAGGAATGCGGTGCTGAAGCTGTACGAGGAAGAAGGCTATGGCGGAATATTGCATGTGGTTTCTGACTGCGTAAAGCTTCTTAAAGATCCTTCTGACTTTATAGATGATCTGGAGTCGATGATGCGGCAGTTCGATTATCCGTTATGGCTTTCGACTGTTACAGATCCGTGCAATTATGTATATAACAAATATAATCCGCGCGTTCTGCTGAAGAACGACATGCCGGAGCTGGTCAAGGCCGGAATAAAGTACAGTCTTGCGCTTACAAGCCATTCGAATACGGCATGGATGGCCTATGATATGACAGCGCTGCGCGGATAGCCGGAAATGAAGTACTTCAGCGAAGATTTCACTGTCGCGATGTACTATATAGTCGAACTGCTCGCCCGCCGCCGCCGTCTGAAAAAGCCCGACCAGCCGTTTTTCATGAACCAGTATTTGACTGTGGATTCCGAAGACGGCGTATTCCTACAGGCGCCTCCGCTTCAGCCCGTCAAGCAGACGACGTAGCAGACGATGCAGGAAGAAGATTTGAAATTCAAGCAGATGAATATCGACTATGCGCCGGACATGAATATTGATACGACGCTTGACGCATTGATTGAAAAGATAATCTCGAAGGTTTTGCCGACCGTTTCTGAAAAAACGAATGATTTAGTATAATATCAATAATGGTTAATGTTGATATTGTTTGGTTCCGCGGGCGCCGGATTATTGTTCCGGCGCCTGATTTTTTATGCGGAATATTCTAGAATGCGATATTATAAACAGAGGAAATTATGAATACGATAAATTTCAATGAAAAAGTGCAGTGCGGTCCGGAGTTCGTAGCGCTCAGGATTCTTGATAATCTCGAAGACATGGAGCTGGGCGGCGTTTGGCTTCCGGATTCGGTTTGCGCCAATTCGCGTCTCGCGTTCTGCGTCATAGAAGATGTCGGTTCTAAGGCTGCGGACGAATATGGAATCAAAGTCGGTGACTATGTCATGATAGACAGACTTTCGACTTATGCCCATACGGCGCCTATTTGTATGTGCAGGTACAACAATGTGATCTGTCTTACCGATAAGGACAGGACGGACTATTATCCGCTTCGTAACATGCTGTTCGCGGAAATGGACGAAAAAGGCGATGTGACGAATGTCGACGGGGTCTATGTTGAAAACTATGCTGAAAGGCTGAATATCGGACGGATTACTGCTGAAAACCTTGACGAGGAAACGAAAAAAACCTGTAGTTTTAAGACAGGAGATCGCATTATAATGACAAAAGGTCCTGATGTCGTTAGAATCGGAGACAGGACTCTTTATATTTACAAGCATGACATGATTGTATGCAAGGTTTTAGAAAAGGATGCATAAGACGAGCGCAAAATATGAAAGAATTTATTCCAGAAGGCGATGCCGTATTATGTGAGCCTGCTCCGGACAAGTAGGATGAAAATGGCGTGGTCATTTACTAGAACACTGACAGGCTGCCGATGTATAAGGTTTTGAAAACCGGATCAGATACGATTGAGCCCAAAGTTGTTCCAGGAGACATAATTATTTGCAATTCTACCGGAAACATGTTCAAGTCGGATGAAAAGACGTATCATATATTTTTATATGGCAACATCATAGGAAAACTGAGACATGAGTGAGTGCATCGGAGCGATAAAGATAAGCAAGACCAGGAACGTCAAGACCCCAACGCGCGGAACTCCGCTGGCAAGCGGCCTTGATTTTTACGTGCCGGAAGACTTGACGGTTTCCGACATGGAGGCGATGTTCGATAAGACAGGGCATGTGCTAGAATATGAAACCGGAGAAAACGGGTTTGTGACCCAGATGACGATCGGCTGGGGAGAGAGCGCGTGCATTCCGTCAGGAATCAAGGCTTTGCTTCCGCGCGGATACTGCATGGAGTTCCACAACAAGTCCGGTATCGCGATGAAGCGCGGGCTGATCGCCGGCGCGTAGCTTATCGACGCAGACTACCAGGGCGTATGGCATATCGACCTGCACAATACGTCGAAGGTTCCAGCAGTGGTCAAAGCCGGCGACAAGATCGCGCAGTTCGTCATGTACAAGACGGAGTATCCGGACGTCATGGAGGTGCCGGAAGACGAGCTGTTCAAGAACGTCGCGTCGGTCAGGGGCGAAGGCGCTTTTGGGTCTACGGACAAGAAATGAGTCTTAGGGATATCCTGGCGGAAAACCGAACTGAATTCAGTTCGGTTTTTTATTTTCGGTTTTCGGGAAAAGTATAATTTCAATATAAAGGAAAAAAAGACATGGCAGATAACACCAGCAGGGAAGAGCTCATTACGGGCCAAGATATGGATAAGGCGCTTCGCGAGGCGGCGGAGATCAAGAAAACCATCCTTACTACGTATAAGGAACGCGACAAGACTAATTTCGAGCAGTTCTATGCGACAGCTCTTCGCGCGAACATGGAAATCAACGCGATCCTCGGTAAGAGGAAGCGGAACCGCACGGACGAGGAGAACGAGCGGCTCAAGGCGTTCAAGAAGAACGTATCCCGCGCGTACAAGCTGGTCTGCGACTACATTACGCCGGAGGAAGTCGAAGATGGTAAGCAGACGAAGATACAGAAGCTCGTCGACAAGATTGCATTAGCGCTCGACTATCTGCGGTACATCGGCGCGAACGAGCTGGAAGACGAATTCAGCCGCCGCGGCATAACGCTTGCCACCGGTTTGCGCCTTGAGGACAAGTCCGAGGTATGGGCCGACGAGCGCGTCAAGCAGAACGTTACCGAAATATTCATGGCGGGCAAGAATGTGCGCGAACAGGTTAAGAATGATACGCGGGAGTTCGCAGAAGGGATTTTCGAGACGGCCGTACCGGTGGAGTTAGTGTATGAAAAGAACTCCAACCCCGTCGGGCTCAAGAAGTCTGACTGGTCAAAGCTGGTGGATGCGCAGACGAAGCTTATCATGGCGCAGCCTGGAGAGCAGCTCGAGAAGGCCGAGACGCAGATCAACGACCTTGCGGCCGACAAGCAGTTCGACCAGGAGCGTGCCCGCCTGATGCAAGTCAAGCTCGCGTCGATGGAGCCGCAGCATGACGGAGAGTAAGCGGGCCAGGTATGACCGGTATTTCATGGACATAGCCGAGCGGACGGCGGCTATGTCCTACGCCGAAAAACGGAAAGTCGGGTGCGTCATAGTGCGTGACAACCATATTATCGCGGCAGGCTGGAACGGACAGCCGGCGCATATGGACAATGTATGCGAATATACTGACGAAAACGGCGAGATCAAGACAAAGGACACCGTCATACACGCCGAGGCGAACGCATTGTACTGGTGCGCCAGGACGGAGATAATAACGGACGGCGCTACTTGCTATACGACCCTTAGCCCGTGCAAGCACTGCGCGCTCGGGCTTATCCAGTCCGGGATAAAGCGTGTCGTCTACAAGGAGCTTTATTGGAACGGCGAGAAAACCGGGCTGGATTTGCTGCAGCAGGCCGGCGTGGAAGTGGAGCAGATCACGGCGTCCGACTATGTACTGCTCGGGTATAAAGGCGGCGGCAAGCCAGGCGACGACATAAGCGTAATCCCGGCGGACGATTTTACGTTTAACGGGCGGCCGTTAAAAGAACTGATAAACAATTTTATACAAGGAGACAACAATGAAAATACGCGCTGATTTCGTCAGTAATTCTAGTTCCAGCAGCTTTGTCCTGTGGGGTGTTAGTTTCGATACGGATAACCTCGTGGAAAAGCTGCGCGACGCGGGGCTGGTTCCGGCAAGGCCTGATGACGGAGAAGACCACGTCAATGAAGATATAGAGGAGTTTCTCAACAGTAGGAATATTCCGTACGATGAATACGTGTTCGGATATGATGATAATTTCATAGCGTTCGGGCTTTCTCCTACGTGTATGAAGGACAACGAGACGCTTAAGGAGTTCAAGGCGCGCGTTGCCGACAAGCTGAAGTCTTACGGAATTTCCATAGACGGCCCGTCTAAAGTCGAATTTATAAAGGGCGTCGACGCCGACGGCTGCATATCTCTCGACTGAGACTGATACAGATAAAGAAAGACGATGGAAAAAAGTTCGCCGGTTCCGCTTAGAAGGCTTAAGGCCAAGTACGAGCAGTAAAAGGCGTTATTTCATGAAGACAAGAAGTGATTTTGTCAGCAATTCCAGTTCATGCTCGTTTTTCGTTTCGCTCGGGACGGCATAGGACGTTGAGGAGTTCAGGCGCCGAATCGACGCACTGAAGAAGCAGAATGTTTAGATGCAGGTGTTCTGGAACCTGGCCGAAGCGAACGACCGGTGGTACGGAACGCCATTCGACGGGAGCGAGCAGATGTCGAACGCACTTGTTCCCGGCTGTTTTATACTCTGCGATTCCGGCGAAGACCATGACCGGTTCTACGAAAAAAGGTACCGTCTCATGGAAGACTTATTCACAGAAGGCGAACATAAGTTCCAACTGTATGCGGACAACGAGGCCCATTTGACGGTAATGGACGATCTGCCGGAGGCATGCGACGAATGAAAACAAGAATTGATTTTGTAAGTAACAGTTCCAGCGCCAGCTTTATAGTGATAACCGATTCCGGAAAGGAAGCCCGGTTTCAAGGCGACGGCGATATTGTGCTTCCAGACAGCGAGCTCGGCGAAATAGAATTCGGGTGGCAGACCGAGAAATACTACGACTTTTGGTCCAAGCTTAACTGGTGCGCAATAGTCATTAGGACCAAGTACAATCAGGAGAAATACGACACACCGGACGAAACACTGAAGGAGCAGGTTTCCAAACCGTGGTTCAGATCTGACGCGATGCTCGGCCGCTTGATGAAAGTATGTGCAGATATCGGGTTTAAAAACATAACTGTAATCCTGAATGAAGACTATGCGGATGACGAGCACGGCGGATATATAGACCACCAGAGCAATATCGGCGAGGAACCGACCAATGGAAGGATGTTCGAGACGGAAAAGACGCTGCGCGATTTTCTGCTAAACGACGGATCGTATATCGACTGCTCGAATGACAACGGCGGACGCGACGACGATGAATACGACTGGGACAAACATAGATATTCTTCACAACTAGAAGACTACTATAAAGCCTGAACTGATATAATATTCAATATGAGAATAGCGATTATAGTTGGAGCGGACCGTACGGGCAAGTCTACGTTGACGGACGAATTCATAAAAGCCGGCTGGATATACAGGCATTTCGATCCTCCGAAGAAGTCTCCCTATTCCGAGTATAGGGAATACGCAGACTGGCTTGCGGCCGAAGGGGATCCCGGCGGGAAATATGTTATAGACCGGTACATGTACTGCGAGTTCGCGTATTCAAAGCACTACGGCAGGCCTACCGACATGACGATCGAGAGAATGAACGAAATAGAAGACGATTTGCTCAAGCTTGACCCGAACGCCGCCGTAGTATACTGCCAGACCGACCTGGAATCGAATTGGCGGAGGATATGCGATGAGGGAAAGACCGAGTTCAAGTCTATCGAAGAGCTTGCGGCGCTTCGTTACGAATATAAGAGGGTTCTGCTTAATTCGAAGCTGAACCTGGTAGAATACGACTTTATGGCAGGTGACACGCCTCTCGGCGTCTTTGCTGAGATAGAAAACGACTGACTTCAGGAGTAAACATGGACAAAATTAAGGTAAGCATTATCAATAAACCTGTAATCTGCGACGAACGGCTCGTCAGCTCGATTACTAAGCTCACGTTCAGCAAGAAGCTGGCGAATTCTGACGACGTCGCGGCTTAGCTTGTAGACCTTGACAAGACGACGACAGCTATTGCCGAGAATACGCTTAAGTTTAACCACACGACGCTGCTCGAGCACATCAACCTTACGTTCGCCATCTAGAACGTGTCCCGCGCCTGCCAGGTCTAGTGGGTCCGTCACCGCGTCGGGTCTTCCTACACGTGCTCCAGCACGCACTACATTGACTACAGCTCGGCGCTGAGCAACCCGACGGAGTACTTCGTCACGCCGATTGAGATAATGGAGGCGCCGGAGGACGTTAGGAAGGCGTACTACGACAGTTGCGTTCATTCCATCAAGAACTATTGTGACCTCATCAAGGCCGGCCAGAAGTGTGAAGTCGCCCGCGATGCCCTGCCGAACTCGTTCAGGTCGACCATCATCTGGACCGTCAATCTCCGTGCGCTGAAGAATTTTTTGAACCTCAGATTGTGCGGGGTCAACACGACTGAAATCAACTATTGCTCCATGCTGATCTACATGAAGATCCAGGAACTGTTCCCTGAGCTTTCCAAGTACTTTGTCCCTGACTGCGTCCAGCCGTGCCTCGGCCACTGCAGCCAAGGCAAGAGGATTGAGAACTGCATCTTCAAGGGCTGGTCGCTCGACAAGATGAAGGCGCGTTATGCCGCAATAATGAAAGGCTGAGACATGGGCGATTTCGTGTTTTTCTGGGGGATCGGCGACGTCAAGACCGTGCAGAAGGGCTGCCTGTCGCAGTGGTGGCCGTGCTCGTTCGAGATCGATGGCGTCAGGTACAACTGCGCAGAGCAGTACATGATGGCGGAAAAGGCCAGGACGTTCGGCGACGGCGAGACGCTGGAGAAGATACTGGCGTCCGACAAACCGCGCGTCATAAAAAATCTGGGACGCGAAGTCAGGGGTTTTGATCCGGCGAAGTGGGACGCTGTCAAATACGGCATAGTTGTCAAGGGCAATACCGCCAAGTTTTCGCAGGATTCGAAACTGAAGGAATTCCTGCTTTCGACAGGCGGCGCGGAACTGGTAGAGGCGTCTCCCGTTGACGAAATCTGGGGGATCGGCCTGGCCGAAGGCGATTCCGGCATACGCGACAAGGCCAATTGGAAAGGCCAGAACCTCCTCGGCAAGGCGCTTATGGACGCCAGGGCCGTTATTTCTTAGAGCTGAAAGGAAAGATTATGACAGAAGAGCAGAGGAATACACTGAATGGCATGCTGGCGCACGTCAGGGCGACCCTGGACGAAATCGAGAAGATGTTGGCCGACTACGACCAGTGCCAGAGCGAGATGTCCAGGAAGTATCTGGGCGCCGCGATCCTTAAGACGGCGGCAGTGTTCAAGCCGAGCGTGCAATAAGTGCAGACGTCCTGTGACGCCGTATCTAACATGAAGCCTGACGAGATGTACGAGCGGAAGCAGAGGCTTGGCACGGCATAATTATTAAAGAGGTATTTCATGGCGGAAGACATCACATATAAATTCAAGTCGCAGCCGATTTGCAGAAATTGCGGAGCAGATGTACGCGTAGAATATAGTCCCGCGGGATATTATTCTAAATGCGAAAAATGCGGAAGCGACTGCGCGGCGTCTCCTTTCCGCTCTGATCGGGAGGAATAGGACTGGCTTTACAGGATGTTTTGCTCTAATTTCGAATTCGGCAGGTCGGAAACGCCTTTGAAGTCGGAACGCAAGAAGTTAAAAGTCTTTTTGTCGGGTCCTATGACCGGGTATGAGAATTTCAATTTCAAGAAGTTCGACGCCGTCGCGGATAGGCTTTTACGTGCCGGCGTAGACGTCGTCAATCCAGTCGACATATGCCGCAAATATAAGAAAGAACGCGTCCTTGCTGACAAGTCAGTTTTCGCGCGGATGGTAAATGAGCAGCAGGTAACTGAAAAGGCCTGTTCGGCAATCCTCATGCTGGACGGCTGGGAAACGTCGAACGGCGCGCGTCTGGAGCTGGATACGGCGCTTCGGAACGGGCTTGACGTATTCCAGGAAAAAGACATAAGCCTTGTAATCGGGCTTGCGTCGAATCCTTGCGCGAAGCTGGCGGTCGCGCTCCGTGAAATCTACGACGAAGACTGGAAAACGCAATCGGCTAGAAAATACCCGAACATTCCAGCAGGCGCGCGCATGATAGTCATCACCGAGAATTACGTCAATTTCTACGGCGGTCCATGGACTCGCGTAATGTGGGACGGAAACATGTATTGGACGAATCCCGACTCTATTTTTATTTTAAATTAATTCTAAATTCATTTTAGAGAATTAGAACGTCCAGCCTATACAGATTCCCCCGTAGTCAGGGGAATTTTTCTAATGCTTGAATTCGTCTTGCCGGAATACGGCATAGTAATGGGCGAAAAACGATCTGTACCTCAGCGCCGCGCCGCATCGCCATTCGAATACGAACGGTTCGATATCGACTTTCAGGTCTTCGTCCTTGTCGTTGAACAAGCTTCCTTCTAGGAAGTGGTTGTACAGGTAGTACCGCTCGTCGCATCCTACAAACGCCCATACGCTAAGGTCGTCGAGCCATGACCGTTTCGCCGGGGCGGAGAACATTATCTGGTTCCCGACGTCGTTTTTCATGTTCCATCCGACCTTCAGGTCGCATCCGACTTCGGCCGCGTCCTGTACCGTTCCGGCCAAAACCCCTCCGCGCGGCACGAGCGCGACATATTCGCATAGGTACCAGTTGTACTTCGTCCACCACTGCCCATTGACGACGAACTCGTCGTGCAGCTGGTTGTCCCAGCCGTTGGGGTATTTGCAGCCAAGCCATTTGTGGATTATCTTCTAAGACTGCTCGCTATACGAATGCGGGCCTATTTGTCCGAAGTCTATCTCGCCGTAATGCGTCCACGGCGATTTCGGATCCATGAAGAATTCATATCCTATGCCGCCATAGAGTATTCCGGCATACGGCCTGTCACCTTTTATATGCTGCGACGGGCGCAGGTCGGACGGGGTATATATGTTCTAGCCGAGCTTGTAATGCCACGGCTAGTCGACTATTTCCAGTCCGGTACCGTGCGTGTAGTCATGGTCGCCCCCGTGCGGAATGAACGTGTCGTTTTCCAACGTTAAATAAGTTTCCAACGACCATGACGCAGCCGGCAGAAAAGCCAGCGCGAATATACAGATTTTTTTCATTACAGCCCATAAGACCGCAATGACGAATACGGTCTTTCCCGAATTATTTACTTTGGCCAGTCGGGATTTTTTCCAGATCCCCGGACATCGCGATTCCGGCTTTGCCGTTGTCGAGAAATTTAAGGTAGACGTTAAGATAGTCGTATGTTCCTTGGCGAATGTCCGTTACCACGGCTTCGGCTTTTTCCATTTCGGGCAACGGGTCGTCGGCCGTTATATGCACGACGTCGATTCCCCCGATCCGACGCTCCGCCAGGACATGGTCGCCGACTTTTAATTTCGTAAGCATGTAAAGTCTGCATGCCGGATCGTCTTTGTCGAAGTTCATGTTCGGATAGACGCAGATTTCGCCGTTCCAGTCCTCCCAGCCCGCCGCCATGTTCTTCTTGACGTCTTCCGGCACGGAATGGGAGTTTTCGAACGACCCGTTCATCTTGTAGACGGTAAATTCGGCGCCGGCTTCGAGCGCCATCAGCATATACGCCTTGACATACCGCCGCTTCGTAAACGTATTGGATACGACGACGTCCATGTCGTTCGCAAGCGCCGTCCTGCACATGTCCATGCACCATGACACGGCGGACTTCTGTCTCCCGGCGTCGAATCTGTATTCGCCGTTTTTAATATGGAACATGTCGTTCTCGATATGGAATACGCCCGGGAACATCTTGGCTGCAAACGTCGACTTACCTGAACCAGGAATGCCTCTTACTAAAAACATATGCATGTCGTGTCTCCTTCAACCGGCTATTTCCAGTTTAAGCATGAATTCCTCTATCGAGGCGGACTTGCCTATTCCGACCTCGGAGAACTGGTCTATGGTGAGCGTGTCCGCGCATTTGCGCTTTATGATCGAATACCATCCGGTCATTTCCGTCGTGCCCGGCGGAAATATTTCGAAACATACAGTAGTCCATGGCATTCCGTCTAAATATTCCATAAGGCGGAATATCTTGTATCCACTGTTTTTCCCGTTCCGGTCAAGATATCCGATTTCAGGCGTTAGGTTTTTTTTCGTCGCCCAGTCGAGGAATTTCGAAACTATCTGCTTTTTCGTCATATGGCCGCCTTTAATGATTGTTGAAAACGCGTCCCCATTTCAGTTTTTTAATCGATTTCCATCCGGCGGGTTCATTACGGTCTTCTATTTCAGCGTACCAGAATTTCCAGTCCGACATCATGCCTTTAAGTTCTTTTTTCATATTCATGGACATACGGTAGAGCAGTTTTTCGGCCTTACGCTCGATTTTATCTCTTATTTTGTCTAGGGCATTGACAACGTTTACGCGGTAGTCCCGCCGTAGTTTCCCTGCGCGGTAGATTTCAATGTCCGGAAATTTAAGGCAATCAAGTTCTTCCAGGTATGCCATGAATTTTGCCGCGATAGGCCGATCAGATTCAAGTACATAGCGTTTTCTCGAAAATTCGTCTTTACTGGCGCCGTTTAAATATTCGGAAATGAATTTTTCAGGTGTGACGAACGTTATTTTCACATCGGCATAAGGCATGTCGGTATTCCATAAAGTCCAAGAAAGAGCGTCTATCGTATCGCGTATGAAGAATTTTTGAAAAAATTTCGACGCAGACAACAGTTCCTGCTTGAAAATATCCGGAGTATTTTCGTCCGCACGTACGACAAAACTTGAACTGGAACTATTAGAGACAAAATCCGATCTTATTTTCATAAAAAAATTATACCGCGCGGAAAACCCGCGCGGTATCCTGAAAACGCCGTGTTCCAGCCTTTATTTCCAGGGGCCGAACATAACCATCACTATGCCGGCTCCTATCATAACCAGCAGTCCGAGCGCGAGCGGTATCCAGAACGGACATAGTACCCATATCCACGGCCAGTGCGCGACGGGCTCTATCGCGAGCACTTTCAACACAAGAAACACTATGCCTATTACCGTCAGGCACCCTATTCCGCCGCTACTTCTAGTTTGTTTGTCCATGTCTTTGCTTTCGATGTATTTATGCCGGAAGCGGCTTCGCGTCCGGCGGGTTCCTTACTTCAGGATTTTCCGCAGAGGCGACATGTCCGCGAGCCACATGTCCGCCGGCGCCGTCTCCTTGGTCTTCTTGAATTCATCCTTCGCCGCGTTGATCTTGCACTTCAGTTCGTCCAGTTTCTCCTTCGTGAGCTGGTGGATGGGCATGGCGAGAAGATAGTCGTATGAATCATCCACTTTCACGATTCTGTCTATCTTCGCTATGTCGGCGGCGATGTCGGCCTTTTTGCGGTTGGATATCTTCAGCGTCTTGTCTATTATGGCCTTGATAAATAGGTATTTCGACAATAGGATTTCGATGTTCTTCTTTATCGACGCTAGCAGGTAGTCGCGGCGGGCGGAATAGTATTTTACGCGCATGTCTATGAACGCGTCGAGTATTTCTTTCGCCGACGAAAACTCCCTGACGCGTCCGGACTCGTCGATGCAGCAGTACGTCTCGGGCAGGCTCTTGACGAGCTTCAGCGCGTCGTACAGCTTGCGTTCCGTGTCGTGAGACCTCGTGAAGTCGCGTGTCGTTTTGATTTCGAACAGTATCGTGTCGGTCTTCGAGTCGCATTTGTCGAAATAGTCCTGTATCAGGCCGGATTCGCACATTTTGTCGAGCTGCTCGATATACTTTTGGTAGTCTGTCCCGATAGGAAGCTCGGTTATCGTGTACGAATTCATGTTGTTTTTGGTTACGACGCCGAAACTTTCGGCTATGTTCGTCTCGGGGTTCACCGCCACTTTTCCGAGATGGCCCCTGAACCACGGAAGCAGCGCCATGCGCGGATTCGCCGTGCCGGACAACTTTTTCTTCACATACTCTATCACCTCGTCCGGATTTCTAGGGAATATCTTCTGGCTGAATCCCGTACTCAGGCCTTCCGCCCCGTTCAGGAACATGACAGGAAATACGGGCAAGAGGTGCTTCGGTTCAATGTATTGGCCTTCAAAGAACTGTTTTTCCAGAATATGCTCGTCCGGTTCAGAAAACAGCATCTTGCTGACATCGGACAGTTTTACCCTGGTATAGCGCCCCGCCGACGGCCTCGGCGATATCCGGCAGCCGAAACCGCCGCTGTTGCCCGTCAGAAGGGGAAAGTTGTTGGACCCGACATACGACGCCGCCAGGCCGTCTATCACGATTTCCAGATTGGCGGCGCCATGGATGTAATTAGTATCAATTTGCGTCTGCGCGCACATTGTATCCGTTTTTATCCAGTCATTCCGGCACCTTTTAAACGCCGTGTATACGATCTTCCTTTGGGACAGCTTGAGTCCGTCTATCCCGCATAATTTGCGGAGATTGTCATATGACGCGTACGCAGGTACGTCTTTCTGATAAAAATCGCTAATTGTTCGTTTATTCATACTTATTTTAAATTAACTGATTGGTTGATTGACTGCCGTAATCTTCGTGGAACATCAAGATATTATGCCAATTCAATTTTACAGCATACTGCCTATTGCGGTACAGCAATGAATCAGCTAACCGATTTAGATTATATTTTACCTGAAGTTTTTAACAAATACAAAATTACCGTAATTGGATTAGTAAATAAAAATAAGGACGACGGCCAGCTGACATGACAGAATATTTGACATACGGAATTTCTAGGACGCATATCGAAAAGACATGCGTCTATATTAAAAATTACCGTTTTTCAAAATTTTACATCGATCGTGCCGCCGCCCGCGTTTTGATCCAGGCGAAAGGCGGAACCGATGGCTGTTAACCCTACCAAACTGTCGCAGCTCGATGAAATCTCGAGCTCGAACATAAGCGAAGACGATCTGCTCCTCGTATCCGACAAAGAGGCAGAAAACGGGCAAAGCTACAAGTCGAAGAAGATGACTATGTAGCAAATGGTCCGGTATACGAATAAAACAATTCTTTCCAGCGACGATTTCAAGCAGGGCTGGTCCGTCTATGTGATGGACATCGTGAAGGACCATCCGGAAGACGTGGCCGACCTGCTCGACGCCGTCGTTCAACACGACTATTTCATAGACGCCGGCGGCGCCGGAGAGCTCGGTCCAGATCCCGAGGAAGATCCCGGGGAGTAAATAACGTTATGACGGCTAGAATAAAACTTAGGTGCGATACCTATTCGAATTGGAGAAGGTCACTTACGCCTTTGTACGAGGGCGAAGTCGGCATAGGATACGACGTCCGTCATAATCCAGTAACGGACGCCGATGAAAAATACAATTTCAAAATAAAAATAGGCCGCGCGACGGGTGAGAACAATTATAGTATGTGGGCCGATTCGGCGGATCTTTCGTTCGTCACCGATCCAGATACGCTTCAGCAGATTGTCGACGCCGTAATTCAGCAGATCGGCCAGGATGAGTTCGTCAGGACGCGGACTTTCAACCAGTTCAAGGAAAATCTGGATTAGCAGCTTACTGCCATAATAAGCAGGCTTAACAACAGGGTAAAGGCGTACGTCAATGAGAATTCCCTCATACTTTCGACGGACGATTGACGGAATGGACGAATTTAATACTAGAATAAAGCATGCGTATCCGGCGCAATACAAATGCTTCAACAACGAATTAACGCGCTAATTAATAAAAGAGGTACACATGGCTGACATCAATCCCGATCCAAGATGGGACAATATAGCCGATCTTTCGGCTGATCTGGTAATAGTAAGCAGCGACATCAACGCGGTCGAGCTCGACCGTAGGTACGATATCGCCGACGGTACGGCGCGCCTAGGCGTGTTCGACAACCGTGTCCGCATAGACAAACTCAGCGGCGACGCCGATGTGATTTCCGCCGAAGTCGCGAAGCTCGGCAGTATTGTGGCCGGTGGCGTAAGCTACCGCGGCAAGACCGGTCAGACGATCGAAGATGGCCTTACGTCGACGACCATCACCATGGCCGACGAGACTACGCTTACCGTAGTAGCCGGCAAGGGCGGCGATATGGTCATCGTCCCGGGCACGCTGACAGGCAAGGAAGACCGCGAATACATTTGGGACGGCGAAAAATGGAACGAGTTCGGCAATGCGTCCCAGCTTAAGTCGTTCGCGTTCGCGGACGAAGGCATTGTCAACGTAAAGCCCGGCGGCACGGTCAGTATCTCTCCAACCGCCTCGCAGTCTGCGGATGTCACCGCGACATTCACGGCGACGAACAGCGTCAATGTCGTATCCGGATACGCGCCTGACGACTATACGCCGGAAGGCAGCGTCGTTGTCGACGCCTTTACTCCGGCCGGCACGATTAGCTGCGCCGAAATCAGCATCGGCGTCGAAGACATTACCGTTTAGCAGGTCGGAGAGGCGGTATTTAGCGGAACCGAGATGACCGTCATGACCGGCTATACGCCCGCGGCGTATACTCCGTCCGGCGCGATCAGCGTCGGCGCCATCGAAATCGGCGACAAGTCCGTCACTGTGACGGAAGTCACGTCGGCCACGTTCTCCGGCAACACCATTGAAAACGTAATGACCGGCTACACGCCGGCCGCGTATACGCCAGAAGGCCAGGTAAGCTGCGCCGCGATCGATATCGGCGATAAGTCTGTTACCGTCAAGGAAGTCGTGTCCGCTGAATTCACAGGATCGGAAGTGACTCCGACCGGTACGTTTACGGGTTAGACCGCTTAGACGACCTTTACGGGCAAGCTTACCGAGCTTCCGGTCCTATCCGCGAACGACGTCGACTACGTGACGGAGGTTTCGTCCGAGTCTACTGTCGCCGGAAACGCGTATGTAGAGTAGAACGTGCTGAAGTTCAATTTCAATACTGTGGTCTCCAGCATGGGGGCGGCGAAGCAGCATGTTAATGTGGCGTATTCCAGCCAGACGACCGAAATCGGGCCTATAGGAATCTCGGCGTCCGGCACTGCTCTTACCGGCGGCAGCGTCGTTATCGACGCCTTTACTCCGGCAGGCGGCGTGGCGGTCGAACTCAGCAGCGTCGAGAAGACGGTTGCGATCGGTTCCTATACGCCGGAGGCTGTGTTCAACGGCACTGCGAAGGCTCCTACCGGAACTGAGAATAAGACAGACTTTACCGCCGCGGGAGAAATCGCGCTTTCCAGCACGAACGTCGCGAAAACCGTCGCGATCGGCACCATCGCGGCCGGCCAGGTCAAAGCTGACTTCATCGGCGAGACGACAAATCCGACAGGCCAGGTCCTCACGACGACCTACGCGCCGTCCGGCGATATCGAGATCAACAAAACGAATGTTACGATTCCTATATCTACCGGCAAGGTCACACCGACGGCCGTATTCACCGGAACGGAGGCATCTGTCACCGCGCAGTTCAACGGCACGGCGAAGGCTCCTACCGGAACGGTTCTTTCCGGAACCTATAGTCCTACCGGCGATATCTCCGGTTTGGTGGAAATTTCCGCCCACACGCACGACGCCCTGTTTACCGGGACATCTGCGGACTGGATGGTATATCCGTTCACCTCGCCAGTGGAAGGCTGACGGAATTGAAGCGGCCGGCGGTGCGATTCGCAAGCGTCGTCTGGCCGCGAACTGCCCGCGTCGGGAGAAGTTTCGACTTCTACGCGGTGCAGCGTGGAGCGGCCTGATGCGGTTTAAGCCGCATCAGGCTAATTCGAAACAGAAGGTATTTTAGTAAAATATTAGATATGGCAGAATTAGCAAGTAACGAATTGTCGGCCATAAAAGCGAGCAACGGCCAGACGTACAAAGTAAGAGATGTGACCAGATCCGCCATATCGGTAGACGGACAGCTGGCCGATGTCTAGATGCGCCATATATCCAATACGGATTATTGGACGCTTGTCGCGACTGAAACTGTCGATCCGAACACGCTTTATGTCGTGTCGTCTGATTACGTCAACGCGTACGGGCAGCAAATCAAAAACGTGCTGGATCCTACGGACGCGTAGGACGCCGCGACGAAGGGATATGTTGACGGTAGGTTTACCGGCGTGAAGATCGGTTATAATTCCAATACGAAAAAGTTGAGTCTTTCTGTTGGAGAAGCCGTTTCACAGGTAGACTGCTCTGATTTTATCAAAGACGGCATGCTTTCATCCGCTGAGCTAAACGGAACTCAGCTTATTTTTAAGTTCAATACCGATTCCGGCACCGCTCCGATCAGCGTCTAGCTTTCTAGCTTTTTCGACGACACGCAGTATTATAAGAAGACTGAAACTTCGTCGGCGCAGCAGATATCGTCGGCCCTTAACGGCAAGCAGCCTGTTGGAAGCTATCTGACGGCTGTTCCCAATACGTATAAAACGTACGCGAATACGAAGGCGTCTCTGAGTTCAGAAGGCTATGCGGTTAAATCGGACATTTCGTCTGCGCTTAACAATTATTATAAGAAAACTGAAACATCGTCTTCTGACCAAATTTTCGCCGCATTAGATCTTAAGGCTGATATTTCCGCGATAGGAGCTCAGGTATACATTGACGGCGAGTCGCAGGACCTTAGCATCATACACATGTCGAAGGAAGACTACGACGACCTGGTCGCGCAGGGCCGTATTCTTTCGAACGCGCTATATGTCGTATCCGGCGACTACGTCGACCATATACAGGACAGTTCCGGCAACGGCATAGGCGCCGACGGGCAGATTTCGTCCGGCGGCGTCGTAAAGACTCTCGCCACGCTCGACGATATCGAGGAAATGCAAAATCGGCCCGGCAAATATCTTTTGAGCTCGAACGGCACGTCCAGCCTTCAGCCGGCTGTCGTCAACGTCGTTACGAAGGCCAGGTATATGGAGCTTTCCGCCGCCGACCAGCTTTCTCCGACCGAGATATACGCGGTTGACGGCAATCCGTTCGACGAAGGGTCTACGGTTACTGTACAGCATTTCAATCAGGCCGGCGGCGTCGTGACTGAATAGACGGATCTGTCGATTCTGTGCCTGACGTCGATGAACCAGTTCCGCGCAATGGTTGCCGACGACCAGCTTAAAGACAATGCGATCTACAAGATCTCGTCTGACTATTTTTCCGCTCTTGGCGGCAGGATTACGGATGTCGCAGATCCTCTAAGTTCTGGCGACGCTGTTACTCTGGACTATTTTGAAGAAAACAACGGCGCATGGAGATTGGCAAATCTGTCTCCTGTTTTAATCAATTCTGCATATAACGTATGGGTAAATGATCATACGGTCAATCTGGTCGACGTATATGAGCAGTCGTCCGGAGGGACGTTAACAGTCAATCTTCCAGCCATGTCATGGATTGATCCGCAGACAGGAAGAAGAAACACTTCGCGTTCCAGAATGTTCAGGATCTATCTGATGCAGCCTGGCAATTGGAATCTCTTATTTCAAAGGACTGGCGAAAGCGTCACGACTAAAGTGTTTTCGTCTAATTCATCTTTGACAACAGGCGGGGCATATCTGATAGAATGCGTAGAGATAGACAGACTTGCTGCTTCAAGTACGTTCGCAGTCAGAATAACAAAAATCTCTTGACGTTTGAATTTGAATTTGTATAGTATTAAAAAGGAAATTTGCTGAATGAACACCAACTACGGAAAGATATAGCACGATAAGCTTGTATATGCGCCTGACGCTTTGACAATCGATGGCGTATCGGTGCCAAATCCGATCGGACCGGTATACCAGCGTGAAGGATGGTATGCGATCAAGACAGTGCATCCTCAGCTGAAGTCCACCCAGACTGAAGTTTTCGACAGATACCAGCTCGACCATATCGCCAAGATCATCTATGTTATAAACAAAGCGCAGGATGTTCCTAAAGCGACGCGCAAGATATCTAAAGTCTATTTGAAGATCGCCCTTGCGAAAATGGGCAAGCTCAATCTATTTAACGAC